AACCACGGTACCGTAGTGGATACCGTAGTTCCTGATGAACCTCGCCTGCAGCTAACTCTTCAGCACCAGAGACGTGTATTGTTGAGCAGCACAGTGCTCACACGCGTGGAGAGGCATTCGTAGTACTCTTTACTACGCAGCACGACGCATCACGTCTATGCTGGCACGATCACACACCCTCACAGCACACAATGCCTGTGAGATGCCGTTCGTGACACTCTCGGGGACACCCTTGAGTTAGGAGTACCGCCTTAGTTGGCGAATACCAAAAGAAGTTCATAATCTTTTTCTGTTGCTACTGCAAACGTCACTGTAAGGCAAATAATAGGATGGCAACTTTTTGGACTTTGAATACTTGATGCACTAAAAATGGGGCCAAGAAGGGGGCCTAATGATGCATGGAGCGATCATTAAGGGGGATAATGGTGCATAGAGTATCCATTAAGGGCTTAACCGACACTCTATGATGCATTATAAAAAATCGCGGGGGGGCCTAAAGCCCCTGCTGCAATACTTAGTGCACTAAAGTAAATAAAGACAATGTAAAAATATAGGTTTTTTGGTATAGGAAGTAGCGATTGTTCTATCCCGGAGTTACACTATGCCTTTTACAAAAGACAAATGGTCATATAGATATGCAAATGATGTCGAGGAAGACAGACCTCTTAATCCTAGAGAGATTGAGATTCTACAGGCACACCACGATGCTAAGATTGATTACCACGATAAAACGCTTGATCATCTAAAGGAAACGAGTGTGGGTAGAGAACACCCTATTTACAAGGCTCACCAAGCAGCTTTCAGTGCACACTGCCTAGCTAAGCCAGGCAAAAGAACAGAACGTACGCTTTTATCGCAAAGGGAACAGACCGAAGAAGCTGATAGGCTGAGTAGAGAGGCGGAAACATTGCAACATACTCCTGTTGCTCCATGGATCCAGGCTTTGCAAGAAGAGAACGAAGAATAAGGAGATACCATGCCCTTTATTGAAGACATGTGGTCGAAAAAGACTGCTTCGACAGCAGATGAGATCCGTAGAGACCACGAAAATTTGAGCCAAGCTCTCGAGCAAGCAGAACGTACGGCTGAAGAAATGCGTGGTCGTTTTAGAGGCCAATACGACGCCATGCAAAATGTTAGTGATCTAGCTGGACGCGTTCAAGAGATCAATGACGCCAACAATGCTGCTCAAGCGCACCACCTGCAGCAAGTCTCTGACGCCTTGAAGCGTACGCAATCAGGTGACGTTGTATACGACCCTATTGTTTATCCACACGCTCGTGTTGTACCACCATTGAAGCCTAAAAGTGCTTCTGTAAAGACTGCTGCGGGAACAAGCGAAGCTGTTCAACACCTGCTTAGAACAATCGGCACAGCTGTCCTCAGTCACTCTGGTTTTACTGACCACATTACTGACACCCACTGGGGCCACACTCAGAAAGCATTTGATGTCCTTAACAAGTATCACAATGCTTACGCCATGGGTAACACCGCTGAGAACATTATTAACTACTTCCGCAATCAGCCTAAGAACAGAATGGACGACGAGACTGCTAAACGCCACTCCAAGCTGGCGGAGCAACACCAACGCCTTGCTCGAGACATTGATGAGATCCTTGAGTCGCGGGCTATGGGTACCCCAGACCGTAAGCTCGAAGCAGAAACAGCCTACGATGGCACTGTAGCCGCACTACGCAGTGCAGGAATGCTGGGTATCAAGGTACCTACACCATTCACCAACTACTTCAACCAGAAGAAGGATCAAATGATTAACAACGTTGATCCTAGTGCCTCACGTAGACAACAAACATGTGAACACGGTGTCCCACTGACTGCTGTCATGAACGATGCTGCATGCCCACAATGCTTTAATGCTGCTAACGATCACGATGATAGCACCCCATACGAAGTCACCGATAGCGACTTCATGTAAACCCTTATAAACAAAGGGAAAACGACGTACAATCGAAACGCCTTGCAATATAAGGGAAAATGGAAATTCGGAACTTTTTTCCCCGAAGGCGCGCGCGTAAACTGTGCAAATAACAATATAAGGTAATGGTATGAAGATATTTAATAGTAGTAAGAAGACACGTAGAACTTTTAATAGCGTTCTTGCAGGTGTTTTCGATGATATCCCCACAGACAAACCACAAGTACCTGACGATGCTGTTGACAAGCAAAAGAAGGTTGGCCCACTGAGAATGCGTTTCTTCAATGGGTTTGCTTCATTTGACCAAGACCCAATGAAGCGTGGCCTTGATAAGGGTGCTCAGGTTGCTGCTCACCACTACCTAAAGGGTTGTCACTATGCTTGTGCCAAAGATCACGCTGATGGTATATGCCGCAAAGATGACTCTTGTGAGCGTAATAACTGCGTTGGTGGATACAAAGACCAAGGTCTCAGCGAGCCTACTCAAGAAGCCATTGAAACGTTTGGTTTGATCAAGCCTAAATATGGTAAAGGCCGTGGCAACTGGATGTATTCCGGTGACTGCAGCAGAAGACAGTTAAGAGCTGAGGGTATTACTGATGAGTCTAACACGTCAAAACTTGCTAATTTGCCTACGTTGAGCTCGTATCTTAACCTTCAGCTTAAGCCTGCTGGGCGTGATGCAGATGAGAACAGGATTCATAACCTCACTGCCGACTACTACTTCTCTAACCCTAACACGATTGTTCGCTGGGGCAAAAAACCAGATGGTTCAAAGGACTCAAATAAGCCAATTGCTATTGGTCAGTACTTTGATGAAAAGAACAAACCACAGATGGCTTACCCTGATGTGACCATTGGTGGTATCCACCACCTCAGAAGATTGGCAGCTGACAACCTTTTGAACCGTGGTATCACTGACACAAAGACATGGTGGCACACAATGAAACACATTGGCCACTTTGCACACAACGACCCCAATGATCCAGAGCAGCCCGGTGTTGCAGCTCATAAGGAAATTGAGGGTGTTTTCAGCTCAATCTTTGATCCTAAGAATACATATGTTAAAGATCCCAAAGAACAGCCAAAGTACAACAACGCAAGAACTGCAAGGTTTGTTCTCAGTAACCACCCTGGTCTTATTTTGAACAAAAATGCCCACCCTTCGGACAGTTGGATTGACGTTCAGAACCATAATGAAGCTGCTACAAGTAAAGATGAAGCAGTTAAGCGTGCTTATTACCGAGGATTCCCCTCAAGATACAGTCCAATGCTTGATGACAGAATGTCAAGTCTTGGTGCCAGAGGAAAATTTGACCCACTTCGCAACGATTGGCCTAAGCCTCACACGCAACTTTGGGCTGAACGAGCCGTACAGGGTAGAAGAGACCAGGAAGATGCGTTGTTTGCTGGTCATGCAGACATTATTCCTGAGAATGTACCCAATCTTAGCCTTGGTGATCTTAGTGAAGAAGGTTACGAACCAGGTCTTGCATAAAATTTTGTAAAAAGATACTTGACAAAACCCAAAAAATCCTCTTATATATAACTCAAGGAAATTTCATGGCTGAAAAGTGTGACTGTGAAGCTTGTACTGTTAGAGAAAAGTACAAAGATAAGCAAAAAGTAGTCAAAAATACTGACAAAATCTCCGGATTTAAGGAAAATATTGCCCAATCTAGCAATATTTCGTCAAAAGTTCTCAGTAAATTGACTAAATCCGACGAAAAACCTAAAAGTAACAAGTTTTTTCGTATCACAATCTCAGAATTTGATGAAATTGCTAAAACTTGCATGGAATATTCCCGTGAAGTAGATGAATTTGACTTCACGATGTTATTAGACGAGTTTTTTGACCTAGATATTGACGATAATGATGACGTCAATGATCTTGACTACGAAAATGACATCGTCGTGTTCAAAAGTCTTGATGAAGTCATTGATTATCTTCAGAATAAAAGAGAAGACGAACAATGACTGTAGAAGAACACGATCAAAATGTTACCCATCGCTATACTGTACATTACCCTGCTCACCCTGAGCGCACTTCAGACCCACACTACGTGGACTTCAGCCACTATAGAGCAAAGACTAAAGGCACTGCTCAGTGTGCTGTCGGTGCTCATCGTAATGACTTTAGCGAATGTACTTTAGACGCTCCCTTAGAGCTTCACCACACACACATTGAGTTCTCATTGCAGAACGGTGTTGACCTTAAGTGGCTCGAGGTTGATTATCCCGGCGTATCTGACCCTGACACCGTTGGTGCATGGGTAGAGAGCGCAGAAAACTTGGAATGGCTTTGCCTATTCCACCACAGAGGTCATGGTGGCGTTCACACAACTGCTGCTGCTGATTACGAAGCAGAAAAATACGTACGAGGATTAATACAATGAGAACGTTTAATTCAAAAGAAGCAAATACTGGTGTCATTCTTCATGATCTATATAAAGCAATTTGGCCAGAAGGTCCAAAAACTATTGGAAGCGATGTAGCTAGAGCAGCAGACATCGCAACAAACCCAGACAAACGTCAGCACGCAAAAGATAGTCTTGAAAGCTTAAAAACACTCCCAGGCTTAGCTGGTTTATACGCTAAAGAAAAAATTCAACATGCTAAGAACAGACTTAAAGGTTTGACACCAGAAAATCTTGATCCTGAAACCGGCATGCCGGTGCTGATTGCGAAGCAGAAAAATATGTTAGAGGACTTATCAAATGAACTTTAGTGAACGTTATAGAAACGAACGGTTAGCAAATCCGCTGATTGATCTCACAGCTAAAGAGATCGTAGCCTTGCTTACCCCAGTTGCAATTATGACGCAAAAAATTGTTTCTGACAAGATGGATCAACGTAAAAAAGAGCGTGAGCTCAGCAAGCTTGATAATTACGTCCACAAAGATCTTGATCCTCTAATCCATGGAGAATCTAATGGAATGGAGTAGAAGATACGCAATGGCAAAAGGGGATGACATTCCCACCCTCCTTGGCAAAATAAAAAACAATGCTTCTACGTATTTTCCAAACGCTAACGCAGCACCACATCAATGGGTTGCTAGATATTTTATGACTGCAAAAGAACATGGTGCTGACAGCCATGAAGAACTTAGAAAAGCTTGTTATAAGAATTCTGATGAAGCTCGCCACATGGCACAGAATCAGCACAAATCGTATTATGCGCACACAAAGATGTGGAGACAGCTCGGTGATCTACATTCAGACGCTCAAAGAGAAGCACAACAATGACAGACCGCATTATTGGTAAATTAGGTAAGCTTGATCCTAAGCGCCCCGCTGGTTTACACCAGTTAGCTTTTTATCAAGGCAGCCCTCTGCCAGTAGCTCCAGATACTGTTGCAGTGCCAAATGTAGCTAGCTGGGGAATGTTAGGGAATGACAAATATGGGGATTGCACTTTTGCTGGTATTGTTCACGCCAGAATGGCTCACGCTGCTGTTTTGGGACTCTCCGAGGCTTTCCCCGCCGACACCGATGTGGAGAACGCGTACCTTTCTTATACTGGAGGAAAAGATCAAGGAGCAGTAGAGGCTGATCTTCTTAAGTATTGGCAGAGCAACGAATTGTTTGGTAGCAAGCTTGCTGCCTTTGCTCCTACTGACCATGCTGACCTTGATGAGCTTCGTAGCGTTATTGCTACGTTTGGTCTTGCTTACATTGGTGTTCAATTGCCTGTTACATTCCAACAGCAATTTCTTCAAAACCAACCTTGGGATCTAACTGGTACCCCTGCCGATAATCAAATTGAAGGTGGCCACTGTATTGTTCTTGTTGGGTATGACAAGGACCACGTGCAATGTATAACCTGGGGTAAAGTGCAGCAGATTACGTGGAGATGGTTGCAAAGCTATATGGAAGAGAGCTGGGCTCTTATCACTCCAGAAATTGTTGAAAAAGGTGCTTATGGTGACATGCGCATCGATGACTTGACCGCTGACTTGGGGAAACTATAATGGCTACTATTCCATTGAGAATTGAAGAAATTCTTGAACAACAAAAGATTGCATCTTCTATTGAAAAAGAACCAGTTACAAGACTTGCGCAATTAATTGAAGAAGACAAAAATCGTTTTACTCCTCCCACTACCTGGGAATAAGAGTTAAAACGGTCTTTAAGACGCAGTAGTAACTGATGAGATACGCAGACACCAGTGCAGGCACTTACGAGAACGATGACTCGTTAAAAGCCATTGAGAACAATGAAGAAGGCTTTGGAATCCCAGGGCAATCTGCAGTTGGCACTGTTGGCAGCTTTAGATTCGCAGATATTGGCAATGAGGATGAAAACTCCACAGAGCTATCAGCACCAAAGCGCGTAACAAAGATCGATGTAACTGGCCAACCACCAGTTGTAGGAAATGAAGGGTTGTCAAGCGTCTCACCCGGATCGCTATCAACAATTATTGGAGCAAACATGAGCATGAATGCAAGAATTGCGTACGTCATGGAGAATGGTGAACCATTCTGCAATCACTGTGAAACTAATTACTTCCCAGGTACTCGTCTTGCTTGCACCCACTGCGGTTGCGGTAAGCCACAATACGATCACGGTCTTGGCGACAAGAATTTTAGCCACGTTGAAGGTCCAACGATTGGTGATATCGATGGTAAGCGTGACATCATCAAAGAAGAAGCTACAACCGCCAGCGCCTCTGATGAATACATAAGACTTTTTGCTTCTAATGGTGGTAGCGCAAGTGACCTTTACGTCCAAGGCAATATGGATGCAATGCAAAGAAAGCCTATGGATGAAGATCTTGCTTTGTTGAGCAAAGACTACTACCAAGGATACCAGGACAGAAAATTCTACAACAAGACGCCACAACAAAGTGCTGGACAAAGCTTGTTTGACATTAAACCAAACAGCAACGCCATCCCACGCTCTGACGGTAGCTCTAACCCTAGTTCAATGACACCTGGTGATTACGATCGTGGCCCTCTCGAGCTTACAGATGGATTTAACCACGCTACTGCTAGCAAGAGAGCAACTTCACTTCCAGTTGATGTTATCCAAAAGTTTTTTGAGGTGTAATAATGGAAATTTGCCACGTTTGCAACAAAGGCAATCTTGTTAGAACAGCTAGCAAGTTTGGCCCTGAGATCTACTGCGATGGTTGCCGTAGAGTAATCCTTAGCTCATACCTTGGTTTTAATTTCACTGCTGCTAGAGCTGCTGATGAAATTGAAGAGTGCAAGGTTGAGACCCCACAAGGCCCAATGCCTGGTTGGAAGGGTCCTGGTAAGAAGGCTAAGTGCCACATCTTTGAGCCAGGTGACTCTGAGGCTGAACAAGCCGCTAAAGCAAGAGCTATTGACTCTGCTTACGCTCACGAGCACAATAAGATTGCCTCAAGAATTATTAATTCAACAGCAGGGTTTATGGGTGCACCAACTTCAATGATGCCTCCTCAGCCACCGACGTCGCCAATGGCTGCACCAGACCTTAGAAACTCTACTAACGTTCAGCCACAACCAACTAGCTCACAAGATCTTAGCAACACGGGTCAAACTGGTATTGGTGAAGCTACGGCTCCTGGTGGCATGCAGCCTGGGAACATGAATAGCAACATGCCAGTTAACAGTGGTACTACTGCTAAAAAAAAGATTGCTGAATTGCTTGAAGAGACGCTTGGCAAAAAATTTTGCACACAACACATGACATATGATGGATGTAATCCAGACGAAAACTCGCAATAGTCAATAAGAGAATAGAAAGATTCTATGATGAATTACGACAACATTGAAATCGAAGCCAAGACTGCCGCTGCTGACACACGTTGGTTCAATGGCACATCAGAGAGCATCCTGACAAGACTCGACAGACTTCAGGATATCTTGGACAGAACGCGTATGGCAGCTAGCAACCCCAATGCTGACATTAGAGACATTGAGCGTTATGCAAACATTCTAACTGAGCTTGGCGCTGAGAAGGAATCGCTTGAGAAGCTGGCTTCAGAGTATGTTGACTTTGACACAGATGATTACCTTAACAGCTTGCCAGGTGGTACTGTTGCTAAGGAATACCGTGTTAGCAGTGCTGGCACGACTGACTTGGGCGAAGATGATGGTAGCTTGTTGTACCGTACAGCTTCTTCTGTTGAATCTGAGTACCATGACGCTGACTGGATCAATTTTGTCACTGCTGGTGCTGAGATCTGGGTTGAAGATCAAAACCCACGTTTGCTCAACAACCAACTGGACACCCGTGAAGCTGCTGTCTACTACGTTGAGCAAAAGACTCTCCCTCTCCTTGACACTGTAAAGCGTGCATCAATTATTGATAACTTTGTTGACAATGTTGAAATTTGCCGCAGAACAAAGAACGCAAGCGCAGAATTCCGCACTGTTAAGAGCGCAAAGGCTAACAAACTTGCTGCAACATTTGTACAAGATGCCATTGACGACTCCTTTGGGAGTGGCCTAAACTGGCTCTAACATGGAAGAGTGGAACGGTTTTAGAGTCGTCGGTGCAGTAGAAGACGACACTACCAGCAACAATACTATTGATGAAAATAGTAATGAAAGCGATCTTGTATCGTCTTTAAAAACAATGCTTGCTGAAGCATATGTTCTTTACCACACTATTCACGGTTTCCACTGGAATGTAACTGGCAGAGACTTCTACGAATATCACAAGTTCTTTGACGAGATCGTAGACGATATCTACGAAAACATTGATCCTATTGCAGAGAACATTAGGAAGCTTGATGCAAAAGCTCCTTTCGTCATGAGCCAATTGGCTGGACTGAGTAGGATTAAAGAAGTAGGCTTTGTTGATGATGATTCACAAAAGCTTGCTAATCAATTCCTTGATATGAACAACGAATATATCGATCATATTAAGAAAGTTTTTGACCTTGCTAACAAAGAGAATGAGCAAGGCATTGCTAATTTTGTAGCTGAGCGTATCGACCAACACCAGAAGTGGAGTTGGTTCTTGAAGGCATCTACTGAGGCATAATGGATTCAGTATCAGATAACATTAAAAATGTAGTAGCTTTGCTGACAGCGATCACGAGCGAGCAACAAGAGTTAGCTTACCAAATGGTATTGGAAAGCGATCCAGTTCAATTGTTTAGTACAATAACTGGTGTTCTGCTTAGCACAATTGGTAAATATTGTGAGTTAACTGGAATAACAACAGAAGATTTCCTAAAAAACCTAGGAATGTTTGCTTTAAATCACAATGACTGAAAAAATTCAATTGCCAGAAGGCATTACTTATAATAAAAATAATTTTAATAATATAGAATTAGAATTTATTGAAGAAATCATAAATGACACTAATTGCAGCAAATGTGGATTGCATTTACAAGCTATATTGGTTACAGACAACTGCAGACACTCTGGCTTTATTAAATCAATAACAAATGGTAAAACTGTTTGGGAAAATACACTCCCAAGAGACCGTGTGCGTTCAATTAAAATGTTAAATGAAAATTTGGCATCAAAACTTGACAAACACATGGAAAGGCATAAAAATGATTAGGTATAGCAATACACCCGATAAGAATTCCAAGGTTATCACAGACAGTCCAACTGCACCGATTAAGACAACAAGAGATTTTGCTGGTCTTAATGATGAAGGTAAGCCTAGCCAAAAGGTTAGAGACTTGCAGGACTTGGATGCCGAGGATATCAACGACGATTAAGGACAATAGTGACTAATAAACTGGAAACTAATCCAGCTACACACATTGTAATTCCTGACACCCAGGCTAAGGACGGTGTGCCAACCGACCACCTTACTTGGATCGGTAACTACATCGTAGAAGAATTTCACAACCAAGATGTGAAGATTATTCACCTTGGTGACCACGCTGACATGCCAGCTTTGTCTCTTTACGATAAGGGCAAGAAGAGCATGGAGGGTCGTCGTGTCAAAGCAGACATTGAAGCTGCTAATGAACACTGGCGCATCCTTAATCAACCATTGTATGACTACAATGACAACAAGCGTAAGAATAAGCATGCTATCTGGAACCCAGAGCGTCACATCTTGCTTGGTAACCACGAAGATCGTATTAACCGTGCTGTAGAGTCTGATGCACAAATTGCTGGGTTGCTAAGCACCGATGATCTTGACTATGCCCGTAGTGGTTGGAGAGTTAGCCCATTCAAGCAGATTCTTAAACTTGATGGTGTGGCCTACTCGCATTACTTCTACAACCCTATGACTGGTATCCCATATGGTGGCAACATTGAGACAAGATTGAAGACTATTGGTCACTCATTCACCATGGGTCACCAGCAAACGTTTTTGTACGGCATGCGTTACGTAAATGACATCCGTAATGGCGACGAGGCATACTCACAACACGGTCTTGTAGCAGGTGCGTGCTATCTTCACGATGAAGACTACAAGGGACCACAGGGTAATGCTCACTTTAGAGGCATTGTGGTCAAACACGGTGTGCATGGCGGTAGTTATGATATCCAACAAATTTCGCTTGACTCATTGTGCCGTAGATACGAAGGCATGAGCCTTGAACGGTTTAAAAAGCTTAAGTATCCGCATATGTAGTATATGGATAATTCAAAGTCTTCTAAACGTAAAAATTTTAAATGCATTTTTAATGGATACGTTTCTGAGTACAACAGAGACGCTGTAATACGCTCTGTTATTGCTCAGTTTGAAGGTTATTTTGCTGAACCAGAGGTAACTGTTACTGACTCTGGGTTTATTATCTCTTTGTTGATAGGAGATAACCTCTCACCAACAGCTGTGCGTGACAAAATACTTTGGAACCAGTTTATTGAGAGCGTAAGCATCGCAGACGAGATTCGTAAGATACAAATCATCCGTTTGCCCAAAGCTAGCAAAGAAAATGAAGGCACTGTAGGCGCATGGGGCCCACATGGCAGCAATAGCGGGGTAGATGAGATCATGGTAGCTAACGGTAAGCCAATTCCTCATATGGAATACAAAATTGACATGGGAGACCGTCCAGATGGCCCTATGACATTTAATTCTAGCTTGCACTATGCTGACCCAACAGAAGACATTATCCCAACCATCTATGGCCCTGGTGCTGAGAATGGTGAGCCTGTTGATGAGGACCTAAAGAGTGACGTCACTGATGTTACAAGTCAACCCGCTAGAAACCACGCAAAATTGTTCATGGGGTTTAAAGTTGTTGCCGTAGATAGTGATACTGGTGGATCTTTCACCCTTACCACGCCAAATGGATTCCAAGATGTAGAAGAACCTCCTCGAGGTGGCGCACGGCACGAAAGAGCTAACTCTGCTACTGGCATTGGTGGCGGAGCAGATATTAGCGGTGCTAGCTGGTATGTTACTCAACCAGGCAATGAACAAGGCACACAACCAGGTGCTGAACGGTTAAAAGACGATGGCTCTACAGCACCTTTTGGCAGCATTGTAGCCAATAGTATTATCTCCCCTACTCTTAAAGCAGAAGATGACACTCAGAGCATTGAGGGGCCCTATGGAGACACTTTAGACGTACTTGGTGTAGGAGATCACCCAATGGGTGGCGCAACATACGGTTCAATCTTTGGAATGAATGAAACATATGATTATGAAGGTGATGTAGATGGCTACGACATATAAGGTATACGACGCAGGAAAAGAACCAATTAAATATGTACCAGGGGATTTTGTTCTGGTATCAACAACTGGTATCCTTGCTAAGTTTATCCGTTTTGGTCAATTTGTTCGTTATCACGGAAAAATGAAGCCTTATTCCCATTGGAACCATGCTGCTATGGTTATTGATGAAGATGGCACCATTGTTGAGGCTGTTGGACGTGGTGTGATCACTAGTAACATCAGTGAGTACAAGAACGTAGAATACTACTACGTTTCAACCAAGCTTAACAAGCAAAGTCGTGATCAAGCGGTGGCTGCTTGTAAGAGCTTTATTAAAGATAAGTATGGTTGGCTAACCATCTTGAGTATCGCTACAGAGCTGGCAACTGGCATTAAGATGCAGTTCACAAACAACAATACAATGATCTGTAGCGCCGTAGTAGCACAATCTCTATGGGCTGGTGGAGTCGTATTTGACCGCAACCCATATCAAATGATGCCAGCTGATTTAGCTGCTGCTTTTAATATTTTGACAGAATTGCCAAATACTTGATTTTTTGCAATTAATGCGTTAAATTGAAAATATGAAAAAAGCAGTCATCACAATCAGTTATGATCCCCGTGACGCGCAGAGCGAAGAGCTCGCAAGCCAAGAGATTAGCGAGACCATGTCTGGCCTTCTCAACAGCCTACGTACTCAAGTTAATGGCGTCCAGGTATCGGTAAAATTCCAGAATACAAATAAGGAGAAATAATGTCCAGTCCACTGAACACAACTACAACAAGAGCCACAGGTCGTGCTTTCGTTGCAGCTATCGTTGGTGCTTTGCTTGCTTGGGGTGCAACCAAGTGGGGTAAGTTCAACACCGGTACGTTTGCTGCGTTGACACCTGTCGCTTCCGGCTTGTACTACACGGCTATTACTGCCTTGGAGAAGAAGTACCCTAACCTTGGTTGGTTGCTTGGTACTCTTCCTCAACCTAAGGTTGTAGCAACACCTACGCCTGCACCAACTCCAGAGCCAACTCCGGCTCCAGTTGCTGCTAAAAAGACTGCTCCTAAGAAGTAGTTCTTAATCCCTGGTAGCTCAATTGGTAGAATAAATGCAACAAAATAATTAATCCGCCCTAGCATAATGGCAATGCACCAAACTGTTAATTTGCAAGATCTTGGTTCGAATCCAAGGGGCGGAGCTTCTCGGTCGTAGGTTCGAGTCCAGGCTGGGGAGCTTTAGGTCTTGTAGCTCAGTTGGTTAGAGCACTTCCCTGTCACGGAAGGGGTCGTGGGTTCAAGTCCCATCAAGATCGCCAGTGAGGGATGGTGTAATGGCAGCACGTCTCACTGACTCGAACGTAAATATAAATTAATGATTTAATATTGCCGTTAGAGCATAGAAGTAAATATGAGCAGAAAAAAAATAACAGATGAACAGCTTAGAGAAGCAGTATCTAATTCTCCATCAATATCGCATGCGTTAAGGTCGTTAGGGTTATCACCAAATGGTGGTACCCATGGGCACTACTCAAAGCGGATTAAAGATGCTGGTATATCAACTAAGCATTTTTTGCCTAATAATAATATTTATGGTATTCATCGTGATAAATTAAAGCCAGAAGAAATATTAGTAAAAAAACCCTATGGGTCATCGCGTACACAACGTGTTCATCTTCTTAGAGCTCTTTTAGAGATGGGCATCGAATATAAATGCGCAATTTGTGGAATCAATAACAATTGGAATGAGAAAGAATTAACACTCCAAATCGATCACATCAATGGTGATCGTATTGATAATAGTTTAAAAAACCTTCGTTTTCTTTGCCCTAATTGTCATTCACAAACAGAAACTTATGGTACCAAAAAACCAAGACGCCAATGTGAAAAATGTAAAAATTACATACAGCAAAACAGCAAAACAGGTACTTGTAGAAGCTGCTATCCTCGTAAAAATAAAATTAATTGGCCAGATAATTATACATTACTTGCTATGGTTGAAGAAAGCAGCTATACTCAAGTTGGATTAAAATTAGGCGTTTCAGATAATGCTGTGCGTAAACGCTTAAAACATTCTGGGGTAGTGTAAAGGTAGCACCGGAGTCTTTGGAACTTCTAGCCCTCGTTCGACCCGAGGCCCCAGAGCTTTTGTTGAAGGTTCGAGTCCTGGTCCCTCAGCCAACCGGGTGTGGATCGGTCATCCAATTAAAGCTTATATCTTTGACTACGTGGGTTCAATTCCTACCGCCCGGACCATTTAAAATATGCTCTAGGTTATAACAGGTATTAGGTATATATTACCTATTGTCCAGCGCCCTTTAAGGGCATAGCCAAGGAGTAACACGATGACCTCGATGTTCGATTTTGACGATTCAGTGAACATGGCATTTGATGCCAAGTTTGCTGGTAAAAGCCTGGTGGCTGCTAAGCACGAATTGCTTACAAAGACCGGTGATTTCTTTTTCCTCGCTCACAGCGACCGTGAGCTTGCTCAACGCATGCGTATGGTTGAAGAGGACATCGAGAAGGTTGCTTACCACAAGCTTGCCAACGTTAGTGACTCCAAGGCCAAGTTGGTTCGTGCTGTTTACGATGAGTGGCAGTTGCGCCACGCTTCTTGCCAAATGTGCAAGACTGCCGTAATGGGCCTTGCTCCCGGTACTATCTCTGAAACCGTTAAAGAACACGCAAGTGGTTTTGGTGGAGCAGCCGCAGGTGCAGCTATTGGTACAATGATTGCACCCGGACCTGGTACAGCAATTGGTGTAGGCGTTGGCCAGCTTACTGGCGAAATGTTGAATAAGAGTCACAACATCAAAAAGCACAGAGACCAAAGTCTTGACTTGATGCACCACGATTACAATACTGATAATCACTCTGATGCTGAGCATCACCCAGATCACCCTGCAACAGTTCAAGCTTCACGCAAACTTGCTGATGATGGCAGTGGCAATGGCAGCGGTGGCTCTATGCTCCCTGCCGGTTCTAATCTCCCTGGCAACATGCTTGGAGGGTTCTGCCACGGTTGTGCTTCAGCTATCGGTGCTGGTGTAGCTGGCCTTGCTGGCCTTGCTCTTTTTGCTTCTAAGCACGCTGCTGGTGGCCACGAAGTATTTTGTGAAGATTGCAAAGACAACCCAAGCCAAATCAAGTGCGATACTTGTAAGCCATAAGTTTAACCTATAAAATATTAGATAGGTTAATAATGTCTAAAACATTCAATTCATCCTTTAGCAAGCAATCAGCTGCACCATTGTTTGGTCCTAAATACCCAAAAGTATCTCCCGAAGAACTTGCGGAAGCAAGAGCAAGACCTGATATTACGGAAGTAGTACAGCCATCTACTGATGACCGTCCATTTTGGTACATGAGCTATGAACAAGGGCCAATGCCAAAAATGGAGAGTCCAACTCCAGGCTATACATACCAAACATTTGGTGGTACAGCAGACCGCTCCCCGGCATACTTTAACCCAGAAAAAGGTTGGGTTTGCTCAAAGTGCGACAAGTACATCCCAGACGACAAGTATTCCATTGGTAGAAGAGACTCAGAAGGCAAGCCTTACCCCGGTCACATGTATTGCCAGGGTAAGTTTGATCACTCACGCTGCCCAGAAGATTCAGAGTGCCGTAGATACGACGAAAATGTTCTAGCTAACCCTAAGAACATTGAGAGCTCTAGAATTAATAAGGCAATGGAAACATGTGTTGGTAACCTTCGTGGTTTTGGTAACCATGGTGATAAATGTCTTTACTGCATGAAGAGTGATGATCCAAAGGTTAGAGAGAACGCTGCTAATTGTAAGGGTGATAATAACAAGGGATTTAGTATTCACTTAATTAAAGACCCTGAAAAAATTGATGTTAGTGATCCCAACGCTCTTATAAGTTCTAACCCAAGAGAACTTCCATTGCCTAGTCAAAAACTTCAATCAATGATTAATGAAAACGTTTCTGACCCTCAGCTTAGAGAAGACATGTATACAGCATTGTCTAATACTAATGAAGGCCTGTCTTTTCACGATCACTTCCGTAATATTCTTGACAGTTGGAAGGGCAACAAATCATTGTACCCAGTCAGCGTTGAAGAACCAGGTAAAACAGCTAGCTTTAGAAGAACTGCTGATTCAATTATCCCCGGTTATTTTAGCGAAGGCAGAATGGTAGAAACTCCAGCACCGGATTATTACGATGTTGACAATAATTTTAGACACCTTGATGAATTAGAGATGCCTGAAGCACACTTCTTGTTTGAGCAAGGCGGCGAAGCCTCTACAGATGATACTCAGGGGACTGTTGGCGATTATTCCAAGAAAAGCGATGCTGATTACAGAACATGTCCCGAATGTGACGGTAAATCACAATACAATCGACCTGATAATCCCCACTGGGTTGAACCACATTGCGAAAATTGCACGCAAGAAAAAAATGGCAAATGTGGTAGCGACCAAGACGACAAAGAAAATCACTGTTTTGGTTGTCGCTTAGAAGGCCATGGTTGTGAAGGAAAACTTCGTGGATATTGGGGTGGTCCTGATACCGTTTGTAATCTTTGCAAAAATGCTGGAGAAGTTGAAGACAGACCTGATCACTGTGTAACTTGCAAAGGTATGTATAAGACTACATATAACAATGGTGAAGTTAGAGAGCACGAGTGCGAACCATATGACGAATCTAGCGCAAAACTTGAGCTAAAAGGTCACCCAGGGCACTGTAGAGGTTGTGAAGTACCTAGCAATGGCAACCCTAAATATCACAAAGAACCAAACTCGGAAACAAGCTTCTCAAATTTTGCTAAAAAAGTAAAAGTTGATTCAGATGAAGCGAATAGAAACGCTGATGACGATGAAGAACTTGGTGATATTGATGGCGGATCAAAGCCAGCCGTTGTTGCAAGCGAACCAGACCCAGAAAAGTTTGATTCATACACACCAGAAAACAATGTTCCTGAGATAGTCGATACTGAAGAGCCTGACAGAGATTACGAAGAAGAAGAAGAAACATGGCCAGAGCACACCGTAGAGAGGCAAAATAAAACTTACGAAACCAAAGGCCATGGTAAATGGTGCTCAATTTGTAAGGGTACTGGTCTTATTGACAAAAATGATCACCCAGAAAAAATTGCGGAAATTAACAACAGCAAAGAATTTATAGAAGGAACAAAAAAGATTAATCAGATAGCGGACCAAGACGAGCGCGGTGATGCTTTGAATAATTTCCTTCTTGAACAATACAAGTGTAAAGGCGAATAAAAATGAGAGGGCAAGTACCAACAAAAATTAAACCAGGTCGACCACTCCACGTTGGCCGTTGCATTTGGGACACTGCTAAACAATCATTTGATGACCCAACATTTGAAAAACTTTTTGGCATGCCTAAAGAGCAAATTGGTGAATGCGACGTTTACGACAGAAGAGTAGGCGCTGATATTGATGCAATGGGTGAAAACGGTGGGGATTTAGACCCAGATGTTGAGCACCTTGAAAACTTAGGTGATTACAACAAAAAAGTTAACAATCCAGATGCTACAGCTGCTGTTTGTTATGAAGGATCAAGCCCTACGCCTTCATGCATCAATCACGCTTCGTATGTTGCTTATCACCAGATGAAAGCAATGAATGACTCATTGAACATTAGACCATATGTAAATCCAGGAGAATCTCCTGAGGCAGCATACGAAGTTAAAGAAGCTAAACGAAAGCGTTTTGAGCACGTTAAAAATAATTGGAATAAGCAGGTTGCTTCTAGAAGAAGACGCAACATGGGCTTAGATACAACGCCAATTACATACCAACCAAAAACCGATCAACCAATTGATGATGAAAATGATGTCGATATGTTTGATATTGGTGAAAATTATGACCAGGCATCCGCTGAAGACTTGTTGTAATAGGGTAAATAATGTACAAATTTTCTTTTTTTAAAAAAACTGCTGCTCAAAGATATGTTGATTTAAGAACTCGTGAGCTCATTCAAGACGCAGATACAAATGCTGATAAGTATGACGAGCAACGTAAAAAACACAACGCAAAAGAAGAAGAATTAATTCAACCTTTTGCAGTGCACATGGGTGACCCAATGAGCCATTTGAACACAGAAGCTGGGCACCGACCAAGCAAGTGGGCTGTTATTCACCCCGACACATTCACAGCTCAGGGTCACAGCCTTGGTCAAGCACAAGAGATGGTTCGTGCTATTCGTCTTCATGTAATGGACCCACGTAATGGTTATGAAGAAGTTTCTAACACGAGCAAAGATGGCTCTAAAACGCCAGGTATCTCTCCAAGCCAATACGGAACTAACAAAGAAATTTCTAAGATTGCTCCAAATGGCATGGTTGGTTACCGTTTAAAGGACGACGAGCGTGCCGGGAATAAATTTAATGGTCCGCACATTAAATCGTTTAATAGTGATACGGGGATTACAGATGATGACCACCTAGGTCCTCTTCGTAGATTCCACCAGATCATTGATCACGCAAACATGCGCAACGATTTGCGAAAGCGTGTGAATAACATGCCAAAACTAAACGCACCTGACTTTGACCCAACACACCCTTTGAACCTTATTGCAAACTATGGTGGTGACGTTGCCATTCAAAAGATTTTTACTGACGATGTTGCCCACCCACCAATGAAGCCAGGAGAAAATCTTTGCGCGGCATGCCACCTCCCTGCTGATAAACACGTTGATAAGCAGTCTGCTATTGATCACTTTACTAAAACCGGTGAGCACCTTGAAGGTCATCACGAGTTCAGATCATCCCTTGACTCAGTGGAAGATAGAGCACAAAGTTCATCTTTGCGCGCTGCATTACTCCCAATCGTAGATGAAGATGGTAACTTAAAATTTAAGACTCAAGACCTGGGCGGAAGAGTTCCTGTTTTCCAAATTGGTTCTAACCCAATTAGGCTTGCTCGTTACAAGATTGGCCCTATAAAAGGTGAGAAATACGAAGAAAAAACTGAACCAACAGAGGTTACCAAGAGAAGAGTTTGCCCTGATTGTTACAAGGGTAAAATAAACGCATTACAAAGAGAAAACAATATTCCATGCAATGATTGCGCAAAAGGTAAAATTAATTACAAGGCTTTCAAGGCAGAAAACGGTAACATTGTTGTAAAACCACACACAATTGGTACGGGTGGTTCTCTTTTGTATCTTGATGTTAATGATGCTGACCCTTGCCCATCTTGTAAAGGTACTAAGCAAAAAACTCACACTGATTCAACCGGTGCAAGAGCTATTGGACCATGTACAGCTTGTTATGACGATACAACCGGTGAAACTACGGGTAAAAACCTTAATCAAGTTGTTGGCCATAACTTTAAAAATGCTGGTATGGTTTGCAGCAACCACGGTGCTGTTCTTGACCCAACAATCCGTATTACGCCAGATAATCGTTGTCCAAAATGCTTGGATGATCCAGGTTTTATCACTACCAAAAAAACTGTTGGTAGATCATCAAGAGAACCATTTTTTCATATTAAGGTAAAAGAATTTGATGGCAACCCAATGACACTTTCCAGGTATATGGTTACTGGATTCAAAGATATTGAAATTATAAAAGGGAAACTTTATTCCACCATAAAGATTGAACCAAATGGTCCTGACGGTTACAAACCAGCTGACCCCACTTGCCCACGTTGTTCTGAATGGGCTAAGAAAACTGGTAAAGACCAGAACGACTATCGCACGGTAGATAACAGAACATGCCCTTGCACGTATGGTTGGTATGACCAAAAGGATCACATTATTGCGCCAACAGGTTCTAAATGGATTCACCCTGATCATATCACTGTTCCAGCCTCTATGTACCAGATGGCAATGCACAAAGCTTATAAAGACGATCCAAGCTCTAACCCACACAGTTTAACTCCTGTTGGTGCAATTAATTCTACGCCACCTAAGAGCATAAGCAAACTTCCTGAGTGGGCACGTTCAATAATGGGTGAAAAGTGGGGATGGCCCAATGGTGAACTTATCGCTGACAAAAATGTTCTTGGGTTTGTTAGAAATGGCGTAAGCGTTTCCCAAAAAGACCTTGAATCCTTAAACAAACAAGCAGCTGTTATTAGAAAGAGCCCTAATTATTCATACAATGGCGCCAGTAGAGAGCTGAAACTTGTCAAAGACTTTCTTGACACTAAAGGGTTCAAAGCTCTCCCAATCAACACGCCATTGTCAACTAAGAAGAGTGAAAATCTTACTGACAACTCAAGAGTTGATCTTAATAATTTTCACCCAAAGATTCAAAGCAGAATTCAACGTGTTGAAAAAGTGCTTGATAAAACTGGTTTGCAAGGTGAAGCCCGTGATAAGGTTAACGAATCTTTGAACAAGCTTTACTCAGAATCTTCTGGCATCCAAGAAGACAGAGAAAGAACCAATAGCGACGATAGTAGCCACTGGGAGCCTTTTGAATCTGCTCGCGATGAGTTGCTAAAGACAATTGGTAAGCACGTCGATAACGACGAAGAAATCAGAAAAGAAATCGACAGATTCCCCAGCCGACAACTGCCTAGAATGCAAGAGGTTTAGGAAAAAATATGACTGACAAAAAACAGTTTAACTCTAAGTACGCCATTGATCTTAGTGGCCTAGAAGGTCTTGAAGATTATAACATTCGTGTAGACCCGGCAGTTGAGAACTACTTTGAAGGTGACGAATCAGACAACCAGGATCGAGACACTGGCCACACAACGTACTACATTAAAAAGCCAGATAGAGAACCAAATCCTGGTGAGACTATCGCAAGCCCAGAAGACAACGCTGCTTATTGGCATGAAAAAGCACAAAAAGTACGTAGCGAAGTTGCTTCAGGTAAAGGAAAGCCAGGGTTCCCGCACGAAGCATACATGCGTGAGCACGAAAACAACAAAAAAAAGATTGCTGCTACTTATGCCTCTGTAGATTACATGCTTCGTCACTCGGAAGCGTATCGTTGCCCAGACCCTATTTACAATGACAAAGGCGTTAAAATTCGTGGTGGTTGTGGCGGTAGAAAAAATGGTGGCAACCCTAGCGTTGGTTATGAAACTCAAAAACTTGCTACCCAAAAGTTTTGTCAATTGTGTCTTAACCAAGGCCACATTCTTACAAGATGGTCACCAACTGATAATCCCAAACTGAGAATTAAAGACGAAAAAACCAATTCATTCCGTGATGTTAAGGCTGGCGATAGAATTTTTTCGCCAACAAAAAGCAATGTTTATTCAGCAACTGGTAAAAATCAGCCTCTTGATACAAGTGTCATGGATATCACTGGTAGAGCTAGACAAATTAACTCTGCCATCAATTTTCACGATACTTGGTGTTCAAGCAAAAATTGCCATGTAGATTGTGCTTTTAAACCACAAATTGATCAAATTCGTAGACGCGTTGGCATTAATAATGTAAAGAAAAAAGATACACACAATCGTTCAAAGAGTAGCCCTTTTGTTCAGGACCTTCTTCGACCAATAGCTGTTCGCGACCGTTACCAAGAACCTGCTAAGGCTCTTATCATGGCCGCTGGTCACGAAGACGACCCGATTCGTAAACATGACATGGTTCACTTCTTGAACTGGAACACGGTTGACCCAGACTATTCATTAGATAAGCCGGACGAAGGTTTTCACCAATTCGTAGACACTTATACAAGAAAAGAATTTGATCACCAAACTGGTGAAACAAGAGAAGTCTCAGACTGGTCAGCTCCTTCAGCTAGCCCATCATCCTTAAGCCCTGGTGTAAAACCAACACCTAGTGTTATCGAACAGGATACCTGTGCGAAGTGTGGTATGGGCAAAAGCAATATTAACCACATTGCCAAGCAGCGCATGTACACGAAAGAAGACCGTGAACGTATTGAAAACATGTTCCAAGGTCGTTCTACTCGTGACAAAGCAGTGGCTGGCGTTGTCCTTAATGCCGGTGAACACACTGCTGACGTTGCTGTTTACTATCGTCCAATGGAAGCAATCCGTGGTGAACGTAGTGGTGAGCTTGGGCGTAAGGTTCAAGATCGACCAGATAAGCAGATCCAGGTTGAAAAAGCTATCAATGGTGTTCCAACAATTGATGGTTTTTCTAATCCTGATCAAGATTCAAGATTCAACACAAGACCGCAAGCATATAAAGATGTTATTACGCACATTAAAAATGCGCACAAGTCTATTAGCCACCTCATTGGAGAAAAATCTCCTTTGAACGATGTTGGTTACTGGCAAGTACACACCTCTGTACCAAAGACTGCATTGGCAAGACTTTCTCCAGCTAATGCTCCAATGGTTGGTTATGCTGGTGTTGTCACTTCAACATTGCCAGCAACCAACATTACTGGTAGTTACCCTGGTGGGAAAAAAATCAATCCTAACAAAAAAGTTAAGATGGATGTTGTTTATAGAAACGGCATTGGTCTTAGCCAAAATGAGATCAAAAAGAGCGTACAAGCAAGTGACTCTCCAACCAGAGAAAGAATGAATCAATGGGCTAGAGAGCTTGCCAACGATCTTCAATTGGGTGTAAGAGAGAATGGAACGGTTGATTATAACCACAGAGAAAGCCTTGTTGTGCCAATCGGTGGTAATGAACTTAAGCCACACGGTTTGGAAAAGCGTAGAAAAGTTACGCCTGGCGAAAAGAATTTTAATAGCAGTACTCCAGATCTTGACGATAAACCATTTGACTCCATCCCTTATGACATTACCCCAGACTCGGAAAAGCAACTCTCTCCAGAACAAGAGAATTCAACAATGAATGTCGTTAAAGATACTTACAAACAAGTTACAGGAAAAGATCTTTTCCCTGAACAATACGAGAGAGCCAAGAAAGCTATTCGAGAAAATAACAATATTGATGCTGGTCTTGAAGAGCTTGGCATTGGTGAAGAAGAAGACGGAGAATAATATGGCAATTAAAAGAAGCTATGTAGAACCTAAAGATGCCCCTGAGGGAGTGCCTTGCCGTTTTTGTGATATGCCCGCTGGCGCACAGGGTTTGGGTAGGGTCCTGTCAGATGGTGTAGCAGTTGATGGTGAACGCCCATTGTTTTCGCACGCATATTGCTTGATGAACTCAGGCGGTGTTAAGCAAGACAACCAGGATTTTTCTTTGCAAAGCCTTAACCCAAACAATAGACAGGCTTCAAAAGAAGAAAACGTTTGGGAATTTGCTTCAAAAATGCGTTATTTTGCTCACACAGATATGAATAATGTCACTGAAACAAGCAAAAAACCAGTTGTTAAACCAATGACAAATATGAACGCCAAAGAAGAATACTCTGATGAAGAGACTGGCGCGTCACAACCACCCAGCAAATAGACAATGTAATTAAAGTCGATATGTACCATAGTGTATGTATCCAAGTACAGGAGAAACCAATGGAACCACGTTTGAACGTAAACGTAGCTGATCTGTTCACTAAGACAGCTGCTGAAATGGGCCAAGGCCCGGATGTTAACTTCCAAGACCCTAGCCAACAGTGGCTTGGCGACTTTGTTAACAATAAGAATGACTACCAGCGCAACCAACAGGCTTACGACGAGTACAAGTCTGGTGAAGCTGCACAGATTGACCGCGACAATGCAATCGGTATGCAGAACAATGGCATGTCAAACCCTGCTCAGGACCGTGCTTTGATGGTTATGGAGCCAGAAGTTGCTGGCACGCCAGACTTGGCATTGGCACCTGTTAAGGCTTCAAAGTTTGCCTCACAGTCGCAAGGCTTTAGACGCGACCAGGCTTACGAAGGCTTTACCATGGGTATTGTTGCCAACATCAACACCGGTACAATCGTCAACTCCCGTGTTGTTGCTGAGACACCTAGCACCAAGATCGCCGGTACGGTTATTGCCGTTGGTGACCGTGAATTCGCCGTTGTGTGGGATGACAAGACTGCCTCTGTTGAGCGCAAGGGCGACTACGAATTGGTGATTGCTCAATAACTCATGTTCAGATCTAGAAAAACTAAGATCGTCTCTACTCCGGTAGAGGAGGTCCTTGAGGTTGTAGATCCCGTTGTCGAAGAGTTCATTCCAGAACCGCAGACGGTATCTAACATAGAATTTTTAGCAGTTGACAAAACTGACGGTGAAATTGGACGAGGAACTTTGACTGATTACGACGGTAACGTTTATAACTACCAGTGGGATACAAAGTCAAAGCGAATTATGCGACTCACTGGAGATACTGTCAACAAGTTAACGTGGGATCTTTGTAACGAAGTTTTGCGCAAGTATTATGTGAAGCCTGAGCCACAAAAGGTTGAAGAGCCAATTGGGCCACAGGTCGAGCGTGCAATAAGTAGCGCACTTAACCAAGTTACATCGTCTTTTAAAACTCTTGAAGGAAAAGTAGACAAGGCACTGACTGTAAGGGTTGCTCCGGCACCTACTCCTGTACAAACTCAGCCAGCGCCAAGGCCACAGACAGTCCAATCAGTACCAACAACAGACTTACCGGCAATGGGCGGAGTAGCTGATGGTGATATCAGCGCAAACGCTATGAGATTCTTACAAGAATCTAATACGCCGGATCTAGGCATAGATTATATGAGCCTCTAGGAGAGAGCATGAACATCGCAGAAGGTAAAGGCCCAAAGCAGACAAAGAAAACATGGCCATTGGGTCAATTCGTTACCAATTATGGTAATGATGGGACACCTGGTGCGGTATACCCTCCTGCTGTGGCTTATGGCCAGCAAATTAATACTACTAGTGGTGTTGGCTACATGACCACAAGTGGTAATATTGGCTATGCACAGCCCGGCTCAATGAACCCTGGTCTTAACCTGAACGTCAATGGTAACGGTGCCGTTGACGTTAGCTTTATCTGTGCTCCTGACAACAATGTTACTTTGCAAGATGTTCAATCTCTTACTGCTGTGCTTAACGCAGAGACTGGTTGGACCGGTACAGCCGCAGTGGCTATTCAGGGAACATTTGACCGTTTTACTCCAAATGCCTACTACACTTCAAACGCTACCTTATACAATTCCACAAACTGGACTACAATTGTAACTGGTTCTGTTACCGCTGCTAGCGTACCGGTGCTCCTTAAGGTCCCTGTGGCAAGTGGTATTTCTTACAACGCTTACAGAATTGTTGCTTCGGGCGGTACAGGTATCATTGACTGGACATTGCCTGGAATGTTCCTTGATCTTAGTGCCATGCAAATTGGTCAAGAATCTACTTGGGTTAATGGCGGTATTGGCCAGCCAAACGTTAATGATGTTGACATTATTACAATTTCTGGTGGATCAGTTACCGCTTACAGTGAAGGAAACATTCCTTACTCAAGTGTAGACAATAACCACAACTACTTCGGCTAAGGAGAAACCATGGAAAGACAACAAAACATTAGACAAGCAGCTATTAGACGTGTTGGCGCTAATTTTGATTTCAATGGCAATCCTATTGCACAAAATACATCTGGTGGTATTATTAGAGCTACAAGAAGTGCAAACTATCCTTGCGGCCACCAAGCAATCCCAGGCGTTGAATCCTGCAGCTGCATGGCATTCTAGAAAGATAACCAATGGCTACAAACGACTGGAGTGCTTCTGCGGAGTTTAGCCGCATGAGAACAGCCGGTATTACTCTTCCTAAAAACCCTATTGCTGGACGTGTTGCTGCACGTGACATGCTTAATAGAGCTAAGACCAGTGGATCAATGCTTAATGACATTGGCCCTATGGCTATGGCTATGGGCGGGCCACCTGAGGGTAGACAACGTCTAAACGGACTCGGCAAAGACTTTATGGCTGAGAATGGCATGGCACGCACTGCCAATCGTAAAACTGGTGCTGCTACTGGTTCAGATGCTCAATGGGCTTGGCCTAAGCTCCACGACCCATTTGAATACTGGCGTGAGCGCACCTGGTGGTTCAACATGGAGGACCCAGATGAGCAAACACGTAAAATTCGTGACTGGGCTCGTCTTCTTTATACTACTCACCACCTTGTGCCTTCTCTTATTGACATCTACACTCGTTTCCCTCTCCTTGACGTAGAGCTAGTCCACCCAGACAAGCGCATCTCGGATTTCTATAACGAGTTGTTCTTTGATGGTCTTAACTACAACGAATTCCTGTTTGACCTTGGCCGTGAACACTGGACCGTTGGTGAAGTGTTCGCCATGGGTTCTTGGCACGATGGTATTGGTGCATGGGAAGAAGACGAGATCATCAACCCTAACGACGTTATTGTCGCTAAGAACCGTGCTCTAAGAACATACCAGTTCCACGTAAAGGTCCCTGAAGAGATCAAGCGTCTTATAGAACGGCGTGATCCTCCACAGGAATACGCAATGCTTATGCAGATGTACCCAGACGTTGTTGCCTGGGCACGCCAAGACAAAGAGATCCCCGTCTCCGATGTCATCATGAAGCAGATTAAGTTTAAGACCAACCCTTGGAGCGAACATGGAACTCCTATTCTTCTTCGTGCTTTCCGCATGCTTATGCTTGAAGAATCTCTCAATGCCGCTCAGGACGCTATTGCTGACCGTCTATATTCTCCCCTTATTCTGGCTACTTTGGGTCTGCCTGACGTAGACCAGGATGGCCCATGGGTTCCTGACGCTATGGAGCTGCAGTCATTGCGTGACGACTTGTCTATGGCTATTAACTCAGACTTCCGTCTGATGACATACCACCACGGTTTGCAGATCCAAAACGCATTTGGTCGTGAATCAATGCCACGTCTTGACCAAGACTTCATGCGTGTACAGACAAACGTTATGGGTGTATTCGGTATTGGTGCTGACCTTATCCAGGGTGGTGCCAATGGTACGTATGCTTCCGGTGCTCTTAACCGTGAGCTCATTACACAGATGCTTAGCACTTATCAGCACAAGATCGAGAAGTTTATCCGTTCTCGCATGGAACCAGTAGCAGAAAGACAGGGTCACTATGAGATGCGTAACGTGGGTGGCAAAATGGTTCCTGTTATGGAAACTGTTCTCATGGTTGATGAAGAGACTGGTGCTGAATATGTTGAAGAACGACCCAAGCTGGCCATTCCAGAAGTAAGGTTCCGTTCTATGAACCTGAGAGACGAGACGGTTGAACGTGGGTTCCTCCAACAGCTCAGTGCCTCAGGTTTCCCAATTTCTCTCAGCACGCTTGCTGTGAACATCCCAATTGACTTTGACGATGAGATCGAAAGCCGTAAAGAAGAGAAAATTAAGACAGTTGTTGCTGAACAGCAATTCAAGAAAGAACTGTTCAACCGTTTGTTTACTCTACAACTGCCTATCCCGCCAGAATATGTACAGGAATACCAGGCCTACCTAGCAATGATGGAAAATCCTGCCATCGCTGCACAACTTGCACCAGGAGCTATGGCGGGTCTCGTTACTCCTCCAAGTGCTCCAAACATGACTGGAAACACTGCTGGCAATAGCGATGCCGCTGCTGGTGCACAGGTTTACCCAAGCGTTAACGAAATGGCTGCACAGCAACAACGTCAACGCCCTGAGATTTCTTACGAACAACGCAAGGATCAACCTAAGCCTTCTAAGAAGGGTCCTAAGAATGGCCCTAAGAAGAAGACAGCTTCTGTTTCTGGTTGGGATGAAGACGATTTCGATGACTTTAGCGGTCGCGTTGAATACGGTGATCGAATGAAGTTTGCCGTACCTTTTGAACAAAAGAAGCGTAAGCGCATGAAGCTTGCTTCTGGTATGAAGATCATCGTCGATGATTCATACGAGAAATTCAATGAAGATGATTTTAAAAAGCATCTAGCATCAATCATTGAAGCAAGCGATGAGCCAATGATTCAAGAACCTACATCGCTTGATGAGCACAGCAGTGGTGAGGGCGGCATGGATCAGCCTGCAAGAAAACAAATTGACCCTACAAAAGAAGATTTATAAATAACTATTAAATGCACTAATTAATAGACACACTAATTTCCTTGGAGTTTTTATGAGCACTCTGTTTAATAACGAGACGCCTCGCATGCTGCCAAAAACTGCCTTTAACCGGGTTAGTTTTCTTGACGTAGTTAGCCCGCTTGTCAAGATGGACATTATCAAAGAAGGTGAAGGGCGGATCTGTCGCAATGCTCACAAGTTGAACCTTGCTAACAGCATCTACGAAAAATTGGAGGACTAATGCTTGCCACGTTCTTCAATTCATCTAACACATGGTTTAGTTATATTTCTAACTTCTTTTTTGCTGCTGCTGGTTTTGGTACCGTAGCACGTTTTATTTACAAGCTTATTGTTCGCCACAGCGACCACAAGATGGATGAGCTTGAAGCAAAGATTATCGAGACAAAGATTGATCAAGACGACAAATTCGAGCGTCTTTTTAGTCAGTTTAAGACTAATGGTGGATCAAGCCCCAAAGACCAGTGGAATCGCCTAGAGACAAAGGTTGACCACTTGATGAAACTTGAAAATCATGTGGATAAGCTTACGCAATCTCTTGATCGCCACCTTGGTTATCACGAAGGACTTAGAGCAGCGCACGAAGACGAGGAATAATGGCCAGATCATTTAGACACCCGATTACGGGCGATCCTATTGGTCTTGGCAAGCATGTTTCTTGGAAGATCCAATTCTCTATCCGTAATTGGTACTTTATTGGAACCATTACCGGTATCACAATTTTTTGTGTTATCTGGGGAACAATGAACATCAAGGTCATTGGCTGGTGGAATGTATGGGCTTCCTACATGGCTCTTTTTATTGAGTCTGTTGTCGGTATCAGTATGTTTGAACAGACCCGTGCTGATGCCAAGGTACTTAGACAAAGTCTTGCAGCCATTGAAGAATTGCTTACCAAGATCAATCAATTGCTTGAACTTGAAAAAGAACAAAGCAAAGAAGTACACAATCTTGTAGATGTATTAGAAGATGAAATCAATCTTCACCATTAAATATTTAACATAGTTTTATTATAAAGACGATGTAAAAGTCTTATTAAGACAAAAAAGGTTACAGATGATTAAATTTGGTGCACCATCAATAGCTCTACAGGGTAGAGAGACGCTGGCCGGTATTGGTCAGCCTATTGAGCTACACAATGTAACATTTGATGACTTTAATTTTAAACCAGAACCTGGTTACGTTTACGCTGTTTCTAGAGCCATTTCCTCCAGAGTAAACGCTAACTACGATGGCTGGCCTGTTGACCAAATCAAGAAAAGCTACAAAACTTTTGTTGGTCGTCCAATCTATGTTGAGCACAACAACTCTGATCCAGACCGTGCTCGTGGTGTGATCTTGGATGCTGTATACCGTGAGAGCAAGCTTGCCTCTGGTGCTACAGACGCCAGTGTTTACTGCCTTATGGAAGTAGACGCACAGAATTTCCCAAAGCTAGCCAACTCAATTATGGAAGGTAGCTTGAACGCTGTCAGTATGGGTGCTGACGTAGAGGGTACGCAGTGCTCAGCTTGTGGTAAGTACGCTAGCAAGCCAGCTGAATACTGTACTCACATCCCTCGCCTTAAAGGACGTACAGTTACCGTATACAAGGCTGGTAAGAGAATTGAAAGCCTTGTCTACGAGAGCTGCATTAAGCCAAACTTCTTCGAGCTGAGTTTTGTTTTTGAACCAGCAGACGAATCAGCTTGGCTGCTACAAAAGAAGCGTTACTAATAATGCCTATTCTTAAAGTTTCTGAAGACATTAAGAAGTATGCGTTGGAGGTAATCAAGGTACCAATTTCTGTGCTTGGTGACTGCCCTCAGTGTCAGAGCAACGGTTACAGAGACGGTATCTGCCCAGACTGTGCTTTTATTGACCCTCGTGTTCAAGAAGCAATTGCTGCTTGGCAACAAGCTATGGGTATTGAACAGGTTATGAAGCAGCAACAACAAAGCCTTGCAGAACAAAATGCAATGTCAAAAGCTGCTTACAGAAGCTTGGCATTTAGCGATATGTTCCCATCTTCGGCCACAACAAAGGTTAAATGCCCAGACTGTGGTCAAATGACTTTTGAAAATGATTCCTTAAAAAAGGGTGAAATTTCAGGGACATGTAAAAATCCTGAATGTATGAAAGAAATTGCTGGTGCAACAGGATTTAAAAGACCCAAGTTCCTGGGTATAGATCCTAGGTGGAAAAAAAAGGTTGATAGAGGTTACAACTTCTTGAGCCCTGGGACACTACAGATTGAACAAGCAAAAAACAAATTAAAAAAGAAAAGTGCTAAGGAACAAAACGATCCTGGTGCAATTCTAAATGATGCAGCAGCAGCTTCGATGGATGCTACGACTCGTATGAGAAGTATGCAACTACAAGACGCAGCTCTTCAAACACAACCCCAAGACGCAGAAAATAGCGAGGAGCAACAATGAGCCGTTTCGACAATGAACTGGTCAGACAAGCGAACAACGCTTATCAGAACACCGTGGGCGAGGGTAAGACCACCACACCAAGACAACAAGAGTATGACCAGGTTGGTTTGGCTGGTACTGATCCAGCACCTGGTGTCTTTCAGGCTCCTGCTGCTCCAGTAGATGAAGTCGGCTCATGGGGCGCTTTGCAGCCCACTAGCCCTAACGTTGTTGACGTTAGAAACTTGGACAACCTCGAGGGTGAGATCATTGGTGGTCCTGGCTCGAGCGCAGTTTGGGCTGAGAAGCAGCCTATGTATGCCAGCACACAAGTCATTGATGAAAGCTTGTACCAGGTGTACAAGGCTAGCCGTGACATTCGTAATGCCATTGATGAGCAAGTTGACTTTGATTTCTCTAACTTGATCACTGCTGCTAACGAGGCTTCGACTGTTATGCGCTTCGCTAGCTCAGATGACACCGTTAACCAGGTTATTGGTACGGTTGCAGGCATTGTACTCGACATCGAGAATGACCTCGCTACCTACGGTGACTACCGTCAAGCTTCTGCTGATCTTAAGTCACTCGAGGGCTTGCTTGAAGACATCAAGGTTGCCGCCACTGGCGAAGACGATGACAAGGACGGCAAGGAAGACGACGGAGACTCTGACGACAGCACAAAGACTTCTGCCAAGAAGAAGTGCGTTTGCAAGGGTAAGGGTTGCAAGAACTGCAAGAAGTCTGCCAAAGACAAGGACTCTGACGACGAGGATGAGGACGACGAAGACGACGATGACATGCCTGCCTTCTTGAAGAAAAAGAAGAAGAAGGCTTCCAACGGTAACCAAGAGTCGCTGCAAGTTGTTGACGTTCGTGACCTTGACGACCAGGCTGGTGTCTGGGACCGTCAAAAGGCTATGACTCCTAACCACACCACAAATGTGTTGGTTCCTCAGGAAGTCAATGGTGAGGATGCTGCCTACGTGCCATTCTACAACGATGGTGGAACGACGGGCATCGAGCCTGGCAATGGCCCTCACAAGCAGCAACTTGACTTCCAAGATGGTACCAACCCTGCCATTGCTCCTTACGCAGGTACAGTTGCTGCTGTACAAGCTAGCCGCGAAAAGATCTTCGCTGCTATTGAGGTTGTTGACCGCCTTGAAAAGATGGGTATGGTCAATCACGACGATCGTGCTAAGCACATCGCAAAGTTTGAGCAGATGTCCGAATCTAAGCTAGCAGGTTTTGTAGCTTCGATGGAGCTGTTTGAAGAGTCTGGGGCTCGTCAACCCCGGAGCCAGAAAGTGGCAAAGGGTAACAACTCATTGCCAGAAATGGGTCGGTTGACAACGGCCTCAACAGTTACTCGTCAAGACGTTCAGTCTGACGATTGGCTGATGACACTATAACCAAATCCCCTACTAAGGAGAAAGAAAAATGCTGCAACTCAATAGCGTAGCTAACGTTGGGGTTCACCGTACGTGCACCCCACTGTACGAAAAGTACGAGGCTACACCCTACAACACGTTCCTGGACCCTACGGACACCACGAACATCTACTCGGGTATGGCCATGTACCGTACTGGTCCTGACACCGTTGCCAACGCTGGCTCGGGTGCTACCGTTTCTGGTGCACGTGTCTTTGGTCTGTCGGCTCTCGACCGTAACCCCAACATTGACGACGTGACTCAGGTCGGCGTCAACGCATGGGCTGTGTGGCTCGGTGGTTCTAACGCCTTCTTCACGATCACGGCTCCTGCTTTTGACACGACTCAGCAGTACAACGTTCCTACGAATGGTACTCGTCAGTTCCTGTACACCGCTTCTGGTACCGGTCAGCTTACGTCAAACCAAAACACAAGTGCCACTTCCGGTACTCTGTGCTTCCAGCCTATCGCTGAGTTGATTGACGTGATCAGCCCAACCCAGATCGTTATCCGCCTCGTACCATTCGGTGCTCAGGCTTAATCTGAAAGGAACATGAAAATGTCAATTCTCCCTAATGGCGCTGTCGCTGAGCACCTTGCTCCCCGCACAGCTAAGAAGTCAGACGACTACGTCGCTGGCATTGTAGAGGCTCAAGAGCGTCTCGCTTCGGCTACTGGTCGTAAGACTGCTACCCGCGAAGAGAAGCAACGTCGTCTCGCTGGCATCCTTGCCGACAAGGACAACTACATGGTCCGTCTGGGTCAGGGTATGATTGGTCCTATCCAGCTTAAGCTCCGTTACCAGGGTATGACCCGTAACGTCCTGCTGGAAGACCCGCTCACCCCTGGTGTCCCTGTCATGTACGACGTTCTTGACGAGTACGGTCAGGCTTACATTCTTTCCGGTAACGAAGGTGAAGTCCGCGTGACACCCTTCGAAGGTAAGAAGGTTCCAGTCCGTTTGTTCCGTATCGCTACCTTCCCTCAGATTAAGAAGGAAGACCTGTGGTACCTGCGTGTGAACATCGTTGAGTACGCTCAGGACATGTCGAAGCAGGCAATCATGATGCAGGAAGACGCCCGTTTGATCACGGTGCTCGAGGCTGCCATCAACAACTACGCGGTTGACCCCAACCACGTTGTGTCGCCTAACCACATCGTTAACGAGCTCTCGGGTTACATCACCCCTGACTCGTTGTACGACCTCGTTGCCCTCATCGAAGTCCACCAGTTGGAAGCTTCGAGACTGTTGTTCAACCCAATCGACTACCGTGACCTCTACAAGTGGGACATCAACCAGACCGGTTGGGCCTTCAAGGACCGCGTTGTCGCTGGTGAGCGCATCGTTCAGTTCGGTGGTTTCCAAGTTCAGCGTTCGATCGAAGTGCCTCAGGGTACTGTCTACATGACCCCAAGCCCCGAGTTCCTCGGTGTGTTCCCCGTCATGTACTCGCTCGACGTCGAAGAGAACCACACCCCAGAGAAGTTCCACAAGGGTTGGGTCATGGACGAGCTCGTCTCCGAGATCGTTCTCAACCCACGTGGTCTGGGCAAGATCGTTAAGGCTTAGTCTTAACAAACGTACTAAGGCCGGGGAGGTCGGGTCCTTTGAGATCGCTCCCCGGTCATCGTACAAAATTCGAATTAAAATCTACAGATTTCCTAGATCTGTTAGCAGTTTGCGAAATGCGCAAATTGCCTTGAAACAAGGAGAAACAAAATGGCAAGAACAGTATCAAAATCAAGCGACACGGGTTCAGAGAGTACTCCAGTTCCAGTAGTGGACCTGGGTGGACACTTTGAAGACCACATTCCAGACGCAGCCGACAGAGCAGCAGCACTCCAAAAGCGTGCACCAGTTGCTTTCAAGGAACTGCAGGACATTAAGACTGCAGACTGGATTGAGAACTTGATGGCTGGTTCAACAGTGTTTTCTAGCGACAAGGGCAGCTTCAAGCTGAATGGCGCTGGTTACCACGGTAGCATCCAGCCAGTCGCTGAGGAGATCCGCAAGGATCCATACCTGTTGAGAGCCGTACAACGTGGACGTATTGCCTTCATTACAGCTGAAGAGGCCGAAGGTAAGATCGCTGAACTCAGAGATGAGAACAGCACAAGCGAGAGCCACATGGATCACCTCCGTGAAAGCCTCGCTGCAGGAGCTAGCGAAAATACAGGTCTTTACAAGATTCCTCTCCCTGACGAAGCAGAGCCTAAGGGCCCAGCTCAGACATGGGAACAGATCTGGAAGAACAGCACCAGTACTCCTAAGCCAAAGAACGTATAACAACCGGTGGACTGAAAAGCTCCACCTTCATAAGGAGCTTAAATGAGCGATGAGATCAAGAAGACAGTAGAGCCTGTTGTCGAGGCAACTGCCGAGCCATTGGGTGCTGTTATCCCCAGCGGTACGACGCTTAGCGGTACAACAATCTACAACGAGCCATGGTTCGGTCCTTGGGTCCCACAGACCTTCCCCGGTACCGTTAGCGGTGGCTATGCACAGCCTACCTTGAGTGGTAACGGCTGGGCTGGTCAAAACAACAACGGATTCGTTTTCCAAAACGATCAATACAACACAACCGTGAGAGGATTCTAACATGGCTACACCAAACCTTCCTAACGAGCAAGCTACAAAGGCTACACTCCGCAGCCTGACACGTGGAGGTGTTACACCAGGTGATGTCAACCCACCAGTTGACTATGCCATCATGGTTAATGCCATCTCTACGACCAGTGGAATCCTGGAGCTTTCAGTCCCAACCGGTAACACAAGCTTTGTTATTAGTGGTAGCAATGGTCTGAACTCTGCAGTGATTACTGGTACCTCTACTGGTACCAACGTCAATGGCCTCATTGCTGCTCTTGCCAACACGGCTCTTAGCGGTCAAACGTTCTTTGTGAACGCTGGTGGTGCTAACTACTTGAACAACACAACGACAAGCATTATCATTCCTAGCGGTGCTGTTCTGACTGTTGTCAGTGCTACGGGTACGGCTCCTACTATTACTGCTGCTTCTGGTACTGGCACCGAAGCTAACGCTTACCCAAGCTACGTTGGTACTCCTAACGCTACTCCAAACTGGGTTGATGACGTAACTGGTCACTCATACCAGGTTGGCTACGCTGGTCAGCTGGTTGTCAACAATAATGGTACCCTGAGTGGTGCAAACGTTGTCCAAACACAGATCCGTCAGATCTTCACCGGTAACGGTCCTGACGGTGGTAGCCAGACACAGCAGTACGCTGGTTACCAGGCTACCTACTCGGGTAACTTGTACCAGACTGGTCAGAAGAGAACGTACCGTCAGCAGAGCTAATGGAACACGTACCTTTTAATGTAAAGGTAGAAGCAGTAGTTATTAGAACCAATGGCACTCAGGAACAACTGGGTGTCATTGGTTCTACTACTTTAAAGGATAATAGTGAACACAGTATTGACATCGACAACAAGAAGTAGCCTCGTCAACGTCATCACAGGTTCTGGCTATTCCTTGAGTGAGCCAAAATACCTCTCTTTTGGAACTGGCTTAAGTCCTGCTTTACCTACCGATATTGCTCTTGGTAACCCTATTGGCAGTGTTATCTCTGGTACTGTTAGTACTCTTTCTACCGTTACATCAGGTGATACGTACTTTTGTACGGGTACTTTCACTGCTAGTGGAATTGTTTCGGTTACCGAGGTAGGCCTTTTTACCAGTCAGTCTAGTTCAGCTGTAGGATCAATTGCAAGTCAGGTTAACCCTACAGATACCACCATTACAGTGAGCGGCTACAGCGGCTTTCCAGGTACCTTTCCGTTCAATGTACAGGTGCTTACCGAAGTGATGACAGTGACCTCTGGCGATGGTACAAATGTCTTCAATGTAATTCGTGGTACAAACGGCTCTAGTAGAGTGACGAGTATTATTCCAACGCTTACCCCAGTTGTAGGACCAGCAGGGTATATGTTCTTGAAAAGTACGTTTTCAGGTATCAACCTATATCCAGGGGATAATCTTCAATTTAATATCAGCGTACAATTCTCTTAGGATCTAAATGTCTTACCCCACATATACAACTCCTAGATCTATCGCTGGCGCAGCTGCACCTTCTTACCTTTCTGCAACGCTTGCTAGTGGGTACTCTGCTGGTCAAACAATTACAGTTGGCAATACATCTGGCTGGTATGAGGTAAGCTCGAGTGGCACTGCTACAACAAATCCTTTGGGAACTAGCGGTGTATTTACGTTGGTGGTTGATTACGGCCTCAGCACAGAGGAAAAGATCCTGTGCGCATCCGGTGCTATCTCTATTGGTGTTAATGCAGTAATCCCAGTGTGGACAGACGGTACTTACAACGGCCGTGGCTGGGATGGCACAACATCGGTGGCTCACGCTACGGGCAGTGGCACGAACCCTAACGTATTCCTGGTTAGAACCGCGGTAGATGACCTTCAATTCAACACGTCAGCGGCCACGCTTACTAACAACCTTGCCACACTCTCTGGGCAATATGCTGTCACTTCCGGAATTGTTACAGCACAATCTGGTTACATTTCTACGATCTCAGGTAAGCAAGTTACTGATGAGACAAATATTGCTAGTTTGTCAGGTAGTTTGGCAACCCTCAGTGGTCAATATGTAATAACCAGTGGTATTGTAACCGGTCACACTGGTTCAATTGCAAGCATCAGCGGTAGCCTTAATACCCTGTCGGGGCAATTTGTTGCATTGTCAGGCGCCTATGCTGTAACCTCAGGGAACCTCAACACAACAAATGGTAACCTGTCAACATTAAGTGGCCAGTTCGTAACTCTTAGTGGAGCTTACGCAACCACTTCGGGTAACTTAAACACAACGAACACAAACGTTGCGAACCTTAGCGGTCAATTTGCTTCACTGTCTGGGCAGTATCTGACTACATCAGGGATAGTTACTGGGCACACAAGTTCAATTGCTTCAATCAGTGGCAGCCTAAACACCTTGTCTGGTCAGTACGTTGCTACCAGTGGCAGTTTAACCACGTTGAGCGGTCAATACGTTGTAACTTCTGGTAGTCTTACAACCCTTTCAGGACAATTTGTTGTTCTAAGCGGTGCATACGCTGCTACTTCAGGTAGCCTCAACACCGTAAGCGGAGTCGCTTACTCTGCTCTGCAACGCTCTGGTGGTACTATCAGTGGTGCATTGAATATCACCAGCCCCATCCTTGGTGGTGTAACTGCTACTAGCGGACAATCTCTTGTATGGAACAGCACACAATGGGTGCCAGCTACCATTAGTGGTGGCAGTGGAGGAAGCGGAATTACTTCACTTACAGGTGACGTAACTGCATCCGGTACGGGTGCGGTTGCTGCAACACTGGTAGGTACGACTGCTGTTAGTGGTGTAGTAAACACTATTATCAATGTTAACCCCACTGTTACAGGAACAGTTGCAAGCCTTGCCACCCTAAGCGGCCAATTCGTTGCGCTTAGCGGAGCATATGCAATAACGTCTGGTTCGTTGAACACCGTAAGCGGAGTTGCTTATGCTGCTTTGCCAGGCTCTGGCGGCACAATTAGTGGCAACCTTGTAGTTGCTTCTGGTCTCACTGTTAGTGGAACTATAAGTGGAACTACTGCTGTTTTTAGTGGTGGCGTAACAGCACAGTACTTATCAGTAAGTGGCATCCCAGGTTCTACGTCTGGTTCTAGATTCGTGGGTGCTATTTCAACTGGTATTAGTGGCATACCTTACGGTCCTAATTCTGGTACTTATACCGTAGGCGATTTTGTAACTGACCAAGCAGGTAAAATCTGGGTCTGCTATAGTGGCGGCACTCCTGGTCTTTGGACTACGACACTTTACAGTCTTCCTATCTATAGAACCTATAGAGGTGGTGTAGGCGCAGCAAATAATGCTAATGGTGTAAGTATCCCAACGACAGGATCGGGACTCTTGTTAGCACCCAATGAGCAAACTATTTTGCAAATTGGTAATACACAGGGTAATGGAGTTACCTGGACATTACCTTTTAACCCTCCAAATGGTAGCATTAATACTTTTATTAATACTAGCAATGGTTACTATACATATCTTTTGCCATCTGGTACGGATACAATTAATGTAAATAACACTGTTTATTCTGGTACTAGTAGCCCAGGTTTGTACATTGGTCCTGGTGCTTGGTACCAGTTTAGCTATGATGCTTTTGGACAGGGCAGTGGAAAAGGTGTTTGGTTTGCATTCTCCAGCAACCAGGCTCAATATTTATCTGGTAATTTTTCCAACGTTACAGTTACAGGCACTCTAAACGCTATTGGCCCTACGAATACATTAAGTGGGACAAATAATTTATTTGGTACAACAACTATTAGTGGTAGTTACGCTTTTTACCCTGCGTTATCAGGTACACCTACAGGAGCTGCAGGCGGTGATCTTACAGGTACTTACCCTAACCCAACGTTAGTTGGAACCACAAATGTAAGCGGAATTGTTAACACTATTATCAATGTTAACTCAACGGTGACAGGTACCGCTGCTAGCTTGACTACGCTAAGTGGTCAGTATGTTGCTACTTCAGGTAGCCTCGCTACACTTTCAGGTCAGTTTGCGACCCTTAGCGGCGCCTATGCAACCACATCAGGCAACCTCAATACAACAAATGCCAATGTAGCAAGCTTAAGCGGCCAATTTGCTTCACTTTCAGGACAATACTTAACCACCTCTGGCATCGTAACAACAGCAACAGGTAACATTGCATCATTGTCAGGCAGCCTTGCAACGTTAAGCGGACAGTACGTAAGTACTAGTGGTAGCCTTACAACTTTGTCAGGTCAGTTTGTAACGCTTAGTGGGCAATATAACACAACATCTGGTATTGTTACTGGTCAAACGAGCTCTATCGCGCTAATTTCAGGTAACCTTAACACTGTTAGTGGTGTAGCTTATGCTGCCCTGCCAGGATCCGGTGGAACTATTAGCGGCAACCTTGTTGTTGCTTCTGGTTTTACTGTATCTGGTACATCTACTCACATTGGTAACTCTACGTTTAGTGGTACTCTTACAGTGGCAAGTGCCATTATCAACCCTATCCTTCAGGGTGCTTATGAAGTTGTATCTTACAGTGGATCAACCGTGCTTAGCGGAACGGCTACTCCAGCTACGCTTAATGCAGCAAACAGCTCTTTCTATTTCTATAACACAGCACCATCTGGTTCATATACTGTGGCAATCACTGGTGCTCCAACAGTATCGGGTAGAAGTGCTACATTCGCTCTGCTGGTAAACAATGGTGCAACAGCCTATTTGCCCAATCAAATTACCATCAATGGTGTAGGCGCTTCTTCTACACTTGCACTGCCAGCCCAGGGATCTACAACTAGTGGTATTACTACCTATTACCAGGGTGGTACGTTGTGGTCATCAGCAGATGCAAGTACTCTTGACTCTTACACGTTTACTGTGATCTGCACGTCATTTACCCCAACATGGACATTGTTAGCAGGATTGACAAAGTTCTAATGCCATTGGTAACTACTTTTGCAGACGATGCTATTCAAGCATTAAGTCGTTTAATCACATCAGGGGGATCATTCTCATCCACGGTTCTTATTGTTGGTGGTGGTGGTGGGTCAATCGGTAGCACAAGGTATGGTGGTGGAGCTGGTGGTATGCAAACAATTACACCAACCATCACAATAGGAACTGCCTATACAATTACTGTAGGTTCTGCTGGAACAACTACAAATGGTGGTAACTCGGTATTCAACACTACAACATCATTGGGTGGTGGTACAACAAACAGTAGTGGTGGTTCTGGTGGTGGTAGTACAAGCGCAACCAAATATGCTGGTACAGCTGGTCAAGGTAACTCAGGCGGTGCAGGTACCACTACTGGTGTTGGTGGTGGTGGTGGCGCTGGCGGAGCTGGTATAAATGGTTTAGCAGGTGTCGGTGGTAATGGCGGCGCAGGACTTCAGAGTTCGATTACCGGAACGGCGGTCTACTACGCCGCCGGTGGTGGTGGCTACGCCGTTGCAAACCCTGGTTCAGCTGGTACAGGTTGGTCCTCAACTGGATATGGTATGGGTGCAGATGCTGGTACACCGGCCAATGCTACAGCGGGTGTAGTAATTATTTCTTTGCCAAATACCTACACCGGGACGCCGACCTCGTCGCTCGTCTACACCAAGACCACTTACACCGGCTACGTTGTGTTTACATTCAGAACGGCGGGTACAGGAACGGTAACTTTCTAATGCTAGGCAACCGAGGATATTACAGCTCAAACGCCAAGGTGTATGAAGGCTACCGTGGTATACGTAAGCTGCAATCTTATATATTAAACATCTTGTTGGTTGAATTTGGTAAAGTACAACCATTTATCAATGTTAATAATTATGCATTAGATAACGATCAAAATCTTGATAATGCTGGCAACTTCACTGCGAATAATGACCAGCCAGGTCTTAATTGGATAGAACCAATAATTCCTGCTAGCGAAGGGTACACCGCAGAAGAAGTCCTGCAACCCAATGACTTTACAGAACCTGACTATCCATCTGGCGAAGATGTAGTACCCTCTTAATTTTGCTGTAGATAATAGACCAAAGGAGATAGTATGAACGACACACGCAATGCACAAGTAGCTTGGGCCGAATGGGGCGTAGCTAATCACCAGCACTTTAATTACTCAGAAGGTGCTGACCGCATGAACGCCATTGGTATCTGGCCTCCCAAGTTCCCAATCAACACCGACTGCTCTGGTTCTTGCACTCTGTGGGCATTCCTTGCCAATGGTAATGACCCCAACGGCCTTGGGTTTGACCACGAAGGTTACACTGGCACATTCCTTAGCCACGAAGAGCACCTTGCTCTCTGGGTTAAGAATGCTAAGGGTGTTCTTGTAGAAGACGTTTTGCCAGGTGACTACGTAGTTTATGGACCCGGAACGGGCGAACACGTAGCGATTATCGTGAAGGTAAACGGCAATGATATCTTGACCGTTTCGCACGGCCAACAAGGCGGACCTGGCTACTGCTGGGTTAACACGCCAACAAAGACTCCAAACCCAAACAACTTCCCAGTCGATGGTCGTACCCCACAGACGTTCCTACGCAATGTAACTGACACAACAAAGCCTGTTCGCACACCTGCAGACCTTCCAAAGTAGGATAAATGGCACGCCAACGCGTTAATTTTTACTCAGGTGTAATCAGCTCCTTAGCGAGCTCTACTGCTGGAGCAACCACAACAATTACTGGTAACGGTTTGGGTGTGGGGTTCCCAGTGCCTAGTGCTGGTAATTACATTCCAATTACTCTTAACCCAGGTTATTTTGGTGCTAATAACACCAGTGGCCCTGAAATCGCCTACATTACACCAGGCGGTTCTAGCACGATTGCCAACGTTACAAGAGTAGTTGAAGGATCTGTTTTCGCTAGCGGTACCAATGTACCATGGGTGGCTGGGCCTGTTTTATCTGACTTTGATGCAAGCAACCTAAGTTCAAGTGGCGTTGTTACTTTTAACAATGGCCTTGTTGTATATGGTGGCGATTCAATTTATGGCGGTGATGTAGTTCAGCAGGGTAACTTAACTGTCAGCGGTAATGCTACTGTCAGCGGTAATATTAGCACCAGCGGAACGATCACTGCTAGTGGTGCAACGTTTACTACATCACCGAATGTTACTGGTAAGTGGATGTCAAATACCGCTATCAACCCTACCGGTGTTACCACTGGTTATTCAAACCAGGTTGCAGTTAGCGTTAGCGGTTATACCAATTACCTGATTAACTACACCATCAGAGTGGCAAGCTCAGCTAGTAATACACAAATTATACAAGCCGCCATCCAAAAAGCAGGTTCAACAATTAGCGTAAATGCACAGCAAACTACTTCTGCTGGAGCAACAAGCACGCTGACGATCTCACACCTGGACACTGGAGTCAGTACTGGTGTTATAACTTATGACGGTGTAGTCCTAATTGGTGGATCAGGTTCGACTGCCACAGTTGGTGGAATCGAAATGAATGTTATTGGTCTTAATTAATGAGAGTCCGCCCTATCCCACAATATGCTGCTGAGCCGCTTGGTATAACAACGTATATCAACGGCGGTTTGGCCGATCCTGACAACCAATACGTATGGCTTAACATCACCAATTCTGATAGCGGCACAGTTGTATTGGCATCAGGACAAGCAACCTGGGAAGGTACGGGAACGTATCAATACACTACGAACTCTAGCCAGACTGCAATCCAAGGTAATTACGCAGCTACATGGAACTACACGATTAGTGGTAGCCCAAGAACATACGTAGATAGCTTTGTTATTACTGATCAGATGCCATACTGGAGCAATCTAGACACTACTACTAGAGAACTTGTAACAGGCATTGTTCACCGTCTTGACAAGAGCTTTGACAGCACCGCCGGTGGCCCATATTTGCAAGAACTCAGCCAGAGTGGGTTCTTAATGTACGAAGAAGTTGCCATGGTTATGCAAGACGAAACCATGGACTACATCAACTTTGAGTTCCAGCCAATTTTTAGTCCAGCTTATGAAGTTGGTTTGAATGCGACTGTACCATTTCCGACTACGTATTATGGCGTTCTGGCTACACAAACGTATGCCCACTTTTTAAAGCATATTGCTCGCAATTATATTGAACAACCATCACCAACTGGCATGAATGCTGCTTGGATGGATCGCAGAGACTACTACAACCGTTGGTGGCAGTTGTATCTATTTGATAAAGAAATTGCTGACAAGCAGCTTCGTCAGATGAAGCGTCAGTACATGGTTGGATCTAAGCGAAGCCTTTTGGTCGCTGGTGGTCTTATCCCACGTATGTTCACAAACCCTGCACGCCCTCACTTCCAGTACGCTGCCGTAAACATGGGTGGAGCATAGTGTGTCAGGTATCAACCCACAGCCAGGCCCCGTTGTCTCAGGTAGCGGTGGCTTAAACACTCAGCTCGAGAGTCCTCTTCTTGTTGTTAAATCACGAGAGGCAATCACACAAGTAAACCAACAACGTTTTCACGATGAGACTTTGCAGTGGTTTGGTGAAGAATGCATTGTACGCTTGCTTTGGCGTGCTGAAGATGCTCAAGCGGGCCTCGTTGGGTATTGCCAACAGTGTCAAGATAGTCCTAACCCAAGCAGTCCTGATACTTCTATCCAAAGACGTGTTAGCAATGTTTACAAGCAGACTGGTAATAGCTATTGCGGTACCTGCTACGGAACAACATTCTCTGGCGGTTTTCAACCCATTTGTTACCACATTTATATGATGGCAGCTGACACAGAAGATGATCGTAGGAACCTTAGCACTGGTCAGTTCTGGAAGCAAAACCCACGCGTCCAATTCTCATGGTTCCCACAGATTCGAGTTGGTGACCTTGTGGTGCGTGTAGAGAGCTGGAACAATGGTTCGCCAACGTCAACCAGCGAGAGATTCCAAGTGAGTTCGGTAGCCCCACAAACCATTAGAACTGGCCCTGGTCCATCTGCTCAATACCCTTATCGTGTTGGCACGACACAACCATTCACCAATACTCAAATTATTGTTAGTCAACAAACGGTGCTCGAGAACGTTTGGCCTGGTCATCCCTACTACAACGTGCCAGTTATCTAATGTTTGAAAGCATACCTGCACCAGAACAATTAACAGAACGAATTGCTAGACGTGCAGTGCAAATTGCACAGGTTATTGGTCCACGTAGAACTAGCGCGAGTTTGAACAGCCTTTTCCCTATTTCTGATAATGGCATAATTGGCTTAGAAGTACCACCAGAGACTGCATATATTTTTGATCTTGAAAATGGCGTTAAAGCACACGCTATGATGGATTTAGCTGGTAGAGTAATTCCTATCAGAAAAACGGATGGAACAATAGCATTTAGAACAGCTAGTGCTGACAAAATTGGTACTATACCAATTATTAATAGAAATTTTAAAGACGGTAAAATTCAAACCGTAAAGCGTGAATGGTATTACCCAGAAAAACCAGGACTTCATTTTCTACAAAAATCATTGAAAATGAGCGTTGATGAATGGAAAAGAACAGCAAACACTAACGATATTGTCAATATGCTTATACAAACAGAGTATAAAGATGATATTAGTCAAATAGTATATGGAAGACCTGCTATCTAATGTTTACAACAGCCGTTAAAACAACAATTGTAGAAGCATTAAATGCTGGATTCAACGTGCTCAATTCTGGAACGCCTAGTGATACTGGTTTGGATCTCACCCCTAACAGCATTACTATCGAGTATCCACTCGAGCCAGTGCAATGGCCAGCAATTTTTGTACAGTTTAGACCAAGCAAGATCCAATGGTCCGGTATTAACCCAGATACATATGCGATTTCTACATCAGGCATTACCATCAGCGGAGTAACCTACTCGGGTCTTTCTGCTGATAGAACTGGTTATTTTGAAGGTAGTATTGACTTACAAATCATGGCAATGCACTCTGAAGAGCGTGACCGGCTTTATGACAGCGTTACAAACATGATACTTATGGACAATATTAGCGCAGCTAGCACTGCTTTTGTCCAAAGTATTTACAACAATTCCCTGGTTGGTCTGACACTGCTCTTGGATAGCTTTACCCCACTAGGAGACAGTGTAAGCCCAGGAACTCCATGGAGCCCAGAAGAACTTACTTATGAGGCAAGCGTAAGAATCCGTTGTATTGGCGACTTCTACGAGACCAAGTATGACGTTCTTTACCCCGCAATTACCAGCGTTACCGCTTCGGGGCAGATGGTACCAACATACCTTACTCTCTCTGGTTATATTAACCAGAATCTTTACGGGTTTTAATCCTAATATTTTGTAAAAGAAACATTGTAAAACAGCAATTAATTTGCACAAGGCATTGAAGGAGAATGTATGCCTAGTCCCATTTCAAACTACTCGATCCCGGGTGTTTATGTTACGCAGTCTGGATCACAGCTAACATCTATTGCTCCAACTGGTCTTAACATTGCCATTGTTGCCGACGATGTCGTTCCAGGTTACAACACCGACACGTTCTATAACGTTGTTGCAATCAGTGGTATTACCATTGGTCAGCTCAGCGTGCCAATGGTTAACAACAGCTCGACTGGTACTTACACGTCATATTCTGGTTACACAGTTACCTGGGTCAGTGGTACCACAGTTGTTACAGGTACGTATGGTGTGAACTTTAACATTGTTCCTGGAACAACTACCAACTCATTCAGTTACATTACAACAAGTGGTGTGACAGCATCATCTGCTCAGGCCCTTCCAAGCGGTACCGTGCAGGTTACTTACGGTCACAACTGGGGTGCTTACGGTACGTTCTACAACTACAACTCAGCTGCTAACCAAATTGGTACTTCTATCAGCGGTTCAACCATTACGCACCCTTCGCTGCTCGCTACGCAACTTGCATTCTCCAACGGTGCAGGTAGTGTAACCATTCTTCCAGTCGCAAGACTTGCAACGCTCGGTAGCGGTTCTGCAACCGTTAACGACTGGACAAACACATTCACAACAAGCGGTACTGGTAGCAACCCAGTTTACGCATCAACGCTTCCAAACATTGACGTAATTGTTCCGCTTTATGGCCACGTGTACACCAGCGGTAACACATATGGCCAGGTGATCCCTTACGGTACAAATACGGTTGCCGGTGCAATTGTTTCTTACCTCGCAACCCAATCTGGCGCTGGTGTGTTCCAACGCGCCTTCTTTGGTATTGATGGTACAACCAACCAAGTTAACGCTAGCCAAATGCAGGTTTTTGCTAGTGGTATTGGTTCTAGCACAGCCGGTAACAGAATTAGTGTTCTTTACCCACCACAGGTAAACTACAACCCAGGCTTGAGCACATCAACTGGTCTTACCAATAACAACTTTAACATCCCTGGTTATTACGTTGCTGCTGCTGTTGCCGGTACTTTTGTTGGTCAAACAAATGTAGCAACTCCAATTACCAATAAAATTATTAATGGGTTTAACTACACTCCAAGTCAAATCTCTTTGATTGATGCACAGACAAATTACCTGCCTTATGGTATTACAACTATTTTCCAAAAGAGAGACGGAAACTTCTGGATCCTCCAGGGTTTGACAACAAACACAACCAACTGGTTGACGCAGGAAATTTCGATTCAAGCAATTGGTGACGCTCTTGCCAACCAGATTAGAACTGCGCTGCAGAACACAAACCTTATTGGTGGTCCGTTGACGCAGAACACAGCCGGTGCTGCATTGGGCGAAGTCCAGGCACAACTTACCTTGGCAGTGGCAAATGGTTTGATTCAGAGTTACCAGAACCTGTCTTACACGCTTAACCCAGCCACACCAACGACAGTTAACATCTCGTTCCAGTACGCTCCAACGTATCCATTGAACTACCTCCAGGTGGTTTTGAGCCTCAATACTCAGACTGGTACCGTACTGACCGTTAACCAACAAACCAACCAGGCAACTTACTAGGAGTAACTTATGGCAAGTTCAAAGTTTCGCGTATTAGGTCACTATACGTCATTCATGTACCGAGGCAAAGTTCTCAACTATGCTCAGGTTATCAACGAAGTTGGTCCTCAGCCTGTCGCAAACGTGCAGGTTATCCAGCCCCTCGACTCAGCCTACCCAATTGAAATTGCTCTCCCGGGTGCTTTGCAAGCTGGTCGTCTCGAAATTACATTCTTGGAACAATGGAATGCAGAAGTCTGGTCACAGCTTGGTGGAGAATTCACCACTGCATCTGACTTGCTCGACGTTTTCAAGGCACAGCTGGCTCAGGGCGAAGTCCAGTGTGTAAAGATCATCAATAAGCCTGATGGAACTCAACGCAGAATTGTGTACCAGGGCTGTGTCGTAACTAACGTCACCATTGATGAAACTGTCCAGATTGGCTCAATGACAATCCCTAAGACTATCCAGATTATGTATCGTTCTAGAAAAGAACTCCTGTAGGAAAGGTAATAAAATGTCCGTACGTTCATACGTTATTCAATTGCAAGCAGGAGTTGGCCAGGCCCTTCTTCCTGACCACCGTAAGATGCTTCCTGGCGTTCAGTACGTCGTGGATGCTGACACGTTCTCGAGAATCAGTCTCGGTGCTCGCCAGAACGTTATCAAGGTTGTTTCTGTAAACACAGACAACACGTCTACTAGTGGTACGTTCTACCCAGCACAGACTTCGACTGGTTACAACCTCCAAGCACTTGGTGGTGTTAGCTTCCAGAACATCTTGTCACAGACAAGCTCTACTCTCAGCGGTATTGCTGGTTCGTTCAGCATTGCTGGTTTTGCTGCACAAGGTGCTTCTGCCGGTGGTGGTGCTGGTGCCGGTGCTGGTATCGGTTTGCCAAACGCAGTGCTTAGCGGTTCTGCCAACAACTACACGTTGACTGGTCCTGACGGTGCTCGTTATGCACTCGTTTACAACGAAACAGGTGCCACCATTTCCGGTGGTTGGTCGACTGTTTGGACAGACTACAACAACCGTTTCGTTGGTGTTGCTGCCTCTGGTGCTGCTCTGGTTGTTAAGCAAGATGGTTTGGGCACGTCTTACGTGATCAGCTCGAATGTTTCTTACTCCGGTTCAGCTACCAACAACAATGGTACTGTGACTTCTATCGGTACTAAGGCCGGTGAATTCGCTGGCATTACTCTTGTCAACCTGCCAGCTAACAACTTTGGATTCATCCAGATTGATGGTATCCACCCCAACGCTGCCGTTGCTTCCGGTACTCCAGTTGGTACAGCTGTTGGTCTTGTTAGCACCAACACTAACGGTACTCTGGCTGCTCCTACCAATACTACACCATCGGTTTCCAGCACCCTGGTTGTTTCCGGTACTGCTCTGGCTAACAACATTGCCGGTACAGTCCTTACAACCCCTGCTTCCGGTACTGGTACTGGTCAGTTCTTTGCACAGGTTGAGCTCCGTAGCCGCCGCGTCAAGAAGCCTTACGTTCGCTTCCTGAATAAGAACTAGAAATTTAATAAATGTTCTGGTAGGCTGTTGACAAAATAGCCCTAGACCTGAAGGTAACATGACAAACGTTAATAACGAGTTCGACAGCAGTAAAAATGTTGAGACTTTTCCGGACGAGTGGAAGGACGAATTCGAGGGTCTCTTGTTTGTAGGATATCTACAGCGAGAGATCACTCGAATTCCCTTCCACAAGTTCGTTGTTAGGACTCTAACAATCAATGACAAGTTAGAGATCAGCCTCTTGACTAAGCCTTACCTCGAGAGTGTTGGCTATGGTCGTGCTTATAAGGCGGCAGTGGTTGCTGCGGGTCTTGTAAGCGTTGATGGTAGAGAACTAGTACCTAGTAACAAAAACATTAACGTTATTAAGCAAAAGTATGATTATGTAGTCAACAACTGGTATGACACTACCGTTGAGTTGCTTTACAACGAGATTGAAGCACTTGAAAATAGAGTAATTATTGTACTCCAAGAGTTGGGCATTATTAGCCCAGTAGTTCCAATGAGCATCTTTGAAGATGAAGATGAGGAAATTGATATCCCAAAAGATGGGAATCAGACCCTTACGTAGTTGAAAAAAGTGAGATTGCCTATGTAACTGGTGTTCTTACTAAACCTGATCTAAATGTTGTGCAAGAGAAAATTCTCATAACAGTTATTGCACGTAAAAAGAATCAGGAAGCAGATCTAGAGTTAATGCGTTTTGAAAATGCCATGTTGATCAATAACCCTGGCATGTATCAAGAGTATATTCGTAATAAGGAAAGTGCTCCTGAAAACGAAGGTGCTGAGTGGAAGGCTCCAGAGACTGCCGAGGAAGCTGCAATACTTCAGAAGATGTTTGAAGAAGCCAGCGAATTGGCTAATCAAGCTAATGATGAAAAAGCTGCCAACGAAGATTTTATCAGGCAAGTAGAAGAAATGAATTTGTTTAACGGTATTGACATAGATCAACTTGGAGGTGATGAATAATGGCACAAAATGATGATTCACTCCAAGTAAATTTAGAATTTACTGACAATACCGCACCACTTATTCAAGGTATGAGCGCCGCCGCTAGCGTGGCTGGCGAAATGCGTTCCGATATGGAAGCCATCGAGCAGGCCATGGGTAGCATTGCTGATCGTGCGGACGCAATGCGAGCAGCTTACCAAGAAAACAGCGAGCTTATTAGCAATATGAAGCAGCTCTTGGAAACAATTGCTAGCATCAACGCAACAAACCAAACAAGCCTTAGTCAAAATATCCAGCAGATTAACGAAATGCTTCTTCAGACAAGAGGTCTTGGGGGTAACGTCGGCCATGTTATGACCATGCTTGGTATGGCGGGATCTCCTGGTGTTGGTAGCGTCAATGGTTATTCATACAATAGTAACCAGAGCACCTCTAGTCAGGACTTTAGTGGGTATGTAGGAAGTAGCTACATTAGCACTGGTGATTCAACGAGCCCAACTGCCACTCTTGGCGACTGGTTTAAGGGTATTCGTGCTGTTAAGCGTGCTATAAAAAATCCTACTGGCACTGTTGAAGACAATAGTGCCACAAGAGCAATCCCATTGCCAACAGCCGGTAGTGGTGGAGGCTCAAGGAAACCACCAAGGGTATTAACAACTGGCGGCCCTTCTGGCCCCATGGACGATGAGCCAAGGATTAATGATCCTGACTTTAATGAAAATTGGATCGGTGTAGATTTACCAGAAGGTGATTACATTGAACCAGAAGGTGTTTCTAGTCTATATACAGACCAGTTAAAAAACCGTTGGAATAAACTCAATTTGCCATTGGATGCCTCTGATCCAGCATTGATTGCCTATAAAAAAATGAATAGGACTGTCAAAAATGCTATGGGTCAAGGCCCATTGGGTAAAAAACTTTATAAGAGATGGCAAAAACATCTTGTAAATTCCGGCATCACACCAGAAGCTCTTAGAGAAGCAACAGCTTCAATGGGTGCCCCTGAATATACTCAAATAACAGATGAGTATGGCGATTTCATTGATCAAAAGATCAGAACAACACCAGTCCCTGAAGACGTACAAGCCCAAACTCTGGACACTGCTAACCAAGTTGCCCGTATTTTTAGTAGTGGTTTGTATGAGTCTCTCGCTAAATTTACTGGTCTTGCTACTGCTGTTAAAAACGCTGGCGGTGCGATTGGTGACGTTTACTCTGCTGCACAAGGGCAAATGGGTCAGATCAGACAACTTACCAATGCTACTTATATGCAAAATGGAGCATTTGGTGAAGTTGACTACGGTCGTACTTTGAACCTGGGTGTCCAATCGTGGATGAAGTCGTGGGGTGGTTTAAACCCATTTTATAATCAAGCACAAGTGCAATCAGCACAAATGGGTGCAGCCGCTCTTGGTCTAAGAGGCGGTGCCCTTAATGGTTATGTAGACACATCTTTGGATATTGCTCTCCGTCGTTGGGGTATGACGCAGGACCAGTTTAATCAGTTCTCAGCACAAGCAATGGGTGCTGGTTATATGACTAACAACTATAACCAATACATGCAGCAATACAATGCTGCCAGAGACTATGCCAATGGCAATAACAATACATCTCTAGGCTATGCAAACTACGCGTTTAACCAGGGCGCAAACTCTGCTGCTGCTATGGGTATGGGCAATGGTTACGCTGCTGCTCGTCAAGGCTACCTCGCAATGCAGTTCGGTGCTGGTAACTATGTTGCTCAAGCTGCTGGTATGACGGGGAATGAACTACAAGGATCAATGCTTGGCAATGTTCTTCTTGCACAGAATCTTGGTGTAAGCGTTATGGGCCTTTATGGCAAAGAATTGCAGCTTGGTAAGCAAGGTGGTGCTGGTGCACAAACCCAAGCAATGGCGCAAAATGCCAGCAATGAGCAGATCCTTACTTGGGCTGGCATCGATATTAAATCCCAATACAAAAGTCATAGTGATTTTAGTACAAAGAATGCAAACGCCATTGAACGATTGAATTTTATGTTGAATTCTGGGCAGTTGCCTGCTGCTCTGAGCAAGTACGGTGCAAGCTTCCAGCAAACAGATACCTGGGCATGGAGCGTTGTTCAACAACACCAACGTCTTACTCACCCTGGACAAAGTGGCGGTCTTTTGGGCCACATCTTTGGTACAGACCTTGGCCACGCTTTGAGCAACATTGGTCACGCTGCTGCAGGAGTGCTAGACATACCAAGTGCAGTAATTGGTAAAGTCTACACTGGTGCATCAGATGCAGTAATTGGTATTGGTGGTGCTTTAGCTGGTCAATCTTTGGCTGAAATTAAGAGTGAACAAAACACTTGGCACCATTACACATGGCAAGATGTTGGAAGTAAAGCGCTGGGTGTTGGTCATGACTTAATTAATGCTGAACAAGCTGTCAATAGAGACTGGGGTGGTGACGTTAAGAATTGGACTAGAAACGTTGTATCCCAAGGCATCCCAACACTTGAGACCGGTGGGGCTAATGTTCTCGCTTCATATGCCACTGGTAGAGATGTTTTAGGTGGTGGAACTTTTGCAAGTCACATACCAGGTTATGGCGGATCTGGTGGATCACAACAGTCTATTGAAGTAAATATTCACCCGAATGCTAAACATTTGATTACTGCAGCAGTTAAGTCGGCAACAAATGGGTTTAACAATGGTCAAGTACCATTGAATAGACAACCTGGTATAAATAGTATAATGGGTTAACCATGACACAGTTATTTATCAACAGTCAAGAAGTAGCAACGTTAACAGACAGAGTTGCTCAAAAAACATATAGCTTCCCGTTCAATATTAATACAATGAACTGGAACTATGAGCTAAACACTCAAAGCTTTAGTACAATTGGTGGCCGAGTCACCCAACTTTTGTCAACAAAGATCACAACACTTGTTATCCAAGGAGACGCTGGTAGTAGATACAATCTCCTGCAGCTTTGGGAAAACTACAAGTCGATCCAGGATGGTCAAACCCAGCACAAAATATCAGCAATTTTTTCTGTGCCAAGCCAACCTGGTCTAGGGTTCTATGTTTGGTTGGAAAACTTCCAAATGGGGTTCGGCACCACCACAGTTTCTTATGAATACACATTGTATATGGAAGTACAAATAGACGTTGGCCTTCTTGCCACCAACGCTTCAACAGCAGATGCATTAAGTAGGATTGTTAATAACAATGGTGGAGAGATCGGGTTCAGCAGTCAGTTCACCGGCCTAGACACATCTCTTGTAAACCTTCAATTCAAAGACGTTGAAAGCGCACTCAGCACGGGTGCAATTTATGGTACGACCAGCACAACACCGAGGTAATAATGCAAAACGATATTAACTCAAACAAAATTAGTACTAATTACTCTAACTGCAGAATATCAGGGCCCATTTTGCACCCAGATAAACAAGACATTGTGATGAATGGTTTTGCCTGGAGTAGTTCTCTTGGTATGATCCATCAGGTTTCACCTATTTCTGACGGGAGTTTGCAGCAATGGCTGGGAACGCAACAGTAACGTTGATTAACGATCAGGGTAACCAACAAAATTACGAGATTTGGATTCAGGGTATCCAGACAAGCTCGAGCACAGAGTTCTCTGCTGTACAAGTGCGTGATGCTATGCAATGGCAGCCAATTAGACGTGCAGAGCGATTCATTACTTTTCAAGCGATATGGCCTTTAATTGGTACAAGCAACGATATCCCAGTTGGGTTTGAGGACCTTGATCCACACGATGGTTTTGGCAGAATGAATAAGTTTCAGAATGCCATCCAATTGCATCAAATTTATGGTGGTATTGGATCTACCAACATACCTATGCTGCTTAACTATTATAACAACTCTGATACTACTTCTCCTATTTACAACCCGTTAATTGGTTTGCAAAAAACAAATCTTTATTACAGAGGTTGGATTAAAAACGTAGAAAAACAATACGTTCGTTTTCAAAACTTATTTATTACTAACTATAGTATGAATATAATTATGGATAATTATGCAGATACTCCACCAACTATTATTCAACCGCAAGCAAATGTTACTTATGCTCCAACAGCAGCAGACCAACTCGCATACGGTTCAAGCTGGCTGAATATTAATGCAATGGCATCAGCGGCAGATAAGATTAACATCACGTACGTACCAGCGTCTGGTACACCCGTATACGATTTATCTTCGGCTTCTGCATCTGGGAATGGTACAACAACATCATGAGTTTTAATCAATCAGGTACTTTTATTTACTCGCCGGATATTAGTGTTGCTATCAGCACTGTTAACAATGGTGTTATTGACGTATCAGCGGATATTGTCAATTTTCAAATGAGTCGTAATATTAATTCTGTTAGTACATTTAGTTGTACGCTCAATAACCCTTTGCGCAAATACAACAGAATGATTAACACGATGGACAGAATCACTGTGTTTTTGAAAAGAACCCAGTTTGTTCAATGCTTTACTGGTCTTGTTACGTATGCGCCTATTGAAACTCTGGTGCCAACACCGATCACAATCCAAGCAAGCTGCACACTCTATATCCTTCAGAATACATACTGGGATGACACGCTGCTTGAATTCCAGCAGCTCCTTCTTAACATGTTTGACCAGACTGCTCAGAGCACTGACCAAACACAAAACGACGGTGGTGTTGGCCAGGCATTGGTAAACGTTCTCTATAGAGTGGCTGGATGGGACCCAAATGCTATTCACGTGCAAGGAATCCCACCAAAGTTTTTAAGCAATGCTGTCCAAGCATATAAAAACATTATTATTTCCAGCGAACTTGACCAAGCTTCTGTCGTTGAACTGGCTGCAGTACTAAGCGCCAATAGCATTACAAGTGGTAAAACAGTAGCGAATGGTGCTTATACGTTTAATGGGCTAGAAACTTTAAATAGCAACTCTGCCCCTGATGGCGGTGTTGGTGTTAGCGTTTCTGCTTCTCAAGCAGGTGCATTTATTACACAGCCAATTGTTAATAGCAAACAAAACTTCCCAGGACCAAATACTCTTAACCCTGTAAACATTAATCAGATCACTCAAGATATTTATTACTGCTCAGCACCATGGTCTTACTTGTCCTATCAAAATATGAGTGGTTTGACAGACAAACAAAAACAAAAGAATCAGTCAATCATTGATAACGCCAAAAATTGGCTTAGCACTAACCCAGCTACCGGCAATAATGATGGCAGACTTTTGCTCGTATGTAACCAATCGACAAGCAAAGTTGTTGCTGTGAGAGCAACAAGCATTGCACAGCAACCCAACGAATCATTAAAGGGTTACGCTGTATACGCACCCTATGTAAACTTTCTACAGTTACACCCTGGCATCGTTGCTTACCTAAATGGCAAAGTCGGTGATCCAACTGCATGGAAGTCGACCATTGATCCAGGTGTAGCAGACATTACTTTCCAATGGGCTGATTCAACAAAAGTTTCTAGTGCAGGCAAACTCCCAGACCTTGATTCGCCACAGTCTAAAAACTACCTTACGCCAAACCAAACAAGCCTTGGTGACCCCAGCGTAGTAAACAAAGCTCTTGACGCAATGGTATTCGCACTTGTAGGTCAGCTTGGTGACTCATATAGCGAGTCAAGTAAAGGTAGAATCAACCCAGGTGCATACGGCACTGGCACTGGATCATTTGACTGTTCAGGTCTTGCTTCATGGGCTTATAGCAAGATTGGTATCAACTTGAATGGTTGGCCTTACTGTGATACATGGTCACTTTATGGCCCTCAAACAACCCCAGGTCAGAGCCCATCGGGTACTTACACGCAGGGCGCAGAACCTGGAACATACGGCCAATGGATTCCGAACACGCAGCAACCACAAAAGGGTGACCTTATTTTCTGGGAAGTGCCGCTTGATGCACAAGGTGTGCCACCAGGGAATCCTAACCTAAATGCACCGCAGCACGTATCTATTATGGTGGCAAACTTTGGTGATCCAGGGCCCGCAGGAACAAAGTTTGAAGGAACAAAAGGAAACCCTGACATTGGTTACCTGATTGAATCGTCTGGCGGTTCACTTGGGCCAAACATTCAACAAATTAGTTGGAGTGCAATGGCCAATGGCCAATGGCTATACTCAGGCCAGTCATATACAGCTCGTTCTATTGGCTGCCGTAGACCTATTACGTTGCACCCAGCTTGGGGTCAAGCTGCAATGCAGAACTTTAGCATTATTGCTTCTGCACAATCGAACTCAAACATTGTTGCCCCTGGCACAAGCACAGGTACTAACCCATCGACTGCTGTTGGTGCTACATCACAGACCGCAGACCCAAATAATGCAAACCAAAGAGCAACAATTAGCATCGCTAACTCGTTTAACAACTTGATGCAAATGCCAAGTTTTGACGTAAGAGCTAGTTCTATGGTGGGAACACCTCGAGCATTTTTGCTTGACAACCCTGTGATGCAAGATATTACTCAGATCATCGGTGCTGGTTTGCGTCAGTATATGAGTGCACCGAATGGCGACTTCGTTGCATGGTTCCCAGACTGGTATGGTGTATACGGTACTGACCCAGTGCTTGAAATTAGTCCTGTAGAGATTATTGACTTCCAGATCTACCACGATGATACACAATTGGCAACACACGTTGGTATCGTTGGTGACACTAATGGTATTGGTCAGCAAGTCAGCTTTGGAGACTATATGACAACCAATGGTATTGTTAGCATCCAAGACGTATCAACAATGAGAATTCTTTTTGGTAATGATTTTAGCCAAAATACTGGTGCTGATGTTGCTGCAACGCTTGCTTATACTAAGTTTTTAAATAGATATGGTATTAGACCATTTGTACAAGAACAAAATATGATTCACAGTCATATTATGGAATACATGTACGCTTTGTACACGTTTATGAATCAATGGTCTAACCAATTCTCGAGTAGTATCCAGCTTACATTCATGCCTGAACTTTATCCAGGCATGAGAGTTGTTATGAACCTTGACGATGAACAAGGTGGCACTGTACAATACAAGTTCTACTGTACATCTGTTCAACATTCTGGCGACAGAACAAATGGGTTTACTACACAAGCAACGTTTACTGCCCCGATGAAGGGTAATAACATTATGCACTACGGATTGAATATTGGATCATAATGAGCGTTTCAGGAAGACAATACGATAGAAACAGTGGCGTGAGAAGAGTGGTCTTAACCACTGGACCAATTCTTCACCCGCTCAGTAAAGCACCCAATGCTTCGCAAAATTATTATTGCCTTGCCTTGGACATGAAGGGTTTTCAAGTCCAAATTGACTTGCAAGCTATCCCAGCCGGAGTAACCCTCCAACAAATTCAGCCAAATCAGGTATGGTGGGTAGAGAAGCGAACAACTTTATACAGGCTTTACTTGTATGGTGGAACAATGGATCCACAAACGCGTCAGATTGATAGTACAGGGTTGTTGCCTAATGATACAACTGCTAAGTATTACGCTAATTACTACAGCACTGTAACCCAAACAGCCCCTTTAGCTAATACACCATATGCGACTACCTATAACGTAACATCAGATGCTAATGGTTTCAATGTAGACTCTACGGGTAGTCAAATTACAGCACAGTATGCCGGAACCTATCAGTTTATCTTTACAGCACAAATCATCAACAATAATTCATCAGGAACTGCCACTAACAATATTAGTTTTTGGTGCAGAATAAACGGTGTAGATGCACCTTGGAGTGCTGGTGAATACACAAGTTTTTCAAAGGGTGGCGGCGTTACACCAGGTTTGGTAGGAAGTTGGAATTTTATTGCTGAAATGGAAGCTGGGGATTATCTACAGCTGATGTGGGGCGTAGACAACTCCAGCAATTATTTGCAACTTGTAGCACAGCCAAACCCACCATACGGACCAGCTGTGCCGTCTGTAACCATAACAGCACAGCAAATATAATGTACTACAACCCTTATTTTGCATAAGATATTATGAAGACGATTACAGTTAGCAATGGCGATATCCAGTTAAACAATGGTAAAATACAGTTTGTCACAGGCCAAAATAAATTGATTCAAGACATCCAGCTGTGGCTTATGGAGCCTCTTGGAACTGGTTTTACCACACCAAACTTTGGTAGTCTTCTAGTTGGTATGGTTGGTGGTGCCCAAAATGGTGCCACACAAAGCACCATAACCAATGAAATTAAAAGAGTATTACAGCTTTACCAGGCTCAACAAGTATATAATCTTAAAAACGCTCAGAACACAGCTACATTGGCCAATTGGAACAGATCTGAAATTATACAAAGTATTAATTCTGTAAACGTTTCTGTGCAAAATTCAACTGCAGTAGCAAATGTTAGTTTATTGACATTGGCAAACAGCACAATTAATATTAATGTAATTATCAATAGCAATGGAGTCAGTGTAAATGGCTGATACAACAGGTGTACTTGCCAGACTGCAGGCAGCATTATCTATCTATGACCCAACATGGGACGTTAGCCCAGGTAGCGCCACCTACAAGATTCTGGAGTCTGTAGCGCAAGAGATCGCTATAGCCAATAACAATTCGACGCTACAAACATATAGCTACGATATCAATACAAAGTTCGGTGCCGAGCTTGACGCATTCACCAACCTTTTTGGTGTTTATCGCCAGTTGGGTAAAAGAGCTTCTGGCCTTGTAACATTCTCTACCGGTGGAACCGCTGCGACCTCCATTCTTGACATCCCAGTGGGTACTCAGGTCGCCGTGCCAATTAGCACTGGGTACGTTTCGGCAGTTTACTTCTCAACAACAGCCCCAGCCATTATTGGTATCGGTGACACTTCTACTGACGTTCCCGTAGTTGCTACAATTCCAGGAATTGTTGGCAACGTACCGGCTAATACCATCACCAGCATGACTAGCACCATTGTTGGTGTTACCACGGTAAACAATGCCAATGCTATGACTGGCGGTATTGATCCTGAGTCTGACACAGCTCTTAGAAGCAGATGGCAAAATACTGCTTTCAACAACACTACGGGTACTTACGGTAAATATAACCTTACCGCTTTGCAGAACCCGAATGTAACTTACGCCAACTCCATTGGGCCAGAAACGTTTTACTCTGAGCAGTTGCAGATCAATTCAACGCTCGGTGCAACAGCTAGTGGTGGTACAGCAACATTAAACCTCGTTGCATACAGTGGCATGACTGTCAATAACGTTACCTATAGTGGTGCCACAACAGTGACTGGTATGACCATTAGTGGAACAACCACTCCAGCATTTTTGCAAACAACTTTAAACGCAATGATCTCTGGAGTTTATCCATCCATTGTTCTGAATAGCGGTTTTGCTTATACAGTATCAGGCAACAACAATATTCTTAACCTTGGAGCGACAGGGACATTCACAATTAGCACAACGCTGCCTAGCCCGTACCGATTGCTTATGGCCGGTAGCGGTGGCACTGCAACAAACAGCGGCATTACTAGTAGTGGTAACTATTACTTTTACGACTACGTAACTTCAAACAACCCAGACGTTGGTGTATCTGGTACGCTTTCCTACAATGATGGCAACACCGTCTCAGGTTCGCCTTCATTCTCAGGCCAATATGCTTTCAACGGTTTGTTGTACCCACAAGGGAATGAACTTATTGGTAACAATATTAATGCTTGGAATCAAACAGTTTATTCTAACAATACTGATTATTATTACCCAAGTGGTACGTTAACACCACCTTTAACATTAAACATTATTAATGGGACTAACAATACAAACTTGTTTAATGGTAATACAATCCAAGTAATTTCAGAATACATTCCAGCTGCTAGTAGAACAATTTCCGTTTCTAGTGGTAACTTTGTGGATATTTTTGTTAATGGTACAACAGCTGCCGTTGCTCAATCACAATCTGTTTTTAACACCACTTTTACTTTGTCTTCAGGCAACAATGCAAAGTATTTGAACACAAACTACTATATTCTTGCCAGTGGTGCGATTGCGTCTCAAAACACTGCTACGTCTAACGACATTTATGTGCCACTTGATTTTCAACCAGTTATCAACTTTCCTAGCCAGTTGAGCACAGCAACAAGCGGTGTTGCAGATACTGTATTTCTTTTCAACCCAACGACTGGCAGCGGAGTAACATACCCAATTGCTCTTAATAGATACCCTTACATTTCTTTCAGTGGTACAGTCGCTTCAGGATCTGCTGCTTCTGGAACAAACTTTATAAACGTAACGAATGCTAATACATTCCTTTATCCAGGACTTGCGCTTGCGAACAATAACTTGATTGTTTCCGGATCTCAGTACTACATCAGTAGCGTTTCTAGCAGTGGTATTACATTGAATAAGAACGTAAGCAGCAGTGGAACTAACGTTGTTTTGAGTGGTAAAGCACTGGTCTATCCAGTTTACGATAACAGCATCAACCAGAATAGTGTATTCGATACAACGGGATTGGCATTTGTGCCTGGTGCAGGACCGTCTGGCTGGCCAACGTTGCAATCAACAAACGGTTATATTTCTTACACTTATAACTACAATAGCGATGTTGTATCTGTAGAGAATCTTATCCAGCAGAGTAGGCCAATTGGTGTTAATACATTGGTGCACATTGCTTCTTTTATCCCCTTGGTGATCAACGCAACGATCGTTGCTGTCAACGGATATAGCTTGAGCACAATTGAATCAAATATTTACAATCAGATTAGTTCTTTGTTCGGTAAGTATTCTTACCTAGGAACAATCTCGTTTGCTAACTTAAACACAAACATTTTGAACGTTCCTGGCGTTGCCAACTCAAAAGTGACAAGCGTCTCTGTTGTTGCTTATGATGGCACGATTATCAACACGTTCACAAAAGACTTTAACCTTGCTAGTAACCAATTGCCACAACTCAGCTCGATTAATTTTACGGTTAGAGGGGCAAGCAACTTCTAATGGCTGGCAACCTGTTCCCAATTAATCTTCACTCCACCTTTTTACAGAAGGTGTCTAATTTCCCTGAACAGGTATACAACTTCAATGACGGTGATAATCTCACTACATTAATGAAAATCCTTTTGGGTAACAGTGGGACAGGGCAGTTAAACAACATTCAACTTGTAGCAAGACTTAGTCAGCAACAAATTGAATTTAGTAACTTGGACAACATTCTTGGTATTATTCTTGATATCAGCAGATCTTCTTCTGAAATCTATAAGTTTTCTACCAACCCATTTATTGACCAACTGTTACAAACTCAATGGCAAGAAGTAATTACTAAGGATGCTAGCTACCGAGAACGCCTCCTTGGTGCCGCCGAAGCTTTTCAAATTGGTTGTACGCTTTGGGGGATCCTTACCCTGTGTGAAGCATTAACACAAATGAATTTTTACGTTGTAGAATCCTGGAGAACCCCCGGGTATGGGCGAGCAATCAACAGCCAAAAAGAAATCGTTTTAATCCCACTAGTTGATAACAATAGTTTTTTTACTTGGGATCAATCAAAAGCTTATTTAATTCTACAAACAATACAAAAAATTTTATTTTTTGATATGCAAATTAGCTTTGGTACGCCTATTACAACTTTTACTACGTACTCAGGTGCTAATGTAACTGTTACTACATCAGGCGTCACTGCAGTGCCGAGTGGGTATTGCAATTATTTTTATCTGCAACCAACAGTTAATAGCACACAAATTTCTACGCCAGCAATCATTACTCCTGGTGCAAATACACGATACTGGGTGCAAAACAATGCTAACACGCAAGCCCCATGGTTTGCTCACTTGCAAACACAAGAAACATCTATTGATTTAACTGGTAATATTATTTCTGCTACTTCATCTGACAATGCACCTAGTGTTAACCAAAGCATTGCTAATTCTTTGATGGAAGTAACATCTACTATGTATGGTGCACAATAATGTCTATTATTCCTAACAATACAGATCCATTAAAAGATTATGTAACACCAAATGTTAACCCACCATTAACTATTAATGGTTTAGTTTTTAATAAGATCTACGGTTACACCGGCGTTGTTGATGCATTAAACAATACTACTTCATCATATTATAATGATCCAACAGTTAATACTGTAAGCACAAATAATGGTTTAATTAGTCTAAATAAAAACATTAACACGTATTGGATTTCTAATACTGATTTTGGTGGTAATAATAGTGCACCAGTTGTTTTAACGTATAATCTTGTTAATACAATTTACTACAATAATATTTCTTTTGATATTCTTAACGTGCCATGCTACGTAGAACTCTTGGATAATAATGGCAATAATCTACCAGGAGCTTCTACGTTCACAATTGTTGGTGGCGATGATATTTTTACCAGAGACAACTGGATCAGATTAAACTATGACGCACCTACCAACCCTTATCCGGCAACAGTTTCGGGTACTGGTGGCACAAGCACTTTCTCATACCCCTTGACTGGCTTAACAAGTATTAAAGTCAGAATCACCCGAAACAAGCAGGTGCAGACTAGCAGCGCCGCATTTGGTCTTGCAAATGTAGCATACTCTGTTGGCCTGCAAAACTTTAGAGTAAAACTAAACGTAAAAGGTTTGTCAGATATCCCATCTGCAGTGGTTAGCGGAACTCAAAATATTATCACACAAAACGGTTTTGGGTTTGTAGAAAGCTACGCTTACACAGCCAACAACCAAAGCAATATTTTTGTCAACGACTCAACGTATTGGAAATCTTCACCGCAACCGACTAAAGACTCTGTTGTTTTCTTTTATGCAAAGATCAGCGACCCCACACCAACTGTTGTAAACCGCTTGTACATCGATCCTATTTACAGTGGTTGTAAGTTTAACGTTTACTATACGACGCAAAGTACATCCAGTGGGACTGTAGACCCTGGAACTTTTACATGGACACCAATCCAAAGAGATTTTTCTCTGCGCAAAGGTATTTATAAAATTCCTAAAATTTCATGCACGTATTTGAAGTTTGAATTTACCTCTTTGGTGCCAGAAGCTTATGATTTGCCTTTTGACTCTGTGAATAGAACCATCAATGTTTTCCCATATGATGTTGAGCAGTACTACGACAACCTTGAACAGGATATCGCCAATGCCAACGCGGTGAAGTACTCAACATATGGGAACGCAAACCTTAGAACGCAACCACAGAACAGCAATCAGCTGAGTGCTTCTACCGTTTTTGGTGTTTCTAACAATACAATTGGGTCACAGAGTAATTGGCAAAGCCTTAGTCAACTTAATACGACACAACTTGGTAGCTTTACTACAACTAGTTTATCAACTAGTTCTCAAATTTTTGATCCAAGCATTAGTTACAAATTGTTAGATTCCAATGGCAATTATAACCAAACTTCTTATACGCAATTCTTGCAAAGACGCTTTTACAATACAAGAGTTCATAGCTATGCATCTATCAGTATTAATCAAACATGGCACCAGGCTTACTACGTTGGCATTAGATTTTTAAACTTTTTCTATGAGCAACGGTACGATGACCTACAAGCAATCCCAGGCCAGTTGATAGCAAAGAATGCTACAACCAGTGGATTTGTTTCTCAGGATGTTAATTACGTCGGTTTGAACCCTGACGATACGGCAACAACACCTTGGTTTTCCACAATTGATACTTTTACCAGCTTTAATATCGCTGGACTTACAACTGACTGGAAAAGTTTTATTACACAGGGTGCTCCATTAAGCCAGGATCCAACCATCCTAAATGGTCCAGTCAATGGGAATTTATCTACAGCACAAATTGCCAGCATGGTCGTTGGCTACGGAACGACTCCACAGTACGTCGGGAATCTTGGCTCGAGCTCAATTTATTCTGTTTCTGGCACTACAAGTGGACAAACGTATGGTATTAAATCAATCGGGTATAACACAACAAATAATTTGCTAAACTACTACGATGCAAACTTCTTGTCTACCAATGGTAACTGGTATGGGTTGGCATCAACAAGCGTAACTGGAACGTCGGTCAACTGGACCCAGACAATCAGTGGAGCAACCTACAGTGGCACCGCAAGCGGCATTACGGTGAGCGGAGGATCATACGTTGCTGCTTACAACTTTACTTTGCCCAATGTTTACAGCCCAAGCGGTACAACGCCATGGACTACGCAACTTGGTAGCTCATCGTTGGGTGTTGTTGGATTCGCCAGTTATGTACCAGCAACAGGCATTAATTATTACTTCTTAACTAATGTGCAATCTACTGGAACACAAAGTGTAACAATGTACACGCGTTTTATTAACGCTTCTACAAGCGGTGTTATCGCAAACACTACGGTTACTGGTAGCACAGTATCCCTGTCCGCTGCATCTGGGTCTACTGTTATTACAGCAACTGGTACAAACTATAACTCAAGCATTCCAAGCAATACAATCCAGGTTGTGTTGAGTGGCTCTGCTGCTGTTCCGTATCAGGTATACCAAGCTGGTGTTTTTTCGACGCCAACCACTCAATGGATAAGCCCTTCTGACCGCACAAATATGCGTGTTAGTGGTGTTGCAAGAATGTTCTTGCCAGTAACAAACTATGGAACATACCGAATTAGTTTGTATGCAGTAAACACAACAGGAACAACAGTTGAAATTGCTTACAGAGTGTATCAGGGTAATCAACTGCCTTTGAATACTTGGTTTGATATAGAAGTTTTTAGTTACACGACAATTAACTACACAAGTTTTTATGCTCAAGTTCAGCAAACTAATACAGCTGTCAATGAGCAATTCTATGTTGCAATGTTGGCTCCTTTCTACCACCCTGTTCGTTATGAATACATCACCCAAAGCGGTGCTACTAACTGGCAACCCGTTATCTATGGTGTAAACAACCCGAATGTGTTTATCTCGACTGCCTCAGGATTGCCAGCAAGCGGCATTCAGGTACGCATGACAGCATTGGACCCAAATGTCTACATTTCTGGAGTCAGTGTTGTCCCATACTACAAGCAGAACGCTTATTACGCCGGTCTCGATATCAACTACCTTGGAAATGGTAAGACAAACGAATGGGAATCGCGTGTCAACGTCGCTAATAAACCATACTTCCAGCTAAACAGCAATTATTACCCGACAAAGTTTGCAATCAACAACATTGCCAGTACGGTGACACCCTACATCCTGCATTGATTTTTAACGAGTTTTGTGCTAGACTTAGCACGTGGCTTCGGACAAAAAAATCTACATACAGAAAAGCAAGTTGCTCAACGGGGTGTTGAGGTACAGCTCGCTCAATGACGATTTCAAAAAACTATTCCCTCTAGATGGCTACGGAACGCTTAGAAACCGTGACAACATCGATCAATTCCACCAGGCTGCTCAGGACAACGGCTATTCGTTAATCTTTGAAGACGACGCTGCTGAGCAAGATTACAACGAACTACGTGAATGTAGCACAACCCCATATGAGGTACGTAGCCCGTTCCTGGATGATCACCAGCTTTTCCCATTCCAGCATGTAGGGCTTAATTACGTATGGAAAAGGCTTCACTCAGATAACCCACGCGTTTTGGTGCAGTGGGACACTGGTGCCGGTAAGACTTTGCTGAGCTGCTTGACAAGCCAAAAATTATATGATATGAGCGACGTCGATCTCATTTTGGTGTTCTGCAAAAAGATCAAGCAGTACGACTGGGAGCAAGAGTTCCGTCGGATGACACACCTTGATGTGACCCGTGTGCCAGAGAAGATGACTCGTCGCAACCGTCACATGTTCTACAAACAAACCAAGGCCAATGTGCTCGTCCTCAACTACGAGAAGGTTAGGAATGGTAGCCTGACCAGGGTAAAAGGACAGAGAAAAAAATCTATGTCTTACGACCGCACGGACCTTCTCCAAGTGCTAGAATTAGTTAAAAACAAAAAAGTACTAATCATCATCGATGAAGCACAAAAGATCAACAGCGGAGCAAGTCTCCTCGGTGAAGGATTCTTCGAACTAATAAATAAGTCCGAAGGACAGATGATGGCGTTAGCCCTAACAGCTACTCCTTATACCACAAGTCCTCTTAACATTCGTAACATCTTCTCAGTGGTTGATCCAAACATCCCAGAAGTAAGTGACATGAAACGTGATGTATTCAAACGTTTCTATGGCAAAGAGTTTGGTATGTTCAACAACGGTTTTGTCCAGGAACTGTATGTAAAAGAATGGGATAAAGCAAAGCTACCCCTCCTTGGCAAAAAACATGAGAACTGGACTCATATTGCTATGAAGAGTGACCCGATCATCTCTGCTCAGTTCCCAGAAAGTATCCCAAAGAAGATCGTTTACGAGCTCTCAGAGGTGGACCGTGCAATCTACGATTGGGCTGAAGAACAAGCTCGAGAGCGTTACAACCCAGATAATCCTGTAGCTAACTGGGCATATATTGATACCCTCCGTATGGTATGCAACACCTCAGCTGGTTTAAGAAACAGCAACGGTAAGTTCGCTAAGGAAATCGTAGACATGTTTGGTGCTGACATCAGTATTGAACACAGTGCAAAGTACCAGCTCATTGAGAGCAACCTCGAGGCTTATATCGAAGCCGGTGACAAGGTGGTTCTGTTCACTTTCTGGACCAATGGTACCTTGTTCCCATACCTGGAAGCTCTTCAGAAAAAGTTCCCAGATATCCCAGTGCTACCTATTTGGGGTGTTGGCATGGATAGTGACACCGTTACAAACAACATTAAGACTTTTAACACGGTCAAAGGACCGGCCATTCTGATCACTAGTGACGTTGGCCAAGAAGGACTAAACCTTTATGCCCCGTATCTATGGAATATTGAAGTACCAAGAACTTACTCGGACTACAAGCAAAGGGCTAATAGAATCAACCGAGCAGACTCTAAAAGCAAGGGAATTAGCCACACTTGGATTTATCGAGCGGTGGCTGCTAACACGATTGAAGAGCGAGCAGATGCCAAAATCTTGCGCCGACGAGACGAAGCAGAAGCAATTCGCGGAGTAGTTGACGAGAACGTCGACATGTATGATACAATTGACCTAACCCCACGAGGGTTTCTATTTGGAGACTGATACAACTATGAACAAGTATGAACTAATCAAACATGATGTCGAAAAGTTCCTGATCAGCGGTAATATGCACAGCACGCTTGTTGGTAAACAGATTACTCTTGGCGGATCAGAACAAAGCACTTTGCAGCAGGCAAAAGAATTTGCTGAATATATTGCTGATTTGATTGAAAAAGCAGAAAATTACAAAAAAACTTTCAGAACTTCTAGAAAGGGTAATGTAAAACTTAAGGGAAACTAGCTCTAGACAGAGAAGAGAGCTATTGTAAAGCTCCTTCCTGTAGGGCCTGGTCTTCCTCGGGGGTCGTAGTCGGCGTTCGTCCTTGACTCCCCCCGAGGCCCTACTGGTTTTGTAAAAAAATCATGGCAAATTCCATCGACTTAAGCTGGCAACGAGAAGCAGCTTGTAAAAACACCTCATTAGTCAACTATGAGTCGTATTACCCATCCCGTGGCAGAACCTCCGAAGGCAAAGCAAAAGCTTTGTGCAACACGTGCCCAGTACAAAAAGCTTGCTTAGACCACGCTCTAAAATATGAAGACTATGGCTTCTGGGGTGGTGTAAGTGCTAAGGGCAGAGAGCGTATGCGTAAGGAATTGGGCATTGAATTGATTGATATTAATTACGAATCAATTATCAAATACGCAAAAGAACGCGAAAAAATTCAAGAAGCTATACAAAATAACAAGATGAAGCGTGGCCCCAAAAGGAAGCCAAAAAACGTTGACAACAGCTTGACATTTGATCCAACAGCTGAATATAATGACATTGATTTAACCATTGATGAACTGGAGTATTAATGTCTAATAAGATTCGCGTATTGGCTTGGGGTGACTACGCTTGCGGTACTGGTTTTGGTACTGTGATGAAGAACATCATGGGAGAGATTCACAAGACCGGCAAGTATGACATCGACGTTGTCGGTGTTAACTACGATGGTGGTCCATATGACACAAAGCTGTGGCCTGGCAGACTGTGGCCAGCTATCAGTGCTCTTCGCACCCAAGGCCCATACGGTGACGTGTTTGGTAGACAGGTATTCCTAGACCTGCTTGCACAGGGCGACTATGACCTCGTGTTCGTTGTGCAAGACACCTTTATTGTTTTGCCAATCGTTCCACAGATTCTCGAGCTGCAGCGCAACAAGCCAAACAGCTTTAAGACAATCTACTACTACCCATTTGACTGCACACCGCGTGAAGAATGGGTCACCCAGTGTGTTGCCAACTTCGACTATCCGGTTGCTTACACCGAGTATGCAAAGAACGAGAGCCGTAGCTTTATTGGCGCGTTTGCTGACAATCAACACGTTATTTACCATGGTACGAACACAAAGGACTTCCATCCTTTGACTCCAGAGCAGCGTGAAGAAGCACGTAGAAGTATCTTCCCACAGATGCAGGACCGTTTTATCATTACGAACGTGAACCGCAACCAGGGTCGCAAGGATATTTCACGTAGTTTGATGATTCTTAAAGAGCTTCGCAACCGTGGTTTGGACAAGCCATTCTTGTACATGCATATGCAGGAAACCGACTTCGGTGGCAGTGTCATGCAAATGGCTAGATCAATTGGCCTGGACCCATCAAAGGACTTCGCCCTTCCAGACCCTAAGCAATTTGGTGCTCACAGTGGATTCCCAATCGAGTTCCTCAACGGTATCTATAACGCAAGTGACGCTTACCTCACTACCACCCACGGTGAAGGCTGGGGCCTTAGCATCACAGAGGCAATGGCTGTCAAGCTACCAGTGATTGCACCAGACAACACGTCTGTACCAGAAATCCTTGGAGACGACCGTGGCTGGAGAATTCCAAGTGGTCACACACCTTCTCACTGGATCATCAAGGAAAACGACAATGAGCGTATGCGTCCTTTGATGAGTGTTGAAGATGCTGCTAGTGCAATCGAATACATCATGAACAACCCTGATGATGCTGCTAGACGTGCCGAGAATGCATACCAGTGGATCCAGAAGACTACCTGGGCTGACGTTTGTAAGCAATGGAAGAACTTGTTCGAGGAAGCAAAGGCTAGCCTCGACAAGAAGCGCAGTTTCTTGAATACGCTTAATCAAAGCAAGTAAACATGACAGGGTGTTTTAAGATCTTTCACCTTGATTGGATGAAAGAACGACAGCAGCTTTTTGACAATGCCAGAGAGGTGTTGAGCAAAGAGTATGAAGAGCTGAATAGCCCTAACTTTTATGTAAACTCGCTTGGCGACATCCCAGGTATGCTTGCACAAACACCTGGGCTCAACTTCCACCCAGATGGTTATTGGGATACAGGTAACCCAGCTATTGGTTGGACTAAGGGTGAGATTCCAATCTTTGTTGCTAACTACGTAGCATGGAAAAACTTCCTAGAAACAGATCATGATTTCTTGATCCTGTGTGAAGACGACATTGTATTCCACAGCTACGGTGTGCCGCTGCTAAAGCACTACATGGCCATGCTTCCAGAAGACTGGGACGTATTCTCCTTCTATTGCCCAACTGGTCAGTACTTTAAGTACCGTGATGAAGAGCACAAAATTGGTGACGGGCCAATCAGTCGTGCTTATCAGGATCACCATCTTTTATGCTACGTTGTAAGCCGTAAGGGTGCAGAAAACCTTATTAAAGACGCTGAATCTCACATCATCATGGACCCAATCGACTGGTTTATCTTTTACCAGAACGACATCCTGAACGTCTACACTGTTAAGCCAAGAGAAGAGCATGGTGTTATGAGCGTTGAGCTTGACAGCACCGTAGGCCATAGTGTAAGGTGTCCTCTGCCAGAGCTTGAACCAGACACTAGCCTCCCACTTGTATCACACTGGCAAAGATGGCACGCGAAAAGGGTTAAGTAATGAAGATTGCATACAACGGTTTTTGGCCACTATTTGATCCAAGTCACAACTGGTTTAACCAAATGTTCCGTGAGTACTTTAAGGGAGAAGACATTGTTTTTAGTGGTGACCCTACCGATGCTGATATTCTTGTAAACAGCGTGTTCGGCCCAGCTATCACGGATGGTCCAGCTCGGAAGATACTTTACACGGGAGAGTCATTTAAGCACGGCTATACAGATGATCAAATTCTATTGGGGTTTGATAGAACCGACGTAGCTAAGCAAAAGTACCGTTTGCCGATCTGGATTGTATTCACTAATTGGTGGCCTGAAACATACACTCCACCATATTATGTTGGTGGGCCAAACTATGTTGTTGACGCTAACAAATTGGTTCTACCACGCACCGAAAAAGAAGTTAATGAGATACTAGGCAGAGAAAATTTCTGTTGTATCGTTGCGTCTAACCCTGTTGAGAACAGAATCATTGCATATAACCAGCTTTCCGACATTAAACCTGTGGACGGTTATGGCCACATCTTTAGGAACCATATTCAAAATCGAAAAGAAGACATTCTAAAACACTACAGCTTTAATATTTGTTTTGAAAATACTATTGTTGATGGCTATGTAACTGAAAAGCTTTACGAAGCACTGCTCGCTGGTACAATCCCCATTTATTGGGGTGACAAAATGAGCAAAGAAGACTTTAACGAGAAGGCTTTTATTGACTATACTTCGATGGACTCAATGGATGATCTCGTTGACCACGTAAAAAAGGTTTATGCGTCCAAAGACCTAATGGCAGAATACCTATCACAACCTATTTGCAATGAAGTACCAAGCCTCGATGGTCTTTATGAGTTTTTTGATCAAGTTAAGTTAAAATAATATAAGGTATATAATGGATAGCAAAGTTTTTAAGAAGTATAAATTTGATGCAACCGTTTTTTTTGAAACGGGAACGTATCTGGGTAATGCAATTTTGGAAGCCGCTGTAGCAGGGTTTGATGAATTTTATTCTATTGAATTCCACCCACCATTTTATGAAGAGACCAAAGAACGTTTTAAGAACAATGATAAAGTGCACCTGTATCAAGGCTCATCAGACAAGGTAATCGCTGAGGTGCTTCCCACTATTGAAAAGCGTTGCTTGTTCTGGCTTGATGCTCACGACACATTCCATGTAACAGATGGCAGCTTGCCTACATTTGGTGAGCTTGACATCATCAAAGAACACCCTATTAAGAATCACACGATCATCATTGACGACACGCCAGTGTTCTTTGGCGATGGTGTCGAGCTGAACAAGAAACTTCTAGAGATTAATCCTGATTATACAATTGAACGCATTCCAAATGCGACTGTTGAAGATTATATTACTGTCGCTTATATCAAGGAGTAGTCTTGAAAACCAGTATCGTAGTGACATCAAAAAATGATAACTATGGTGGTTATCTAAATCTTCGCGCTGCTTATGCGTTGAATCAAATGCTTAAGGTCTTTGATGAAGTCGTATACGTTGACTGGTGCTCGGATGATGACAATAGCTTAATCCACGATGTTAATCTTGATAAAACTGGTCGCCTAAAGCACATCCAGGTTACCAAGAAGGATGTTGCTAATATCAATCCTGATCTTCTTGAGATACCAATCGTTGAAGTGCTTGGTAGAAATATTGGCGTTAGAAGGTCTAGTGGAGATTGGATTGTGTCAAGCAACATTGACATTCTCCCTGATAAACCTAACGTTTCTACACTGAACAAAGACATGATGTACGCAGCGCAACGCAGGAACGTACCACTTGATGTCACATTGAACGCACCAGAAAATTTCTTTAATTTCCTTCAAGAGAACCGTAACATGTTTGTGCAGGCTCAACGAATTTACGATACACATGCTGGAAGATACGACCCATGGTCTCTTACGGTGTGCTGTGGAGATTTCCAGCTGGCTCATAAAGATCTATGGCACAAAATGAAGGGCTTTGAAGAGACGCTTCTCTATAGAGATTGCGGTGATAGTAACGTCCTAAAAAAGGCTACTATTTATGGCAGCGGAGCAGATTTAATCTACTTAGATGTTTTTCACCTTGACCACGATGGTCACTTCTTAAACGTCGGTGGCGTGTCAAAAAAGAACGATTGGGATGAATCTGTAGGAAACTTTGAGTCTACAACAAATCCTGACACCTGGGGGCTTTCTGATTATCAATTCCATGAGGAGACATTGTGAAAAAAGTAATTGTAACAACAACTATCAATAGCCCAACGCTAGCTACTAAGAAATTTGCTAAAAAAGAGGGCTGGGAACTTGTAGTCGTTGGTGACACTAAGACTCCTCACGAAGAATACAAGAACATTAATTGCACGTATTTAAGTCCAAGCGTTCAAGAAGAATTGTATCCGGAGCTGAGTGAAGCCATTGGTTGGAAGACTATTCAGCGTAGGAACATTGGGTTCGTATACGCGTATAACATTGGCGCAGATGTAGTAGCCACAGTGGATGACGACAACATTCCTTACGACAGCTGGGGCGAAGACATCCTCGTCGGCAAAACAATTGAATGTGACCTTTACGAGCCAGTAAACGACGTGTTCGATCCCTTATCAGTTACCAAGGATAATTATGTATGGCATAGGGGTTATCCCATTGAATACGTGCCAACAAGACACCGTGTTGAGTACAAGGGTAAAACCCATAGAAAAGTGCTGGTACAGGCAGACCTATGGGACGGTGACCCTGACATCGACGCACTGGCAAGATTGTCGCACAAGCCAATTGTAAAATACGATATCACACAGCCATATTGTTCTAACAGAATCTCACCCTTCAATAGCCAGAATACATTCATCGCCAGGGAAGCACTACCGTACTACTCTGTGTTGCCATTTATTGGTCGAATGGACGATATCTGGGGAGGTTACATCCTACAGCACCACTTCCCAGGTTCTGTGGTATACAACAGGGCTTCTGTGTACCAGGATAGAAACGTGCAAGATTTAGTTACCAACCTAGAGAATGAAATCGTTGGCTACCGAAACACGCTAAGCCTATTAAACGATCTTGAAAACTATAGGAATTACTTGCCAGAAAAATCACTTAATTTCTTGCGCGAGTACGAAAAGCTATTCTAATGAACCTGTTGATTCATCAACCATTGGGCCTTGGAGACATCCTGTGGCTGCAACCAATGGTAAATGTATATATTAGCCTTGGTTATGAAGTTTACTTCCCCGTATCAGACGTATACTATGACATGGTATCTGATTACATTGAGAAGGATCATCTCAACTGGGTAAGGGAATCAGATGAATTCCCAATGAAAAAGTATTATGGTTCACCATCGCCGGAATTCATTGGGAATGATGTTTACCTGCCAATATCATTCTCAGATAAAATTTTACCCAACTCAGGCATCATGGCGTCTAAGTATTTTTGGTTAAACATGCCCATTGTAAACTGGCATGATAGCTTTAATATCAATAGAAACTATGAACGAGAAGAGTTGTTGTTAAGAAAATACAATTTGTACGATGAGTATATTCTTGTCAATAAATCGTTTGCTACAAACCCTATTCATAGAGAAATAAAATTTGTAGAAAAAGCTCCTGTTCATGCGATGAATGTTCAACAGGATAAAGATAACGGTTTTCACTTGTTTGACTGGATCGGTGCATTGCAAAGTGCCCAGGAAATTCACACGGTAGAGACCTCTATCTGCTATCTTATTGATAAGTATTGTACTGAACCAAGCCTTCACATGTATGAGCGTAGGCATGAGGATGGGCAAAGAACTTATTTTAATTCTGTTAACCTAGTTTATAGAAACCCAGGGTGGATATATGAAAATTGAAGTGTCTAATGGCGAAGTCTTTGACAAGATCGGCATCCTCAAGATCAAGCAAAGAAAAAACGCAGGCAAAGATAAGATGATGGATTATAATATCGAGCAGGAACTAAAAGAACTTCAACAAATTGAACCGCCCATCAACGTATGGGCACTTAAGTACATTGAAGAGCTCGAACAAGTCAACGAAAAGCTTTGGGACGTTGAAGACGAGTTGAGGATTTGTGAGGCAAACCAAGACTTCTCAGAAAAATTTATTAATCTTGCTAGGTCTGTATACATTCTCAACGACAAACGTGCTAAGTTAAAGTATGACATCAACATGCTTACAAAAAGTAAGTTTGTGGAGCACAAAATCCTACCTAATTACGAAGGAACATCCTATGACGTTTGAAGAATGGCTAGAGTTCGGCATCAAGAACGGGTATTGCTCAGAACAGTTTTGCGATACTCACGATGGCCCGCCAATGCATGAGAGCGAAGAAAAAGCCTGGGAATATGGCGGAGATCCTTGCATGCATATGCTAAGATTGGGTACAATTGAAGACTGGAATATATCTACGGAGGAAGAATGAAAAAGGCATTAGTTCTTGGAGCAGGTGGTTTTATTGGTAGCCACATGGTTACTCGTCTAAAGAATGAAGGGTATTGGGTGCGAGGCGTAGACCTCAAGCGTCCGGAGTTCAGCGAAACAACAGCAGACGAATTCGTAATTGGTGATCTTACAGATCAGAGCACTGTTAGCCGTGTGACGTTGGTTAGCGCGATGGAACCATTCGATGAGATTTATCAGTTTGCTGCCGACATGGGCGGTGCTGGTTACATCTTTACCGGTGAGCACGACTCTGCCGTTATGTACAACTCAGGTATCATCAACCTTAACGTTGCAGAACGCGTACGCAAGATCAATAGCTTTACTGACCAGAACAAGACCAAGATATTTTACAGCAGCAGTGCTTGCATGTATCCAGAGCACAACCAGCTCGATCCAAACAACCCTAACTGCACAGAAGACAGCGCATATCCTGCATCCCCTGACAGTGAGTATGGTTGGGAAAAGCTTTTCAGTGAGCGTCTTTACTTGGCGTACAACCGTAATTGCAACATCCCTGTTCGCATTGCACGCTTCCACAACATCTACGGCGTAGAGGGCACATGGAAGGGTGGTAAGGAGAAGGCTCCTGCTGCTATGTGCCGTAAGGTTGCCGAGGCTGTTGACGGTGGTACCATTGAGATCTGGGGTGACGGTGAGCAAACCCGCAGCTTCCTCTATATTGACGAGTGCATTGAGGCTGTGCGCCGTTTGATGAAGAGCGAATTCATGGGCCCTGTCAACATTGGTAGCGAAGAGATGGTTACTATTAATCAACTTGTCGAAACCGTTGCAAAGGTGGCCGGTAAGAATATCAATGTTAAGCACATTGACGGCCCCCTTGGTGTGCGTGGGCGTAACAGTGACAACACTCTCATCAGAGAAAAGTTAAACTGGGACTACTCGATGTCACTTGAAGAAGGCATTACTAAGACTTACGAATGGATTGAGAGCCAAATCAAACGCAATGCATAAGGAATGGCTCCTATAGCATAGCGGTAGTGTACGGGACTTTTAATCCTTGAGGCCCTGGTTCGAATCCAGGTGGGAGCACCCGAACGAAGCAAACCAAGAACACCTGAGCAAGTGTAAAAACTGCTCAACGGGATGTGGCTCAGCTTGGTAGAGCGCCTGGTTTGGGACCAGGATGTCGTCGGTTCAAATCCGGCCATCCCGACACAGTAGCCCTTGTAGCTCAGTGGCAGAGCATCTGTTTTGTAATCAGAGGGTCGGGGGTTCAAATCCCTCCGGGGGCACGTAGTATAGTATGTACGTACATACACAGAATGAGAGTGCACTATGAACTTAAAACAAGCAGCAACAATTATGCTAGAGTTGTGCAAGATTCCAGCTGAACCAAAACTGGTAGCGGCGTTTAGTAATTACTCAGCTAATAGTATGTGGATTAAGAGTGTGCTAAAGGGTGCAGCCCCTTCGGCAAACACTTTGAATAACCCCGCTTACGAGCAAGCACTCACCGTGTTGCGCGAAAACGGAATTGATGTTAATATCTTTGATACCAACTAAGTAAGGAAAAGAAATGAAGAGTAGGAATAAGTTCTTACTGGCAGTGCCAGTAATCGTAATTATTATTGTGTTGGCCATCATCGGCTTCGTGCACATCATTTACCCACAGTGGATCGGTGAGCAAGCAGGTGAATCTGGTTACTTCCAGAAGGCTGTTGGTCTGATCACAGACGCACCACACGCAACCGCAGAATTGTTTTACTCAACGGTTGAAGACCTGGTAATCTTGGCCGTAGGTCTTGCCTGGGGTAAGCGACTCTGGCGTAAGGAACACAAGAAGTTCGATGAGGAACACGACATCAAGCATTAGTGCCAAGCCCTAGTAGCTCAATGGATAGAGCATCGGAGTTCTAACCCGCAGGTTGCAAGTTCGAGTCTTGCCTGGGGCACGCAGTTGACAAGTAAGGAGAAAGTATGGCAGGATTAGGAACGAAATTAGCTAAGCGTGGCGTAGGCTTTGCTGCTGGATATGAGCTTTATCAATTCAGCAAACGAATGAAAAAAGAAAGAGAACGCATGAACGAAGAAGAAAAAAATCCAGTTATCGATGGGGAAACAGTAATTGATTATCAGTTTATTTTCTATGAGAAGGCTGTTCTAGAAATTCTAGACACAGTATCAAAGCTCATTGAAAAAGTAATTGAGAATGAAGTCGTAATCGAGGATGAACTTTACGCCAAGGCAAGCAAGATCATCAACGTTATGAAGCATGTATTAAAAACAAAAGAGGAAGGGTTAAAGGTTCAAAATGGAACTGAAGCTTAGTGTAAACATTGGTGCAACACTTCAAGTGAAGAATGCACGCGGTGAATGGGATTGGATCAAGCCCGAGGTTGGTTGTGAGATCAAACTCGTTGACGGTGAAATCAAGGTGGAATCATTGCCTACGCAGTTCGCTGTCATGTGGGATGAAGTCGTAGGACCTCAGTTCGCAGCTGTAGTGCAGGAGCTTATCAACGAACAGACTCCAAAGAAGGAAGAAGTCGAAGAGACTACGACTGAAGAGGTTACGACTGAAGAGACTCTCGTAGAAGAAGAGAAGCCAAACGTAGACGAGGATGACTACTACTAATGTTTGATGACTTCGATGCATTCGTCGAGAAGCATGGCATCAAAGATGATGAGATTGGTGCAGCATTCGCTGCCTGGATGTCAGGTGCAACTGGATGGGATGGAGACTTTGAAAAGGTGGAAGAATGACAGTAATTGCTGCAGCACTAACAACTGATAATGGCATTGTTATTGTCGGTGACTCGGAGCTATCCACACAATTCACTCGTGACAATGATGGATACAGCAAGGTGTGGGTGGATGAGGTAAACGAAGGTTACATTTTTGGTGGAGCCGGTAACCTCAGAGAGCTACAGATTATTAAGTACCATGTCGCTTGGCCCTACTACCGTGACATCTACCCTGTAGAAGAGTTCATTGTCAAAGAGGTAGTGCCAAAGATGCGAGATGCATTGGTTGACAATGGCGTTAAAATGGAAGACTATGAGAGTTCCTTTATAATGGCGTGGGGCGATAACCTCGTGGTCATCGACGAGGACTTCGGTGTCACTATTCCTCTTAGCGCAAGGTATGCTATTGGCTCAGGCCAGAGCGAAGCTTTCGGTGCCCTTGGCAACGAAGGTGGTTGGACAAAGAATGACGTTATCGAGGCAGCTCACCGCGCCACGGTTACAGCAATTGGAGTCGGCGGTCCTTTGTACGCTGTAGATACCATCGATTTGACAGTGAGACAAGTATGAACTACTATTTGACAATCCCGTCCCGGGATGCTAGCTTTTACATAACAACAAGTAAGGAGACTGCCAATGAAGCAGAACTACATTATGCCCCAGCGGAAGCAACCCGCTACTACCCCACTCCGGGAAGTAACGGAACCTACGTTTGGGGAACCTACTAAGCCAGCTACTCGTGCCGAGACTCGTCGCAACAGTGCGAATGAGGCTGGCATTATCGAAGCTGCCGAGACGTTCAGCCTGCTCAACGAGGTCATGTACACCACCGAGATTGGTGAGGTGCGCCCTCTTGAGCCTGTTGAGGTCGACACACTTGCCTCTGAGCTCGTAGCTGTCCGTAAGGCTAAGGACATCGTTGAGGGACGTGAGTCTGCTCTCAAGACATTTGCCACCGAGGTGATCAACCTTAAGATCGCCATGGATGGTGAGAGCGCAGCCTCTACCAGCGGATACCTGGTTAGCCCAGAGAACGGCATCAAGTTGTCCAAGGAAGTCTCTGGTGGCAAGCTCACCGTCGACATCGATTTGCTCGAGCAGGTGCTTGATGAGGATCAGTTCCGTTCAGTTGTAAACTTTGTTGAGACCCAGATCACTACTACTCGTCCTGATGGCAGCAAGATGGTAGAAGCAACCAAGGCATACGAGCTGAACGAAGAAGCTCTTGAGAAGGAACTCAAGCTTGGTAACATTGGCATGGAGCAGGTAGTCAAGGCAACCACTCCAGGCAAGGTACGGTCAGCCTTCTATGTCCGAAGCCTCTAGAGGACCAAGGAAAAAGCTTCCTCTACGTGACGACGAACTATTGTTCACGACAGCAATGGCTGCATCATTCTTTGATCTCACCGCAGACTCGTTAAGGAAAAAAGAAAAATACCTTTACGATGTCTCCGGTGGGGTCATGGAATTTGCCAGGACTGAAGGCGGTAGACGTAGATATAGTCTAAATGACATACTTAAAATAGCTCATTCGTTGCGTAGAGCTAATAAGATGACAGACAGACAGCTTCGTCTAATCGTATTGCGAGTAGATGCTTTCAAAGAACCTGTGCTTAAGCATAGGAGAAAGTTCCGAAAAGGTAATAATCCATCATGAAAAAATGTTTATTAGTATTTGATGGACACAACATATTCATTCGTAGCTTCAGCGGTTTGATGAGACAAGGTCTTACAGCTCCTGATGGATCAGGCACGTGGGGTATCTTTGGTGCGTTTAACGTGGTGGCTAGTCTTATTAGAAAGTACGAACCTTCTCATGTTCTTATCGCGTTTGACAAAGGACGTAGCGCAAAAAGATTAGCTATTGATCCAGAGTACAAAGCAAACCGCAAGCGCAACGAGAACAAGCCAACAAGTCCTGTTAATGATGCATTCTCACAAGACTTCAAACCACAGCTGGCCATGTTCCAGCACCTATGTTCGAAGAATGGTTTACCATATATGCAGATTCAAGACGTTGAGGCTGACGACATCATTGCTACGGCTGCATTGAGTTTCCAAAACATCTTTGATGACATTGTTATCGTAAGCGCAGACCACGACTTGCACCAGTTGATTAGAGAAAACATAACGGTTGTCAAGCCAAGCATTAGCTACCGTGACATTGAAGAAGAAGTTTATAACGTAGAAACGGTAATGGCTGAATGGGGTGTAGAACCCTGGAGGCTGCCTGAGATCTGGGCGTTAATGGGTGACAAGGGTGACAATGTTAAGGGGATCCCAGGCATTGGACCTAAGAAAGCTACCAAGTTAATAAGCGAACATGGTGATTTAAGCACAGTGCTTAATTTGGATGATCCTAAAATTTCTGAACATGTAGACACAGTGCTTAAGGCAAAGCGTTTGATCGAGCTTGGTGTAGACGATGAATTGCCATTCCCACCATTGGGTAACTTACAATTCAATCCAATTTCTCAAGGCGATAAAGAATCAAAAGACCTAGAGAGGCTGTTAGATTTGCTCGGGTTTGTTCAGGTGAAAGATCGTTGGAAGCAGAATGCACTGTGGCATGATTCACCAAAGTTTGGCAGGAAGTTAAAATGACAAACTGGGTAATCAACCCTGAGGTTGACATGGTAACCATCCTGGCAGAGTACGGTAGGTTCTTGGAGAACGATTACCGTATGATGATAGAGCACCTGGAAGTGCCAAAAGTTTTCCAAGAGTACCCAGAGTCAACAGAGCGTAAGTTTGTAATCGTTGGTGGCAAAGAGACACCGTGGATGTTATCCAAGAGTGTATTCTTATGCCTAAAGCTAGCTGGTGCTGAAAGCGTTGTTGTAACTACGCCTTTTATCGACGAAAGCTTTATGGTACAGAACGTACTAGACAACCACTCCAATGGCATTAGAACCAAGTTATTTACTGCTAACAGTGAAGAATTGATTACAAATATGGAGTGGCGTGATGAAATTGAAAACGCTACTGACATCGTTGTATTCGGTGACAAGAAGACCATGGAATTCTTCCGTGAATATGAAACCGTTGATAGGCATGTATGGGAACATGGAGAAAACTTTAGCTTCGGTATCGTAAGGGAAGAGCACTTAACTCCAACGGTTATCAACCAAATATGTTTTGATTTCTTCTCGTTCTACGGACAAGGTAGTCTTGCACCAAAGTTTTACTTCGTGCTGGGTCGACTTAAGAAAAGTATTATCAAACAGTTCAGTGCAAACATGCAAAGCCTTTACGCTCCACTTGTCAATGAGTACCGTGAGAAGCTAGAGCTCACAAGGAAAAGCGACCTCGTCAGCAACATGCTCAACGCCAACTATGCTGCCAAGTATGTCAAGGTTGGTGATTTGCACTCGGACGTTTTGCGTGATAACCTCTACGGTGAAGTCTGCCTAATCCCCGTAAATGACCTGGACCAAATCCAAGACTTTATAGATAAATGGCACGACAACATTAGCACAGTAGCTATTAACAACAGCGACGATCCCGATGTCTTGGATTTCCTGGAGGATAATCTTATCCTTAGGATCTGTGATGTTGGTGATATGCAGTTCCCAGATTTCTTTGAGCAATATCATTCAGTAGACGATTACATTGTTTACGTGAAGATGAGCGAAGAAGAAGAATATGAAGACGATCCATTTTATTGGTAGTAAGAAAAGGAAAAATGAATAATAAAATTAGACAAAAAATAACAAAGCATGCTGACTCTTTAACGTTCAGAGTCGTTTTAACAATCGGCGTGTTCGTAGGTCTTATCGTATCAATCCCATTTGTTGTCGTCGGTTACCCATTTGTGTTATCATGGAACATCGCGACAACGCTGCTGGATTACAAAAGCGATGAAGAAACAGTCAAGACGACCTTTGACTTCTTTAATAAGTGGGGCCGTTTCGATGAAAATTTTAACAGTTGGAAGAAGGAAGCAAATTAATGAGTGATACACTTTTGTCACAGTCGGGTGATTCAATGTTCGAGAGAAACATTGCTATCATTGCGAGTAGAAAGCACGAAGTGCAAGTGTTCAGTGATGGGTTCGTCTACGAGGGTTTCCTCTGTGGCATGGACACTAACTGGGTACAGATCTATGGCCACGAAGAGAACGACAAAAACAACATTGACACACAATGGAGATTCTTGTTGCTAGCCAAGACCAACGTGTCAGCTATCGGCCCAACTGGCCGTACCTTGCACGACATCGACGAGGTTACTCGTGAATGGATTAGTAAGAAGATCCAGGTTTTCTCAGACGTTTGTGAAAAGTTCTTGTCAACGAGAGGAATCAAGAATGACAGTAGAAGAGAAAAGCTTTGATGGACCTCTAGAGAACTACGACGACGACGATTACGATGTCGTTGTTGAAGTGCAAGAGATAACCAGCAAAGAAGAGTTAGTAAAAGAGCTAGACTTAACCAGAGCAGATGCCAGGCAACTTCTGTTGTACTTCTGCAGCCGTTTCAAAGAAACACATGGCTACGATTACAACGTAGACTGGGTTAAGGAGACATCAATCCTTAAGTCATTCAGGGAACGTTATGGCATTGATGCTGGTCCAATGATCAGACACTTGTTCGATAAGCACAAGGGCAAGATCAACGATCAGGTTATGACTCTCACAGCCTTTAGCAAAGGTAGCAAGTGGATTCAAGATACCTTGTATATTGAACTGCAGCAAGATAAGATCAAAGAAGAAAAACGACCAAGTTCAGAAGGGTTAATGAGTACAGATGACTTCCTTAAGCGATTCGCTGTTTGATTGGCAAAAAGATTACGTTGATCTCAAGTATGAGTTCTTAGACGATGACGAAATCGAATACCTAGAGCAGAAGTACCCACAGTTTGAATCGTTCAACAAGCGTGGTTGCCCAACGTGTGATGACCACACATGCGGTGACTGCAAGATTCAGCTGCAGTTGTACAAGCACTACCTGCGTGCAGGCATTGGTCTAAACTACCAGAAGCTTGATTGGACAGACTTCAATGGTGACGAGAAGGCATCTGACCTTGCTCGCATTTATCTGGGCCAGCACAAAGATTTTGTCAAGGGTGGTATGGGCTTGCTCTACCACGGTACATGGGGCACAGGTAAGACGCTGCTCACTAGTCTTGTTGCCAAAGAGTTAGTCAAGCTGGGATACAAGGTGTACTTTGCTACATTTACCCAGATGGTTGACGAGTTCACCCGTGGTTGGGGAAGCAACGAAGACAAGGCACGCTTCGAGAGCAAGGTCGTTAAGAGCGACGTGTTCTTCCTGGACGACATTGGTAAGGAGTTCCGCACCAAGAACAACCTCAGTGAAGCAACCTTTGACCACGTGCTGCGTCAGCGTGCGTTGGACAACCGCCCAACCTTCATCACCACGAACATGACGATCGAGGAGTTGAACGAGGGCTACGGTAGTGCTATATTCTCTTTGCTCAAGGAACGTATGATTGTGCATGAGATGACCGGCATTGACTACCGTGAGTATGCACGGAACCGCACTCTTGATGAGATCAAGAACGGTACCACCCGCAAAATTATCTAATAGAAAGTAAGAAAATGGACATTGAAAAGTCATTGGTAGCACACTTCAGCGACCTCGAAAGCTTTAACGAAATTTGGAATAAGGGTATCCGTAGCGAGCACTTCTTCGACCCAGGCGTCCGAGAGCTGTTTGAATACAGCCTGGACTACTACGTGCGCAGTGAGTTCAAACAAACGGTTACGCAGGACTTTCTTGAGTCAAAGTTTGATGATTATTTTGCTCGTAACAACTGGCCAGACGAAAAGTATTTGGTCGGTGTGCTCATTGAAGAGATGGTCACAAAGTATCGGAAGTCCACCACACAGAGTATTCTGCTCAAGGCAGCTAATGCTCTTGAAGAAGATCCAGAGGCTGGTATCTCACTAGCTTTGAGCAGCTTGTCAAAGATTCAGAGCGACACTAGCACTCGTGAGCGCATTGAAATCTATGGTGAAGGCTACGAGCGTCGTGTCAACGATTACATCGATGAAGTGGCTAACCCCATGCGAGACAAGAAGGGAATCTACCTGGGATGGGACCAGCTAAACGATCACATGTACGGCATCCAGAAGGGTGAGCTTGCTGTGGTAGTTGGTATCCCCAACGTAGGTAAGTCATGGATTGGTTCGGTGATTGCGCTGGAAGCAGCACGACGCAAGAACAAAGTGTACTTTGCATCGCTTGAACTTCGTAAAGAGCTGACCCTGATGCGCCTTGACTGCCTTGCCAGCGGTGTGCCTTACAGCCGTTACGAACGTGGACAACTGACCCCCAATGAGCTGAAGCGTCTCAAGGAAGCACGTGAAGAGATCATGGAGTTCGGTGAGTACTTGCTTATTGACTCGCCTAGCAAGAAGTCTGAGCGTACTGTGCTCGAGCTGTACTCCAAGGCTAAGCACTGGGGTGCTGACCTCATGGTGGGTGACCAGTTGTCATGGATTACCAGCGAGAAGAACTTTGGTTCATCGAGCAACTACCAGTCTCTTCAGATGGCTGAAGTCATCAACGACGTTGCCTCTGTCAACCGTGAGATGGGCATGGCATCCGTGTGGCTGGCACAGTTCAACCGTGAAGCTACCAAGAGCAAGAAGGGCCGTGGTGGCCTGGGGAACATTGGTCTGTCATCACAGATTGAACAAGTGGTCGACATCGCCCTTGGTATCGGTTGCACGGCTGAGATGAAGCGCCAGGAGGCACTGGTTATGGACATCATGAAGTCACGTCGTAGCGACCTCAAGTCATGGATGATGGGGTTCGAGTTGCGCGACCGTACCAGCTTGAGTATAGTTAGAGAATACGAAGAAGCAGGAGAGTAAGAATGCAAACATTTGTTCCATACGCAAATTTCAGTCAGACAGCAAAGGTGCTAGATATGAAGCGTTTGGGGAAGCAAAGGGTAGAAACGCTGCAGATCATGAAGGCACTGCTAGACCCATCGTACGGTTGGCAGAACCACCCAGCTGTAAAAATGTGGCGTGGTCACGAGATGTATTTGTTCATCTACCAGGAAGCAATCTGTAACGAGTGGACATCACGTGGTTACAAGGACACTTGCCTTGAGAAGACCCGTGCGCTGATTGAACAGCAGAACGTTGGCATTGGCAAGCCATCGTGGTTGGGTAGAGAAGATATTCACGAAAGTCACCGTAGCAACTTGACTCGTAAGTTCCCTGAATGGTACAGTCAATTTTGGGACGAGTCAGAAGACCTCCCTTACGTATGGCCCGAGGAGGTCTTGGTATGATTGTTTGTTCAGACTGCATGCAGCCAGTAGGTTTGCACAAAGACAATAGAAGTTACTACCACTTGCCACCAATGAAAGATCACTGCGATGTAAACTTTGTCTTTGGTCTCGACCTCGGTAAAACGCCTAAAACTACTATCAAGATCCTAAGGGAAATTGCAGAAGAAAATAGACAGTTGATTGATCGAATTGATCGTGCCATGGTTCACCTTGAGAAAAAAGACATTAGCAGTGCAATGGTTACGCTTGAGGGTAAAGATTCACAGCACTGCATAGATTGCGGTGGAAGTTTCTATTTTGAAGATGAGAAACACTATCCAACTCATTGCCCCAACGGTTGCTGTTGGCATGGTGTTGATGAAGTATACGAGGAGTGTGAACGATGAATATACAGCTAGCCCATGTTTTGTTGGCATTTTCTGCTGGTTATTTTTTACGTGCTTTCATTTCAAGACGATGACAAGAGAACAACTATATGAAAAGCACCAACCTATCTTCCAGAACCAAGGTAGGAAAGGTAACGTTAATTACTGTTTTGGCTGCAAGGGACCAAACAATACGTTGATCCAAACGTGGCCATGTGATGTTATAAGGGCTCTCGATGCGTAAGAATGAAAAAGGTTTCTGGGAATGTAGACTACCCATTAACCCAATGAAACACCCAAGTAAGTTGTATGAACAGGCATTAAACGACCTAAGCCCAAGGGATCGTGAGTTCATGGAAAAAATTAAGGACGATTTGAAATGGCTGAAGGACAGCTAAAAGAGATCTTCGCAGGCCTCGATGCACACGTAGTGCTCCAGGACATGCTTGGCGTGGGAGAAATCAACGAGAACGGCGATGAGCTGATCCACCGTTGTCCTCTACCATTTGGTAACCACCGTAACGGTGATGCCAACCCTTCATCAAGCCTGAACAAAGAGACGCTGTTGTTCAACTGCTTTACCTGCGGTGGCGGTAGCGTCATTTGGCTTGTACAGCACTGCTTAAACATAACCCGTGAAGAAGCCATAGCCAAGCTCATGGGCGAGGTGCGTGGCACAAACATCATCCATGTAGAGGATTTCATCAAGCGTCTAGAAGGCATCTTTGAAGAAGACCACATTGAGCGCAATGATATCCCTGTATACAGTGACACGCTCCTTCGTCGTTGGGAGAGAGTGTGTGGCTACCTCACAGACAGAGGTGTGTCAGAGGCGGTGCAGCGGGAGATGCGCACGGGCGTGGAGGAGAATCGGTCCGAATTTTCTAAATCCAGCACAGGCGAGCACATGGTGACCCTTGACAGGGTCGTACTCCCTCACTTCATGAATGGCAATCTCATTGGTTGGGTAGCTCGCAAGATACAAAACGTCGATGGGGTTCCCAAGTACCGTAATTCCAAAGGGTTCCCTCGTGGAGCATGGCTGTATAATTTGGACAACGCCAGGGCGTACGATGAGGTGTACGTTGTTGAGAGCCCCATGAGTGTGCTCGTGCTGAAGAGTAGGGGCATTGACAATGTGGTGGCCACGTTCGGCGCAAAAGTTGACAAGCAGCAGCTCAACCTGCTCCGCAATTTTTCGAGAGTTAATATCTTTATGGACGGTGACACTCCTGGTCGGATGGCTACGCAGCACCTTATAGAAAGTTTAGGAACTTATACAAAATTGTCTATAATTGAGACACCTGACGACGAAGATCCTGCTACACTTACTTCTATCCCCCAACCAATAAGTTCTTTTGAGTACCAGTTACAGCACTGCTTGACTCGCAGTAGTTAGAGCTGCTACACTCATTAGAAGCAGTACCAAAACCAAAAATACAGCCCTAGGGCTTCTGAACAGAAAGACACTAAAATGGCATTAGCTAAAGGCATGGCTGCCGTAAAAGCCAGCATTGAACGCTCCCAGCAGGGTAGCGGAGGTCCCAAGACGTACGACCAGACCAACTGGTTCTACTGGACCGCAGGAGAGGCCAAGGCCCTCCGATTCCTCACGGACAGCAACGACATCTTCGTTGTGCCAGTTCACGAGAACGTCCCCACCCACGACGGTAAGAAGAAGACATTCGTCTGCCGTTCGGTGTTCGACGCTAAGTGTGAGCTCTGCGCTCGTGAGAAGGGTACCCCTGGTGCCTACCGTCGTGACGTGGGCTACGGCGTTGCCGTGCTCCGCGAAGAAGTCAAGGTTGAAGGTAAAACCACTGGCTACCGTGACGTTACGTCTGAGTACACCGAGGTTGTTGACGGTAAGACTGTCACCAAGAAGAAGCCATACGTGGGTATTGTTGCCCAGGGCATGCGCAACTTCTGGAACCAGATTGCCGTGATCTCCGAGAAGTACGGTTCACTCCGTGACCGTGAGATCGAGATCCTTCGACAGGGTGCCGGTACTGACACCACGTACATGGCGTTTGCTCTTCCCGAGATGGTCATCACGGACAAGAATGGTAACCCCAACATCGATGAGCGTTACGCTAAGTTCATGCCAGATGTTGAGGCATTCCTTAACCGTATCGGTAGCCAGGAGTACTACGATGCTCAGCTGCACGGTATCGTGAAGGAAAAGAGCGACAATAAGTCCTTCACCAACACCAGCTCGTCTGCTAGCTTTGAGTCAGATGACGACGAGTACGGTGAAGACGAGTACGTCTCGATTGATGAAGAGACCACTGCTGACCGCCTCAAGCGCAAGCTTGCAGCTCAGCAATAAGTTTGCTTAATACCCTCCTCAGGTAAGCAAATGACTGGTACACCCAGGGTGTTCTCGATGACACTCTGCACCCTGGGTGTGCTAGTCGACTATAGTAAGGACTCGTTATGACAGACAATCTTGTTCACCTTCACGTTCACACCGAGCACTCATTTTTGGACGGTCTCTCTACCGTCGATCAATTGGTCAACCGAGTGGTGGACCTTGGCCAAAGTGCAGTGGCCATTACCGACCACGGCGAATGCTCTGGTCACCTGCGCCTACAACACGCTGCCGATAAGTCTGGCATTAAACCCCTGTTCGGTATGGAGGGATACTTCACCGAGAACCGTTTCGACAAGAGCGGTAAGAAGGGTGAGAACTACGACCACATGACCATTGTGGCCATGAATAACCAAGGCTTGGAAAACCTCTGGGCGTTGTCAAGCTTGGCGTACATTGAAGGTAGCTACTACGGCAATGCTCGCTTTGACTGGGAGCTCCTTGAGAAGTACAACGAAGGGCTTATCGTTACCGGTGGCTGTATGGGTGGATGCATTGGCAAACACCTTAAGGATGATGGCAACTACTCCAAGGCTGTAGAGCGCATTGGTCGTTATCAGGCCATCTTTGGTGACCGCTTCCACCTTGAACTGCACACCTACCTCGACCCTGAGAGCAACGAATGGAACATGCGAGTGGCAGAGGCTGCCCTCGACTTCAGCGTGCCCATGATTACTGTGAGCGATGCACACTACGCAGCACCCGACCAGTGGTATGCGCACGAGCTGATGACTGCTGTGCAAATGGGTAAAACCATGAACGACCCCACACGGTTTAGTTATGGCCCTAACCAGTTGTGCTTGTTCTCAGAAGAAGAGACACGTAGCCGTTTGAGCTACTTGCCAGAAAGCATCGTTGATCAGGCAATTAAGCGTACGTCAGAGATTGCTGACATGTGCGATGCTCGAGTTCCTGGCGCACGCAAGATGCCAGTGTTTTACAACACCGCCAAGATGGACGAGCGCAAGCTACGTGAGACTGCCGAGGAAGGTTTTAATCGAAAGATCGTTGGCCAAGTGGCCGATGATATTCTACAAAAATACCGTGACCGTCTTGACTACGAGCTAGATGTTGTTATCACCCGTGGATTCCCGGGGTACTTCTTAACCGTACAAGACATTATTAATTGGAGTAAAAATGAAAACTTTTTGGTTGGTCCTAGCCGCGGTTCAGTCGGCGGAAGCCTTCTTGCTTACGTTATGGACATCACTGAAGTCGATCCGATCCCCTCTGGCCTTATTTTTGAGCGGTTTCTTAATCCTGAGCGCGTCTCTATGCCTGATATTGACATTGATATGCCCAAGCTAGAGCGGGGCATGGTACGTGATTATCTTGAACGAAAGTATGGACGCTACAACATTGCCTCGATTGGCACGCTTAACACACTAGGACCAAAGCAATCAATCAAAGATGCTTGTCGTGGCCTGGGCATTAACAAGGATGACACGCAAAAGATGTGTGACATCATTGACGACGACTGGAACATCAAGAACCGTGGTGCAACATGGGATGATGTCATGGATAAGTATGGTCCTGACTACTCACCATGGATTGCACGTTATCCAAAGCTGTTTGAGAACCTGCCAGAGTTTGTTAACCACATTCGCCACGCTAGTGCTCACGCTGCAGGTATCGTTGTCAGCAAAGACTCGCTTATTGGTGCCATGCCACTGCGTTACAACCCAAGCAACGATGATATCCGTACGCAATTCGACATGGGTGACGTTGATGAGCTTGGTTTTGTAAAGATTGACTTGCTTGGTCTTCGTACGCTGAGTACGCTCATGGCCGCATTAGACCTAATCAAGGAGAACAACGGTGGCACCTTACCTTTCCGTCATTTCTATGAATGGAATTACGAATGGTCAAAGTATTACGACGACCCAGCTGTCTGGGACTCAATCGGCACCGGTCACAATATTGGGCTATTTCAAATCGAGACAGGTTCCCTTAGAAGTTTGGTTAAGCGGTTCCAACCACGAAGCATAGAAGACCTGTGCACCATGATTGCCATCTACCGCCCTGGCATCACCAGAGCTGTGGACTCCGAGACGGGGTTGAACCTGCTCGAGATGTACATGCAGAAGCGTGAGGGAAAGCGCCCCGTCAAATTTAAACACAGTAAGCTAAGTGCAATACTTGGTGTATCGTACGGAAGCTTTGTTTACCAGGAACAGATCATGGAAACGTGCGTAGCACTAGCTGGTTACACCATTGTGGAGACTGACCGTGTGCGCAAAGCTGTGGCAAAGTCTAATTATGAAGACATGGTGGAAGAGGCCGAGATCTTCGTAAAGAAGTGCGTGGAGAACGGTGTCGACGAGGACACAGCAAAGTCTATTTTTGATGACATGCGTGCATTCGGTATGTATGGGTTCAACAAGAGCCATGGTTATGGCTACTCCATGCTTGCCTACTGGACTGCTTGGATGAAGCACTACTACCCACGTGAATACATGACTGCGTTGTTCCGCACCAACCCATCTGACAACGTGGTGTACACACGGGAAGCTCGACGTATGGGTATCCAGGTGCTTGGACCAGACATTAACGAAAGTGGTAGCAATTTTACCTTGACAAAGAACGGTAGTATCCGTTATGGTCTGAACAGTGTTAAGTATGTAGCTAACGCTGCAGCCGAGATACAAAAGCTTGGGCCGTTCAAGAGCATGGAAGACTTCATCGCTCGTGTTCCTACCCGTCGAATTAACAAGCGTGTTATTATCTCTATGATTCGTGCTGGTGTATTTGACAGTATTTGTGGTGACCCCAGGACTGCGCTGTATGAATATTGTAAAGACCGTAAAGAGTTCAAAAAGAAAATAAATGAACAATGCCCTGAAGACTGCCCTTATTGTGCTGGACGCGATAACTTTTTTGATTGTTATGCGACCAACGAAGAAAAGATTGACGATAGAGGAGCAAATGAACAAGAGCTCCTTGGCACTATGGTTAGTATCGATCCCCTGGCTGATTATATTGATGTAATCGAAGAGGAACACAACTTCCCTGGCGAGAAGAAGATGTTCAAGGGTGAGAAGGCTATGATTGGTGGCATTCTCACTCAGGTGAAGCAATTGGTCACCAAGAAGGGTAAGAACCCGGGTTCAGAGATGTGCCAGCTTTGGGTAGAGCTTCCTATTACTACCACAGAAGAGGACTTGTTGCTTGATGAAGAAATCGAAGAGGTCTCTACGAAAGATGAAAGCGTTCAAATCGTGGCTTTCCCCGATACGTACAAAAGAGTCCGAGAAAGCCTTGAGATCGGCACGCCGGTCCTGGTGGAAGTAGAGAAGCTCAAGGACGGTCTCAGCCTCCGCAACTTGTTCCGGCTTGACAAGCTCAAAGAGACCTGCTAGTCTGACTTCCAGTAAGAAAGGAGTGCGAATGTCTCGCAAAATAAACTTAAAGAAGTGGCAATGCCCAAAGTGCAAAGACGAAGTACAGGCGCTAGCCAGTGCAGTTGCACACCGTTGTCCAAGTAACAAAACAGCTTTCACCGCATATGTGCTCATCGAGGAGGATGAATAATGCAGTACGCAGACCTAGAGAACAGCAACATCAAGCTGCTGGCCCACGAAGAAAACGAGTGCATGAGCCCCAGTGCCTGCACGATCCACAACCGCACAGACCACCACATGAGAAGCTTTAAACAGTTTTACCGTTTTGATCGTGGTATCATGGAGCGGATCTGCAGCCACGGCATTGGCCACCCAGATCCAGATGATTTTAAGATCATCAACGGCAACGACAAAGGTGAGCACGGATGCGATGGTTGCTGTATTAGATTTGCAACCGAAGAAGAATACCTTGATTCACAAAAGCATGGTGAGTAGTGCAGATTACAATTGACATTGACCCAAGAACGTATGCTAATATGATGCGTGAAGCTGTGTATTATAGAATTAACGACCCAGAAGAATTTATCGAAACAAAATTGGAGGAGCTATATGGCTAAGGATGATAAGTACCAGTACGAAAAGAATCCGTGGAAGGATCCATACAAGGACATCTGGAAGAAGGACTGGCACGAGAAGAAGTGTGACTGCAAGAAGTGCTCGCCCGAATGCGAGAGATGCAAATCAATGTCTGCGCACCCCAGCTCACAGCCAGTTGTAGAGCCAGTGCTCACCGTAGAGGAAGCTCTCGAAGCGTACCGTAAGGCTAAGCTTGCACACATTACCGCTCAGAACAATGCACGTAAGGCTAAGGAAGCGTTGGCTGCTCTTGATAAGGAGACCATCGACACTTACTCCGCAGAGATTTTGGCTAAGGCTGCTCTCGAGCGTGCACTGAGCGAAGAGGCCAAGAACAATGGCTAGAGGTACAGACGCAATCGATAAGCTGATTGCTGACCTGAACAAGTTTACCCCTGAGGGATCAACCAAGCCGTTGGTCCTTCGGGGTAACAACATTGAAAAGGTCAATGCCATCCCCTGCTTTACTCCTGCCCTGGCATACCTGCTTGGTATCGGTGGGTGGCCCGAGGGTAAGCTCATTGAGTTCTTCGGTAAGGAGCACTCGGGTAAGACTTCGTTCGCCATCATGGCACTGAAGGACTGCTACGACTATTACAAGGGCGAGAAAATGGTTGCCATCATCGACCTCGAGCACCGCTTTAACCCTGAGTGGGCAGAGAAGCTTGGTCTGAAGATCGATGAGAACCTCATCGTGGTACAACCACCAGACGCCGAGACCGGTACTGATATGATGGTTGCACTTATTAAGAGCAAGCAGATTGGTGCCATTGTCTGGGACTCCGTTGGTGCAGCAGCTACCAAGCACAGCATGCAGCAGCTCACAGACAAGAACGACAAGATGGGTGGCAACGCTGCAGTGATGAAGCGTAACGTCCAGACGGTTGCTCCGTTGGCCAACCTCTACGGTGTTACCTGCTTCTACTTGAACCAGCTCCGTGCTGACATGGATGGATACAACCGTCCTATGACCCCAGGTGGCCACGCAGTCAAGCATGCTATGAGCGTACGCATCTACCTACGCCCAGGAAGTGAAAAGTACTTTGACAAGATCAATGGCGAGAACACTCAGGTTGGCAATCCTATCGTTGTTAAGACGGTGAAGAACAGCTACGGCCCTCCCTTCCGTGAGGGTTGGACTGACTTCTACAGCCAGCCATGTGTCTACTTGGACCACCCAGGTATTGACACGCGTAGAGACCTTGCACGTATGGGTATCCTCTTGGGGGTAGCTAACCGTGCAGGAGCATGGTTCACCTGGCGTGACATCAAGGCGCAAGGCCGTGACTCGTTCTTCGAGCAGATCTGGAACAGTGGTAAGGCAGACGAGTTCGAGGCAGAGATCATCGATGCCATCAAGAAGGGTTCAGGCATTACAGAGGTTGAAGGCGATGAGTTCTTTGGTCGCCCTTTGACCGCAGACACTGACGACCTACATGATCCTGAGGTCTAAGAACAGTGAAACAAGAAACAGCTAACGTCATGGTCCGCATCGTGATTGAAGCTATGCAAGAAGTTGGCGTTACAGACGAGCAACTCGAAAAGATGAGTGAGATTGTGCCAAGAAAATTTAAAGAAGCAACCCTTATTATGAAAGCAGGTATGTTGTAATGCAAGTTGGAGACACTGTAGTAGACATTAGATCAGTTGGCACCATCGTTGGGGTGTCTAAAGCTGGTAATCCCGTTGTTGAATGGGAGCAAGGCACCATTGATTACAGGGATTTCGAAGAAGTCACACCAGAACTATTGGTTCTTGTGAACATGCCAAAGCCGAATGAGGAGCTTGACCCATCAAAGGACACAGAATGATTGAGCACGAAGAAGAATACGAAGGCGTAACCATTTACGTTGATGCTAACGATAGCTGGCCCAGCAACCTTGCTGGAGTTCGTATCCTAGAGCAGACAGCTATGCGAATGGAAGACGGTCGAGTTAAGATTATTGGTGACCCAGTGTGGAGTCTTGAGGCCAATGACTGATTACGTACCCAAAAAGTCTACGTGTAAAAACTGCTTTAGAAAATTTGCCAACACAAACGAAATTATGCAGGGTGCTGATGGCACATGGGTACACACATTTATTAACGGTCAGCACTACCCTACCAAGTGCAACCTATGGGAAAATTGGGTAGCAGAACCTATGGAGGAATCATGAGCAGTATCGGTAAAGGCAAAGAATCTTTGCTATCAAAATATGAAAAGCCGGTTGAGCCTACAGAGTTTGAAAAGGTGCTGCAAGAGATCCATGATCTCCACACCAAGAAACAGTCTGATTACGGTCGTCCAGAAGAGGGCGACCCCTTTGCTAACGTACGTGCCAGCGAAGACTTTGGCATCCCTGGATGGTTGGGCGCCGTAATCAGAGCAAACGATAAGGTTCGCCGCATCCAGAAGTATGCTCGTGGCGGTACCATGGTAAATGAATCAGTAGAAGATTCATTACTTGACGCAGCTGTTTATTTTATGATAGCCTTATGCCTGTTCAGGGAGCACAATGGAATCAACACGTGAGAGCATAGAAAAGTGGCTCAAAGAATTTAGAGCTAGAGATAAAGAGCGCACGTCTGTCATTGAACTCGATTTGTCTGATGAAGAGCTTGCGCAGCTTACTAGAGCCTCAGAAGCACTTGGTATGAGCATTGATGAATACTGTAACTATGCTCTAGAGAAGGCTGTGTTCTCAAAACTTTGCCCAACCTGTCGTCAGTACCGGCCTGAACGTGATTCTATCTGTAATAAATGTGGTGAGGTTGACTAATGGAATATACGACAGGGTACTTGCTTAACCGGATTGGTGAGCTCAACGATAAGCTAAATAGGATTGAAGAGATCCTTCTGCTTACTGAGATCAACCCATTGCTAAAGCTCTCAATGATTAATGGCGTGATTGATAAGAAATGAAACGCAACCTTTGGAAGAAAGTAAAGCGAGAAGGTGACTGCTGGGTGTGGACCGGTAGCACGGCTAACCGTGGCTATGGTAGCATCCACCACAACGGCAGGAACGGCTACTTGCCTCACCGTTTGTCATGGGAGCTTTTGCGTGGGCCTATCCCTGAAGGACTAGTGCTCGACCACATGTGTCAGAACCGTCGATGTGTGAACCCAAACCACCTCGACCCAGTGACAAACCGTGTTAACATTCTGCGTGGTAAGAGTATTGCAGCGCAGAACTTCATCAAGACTGAGTGCGTCAATGGCCACCCATTTGACAAGAAGAACACAAAAATCAGGAAGGACAATTCTAGATCATGTCGTCAGTGCGAGAGAGATCGTCTAAAGAAATTTCGAGAAAACCAAAAACTAAAAAAGCATCAAAGGTAAAGATGGGCAAAAAGCTAGATAGAGCAATCGATAGCATTTATGCTTTAACTGTTGAAGCATACGGTAAAGTAGAGCACCACGGTAGCGAGCATGACTTCGGGTACGCTCAGGGATTGACCGAAGCAATGAAAATCTTACGTGAAGTTCAAAGAGACAAGACTATAAAGTTCCCAAGGTTCTAATGGAAACTGAAGGTTATTGGCACAACGAATGCAAGAAGCTCCAGGATGAGCTTCGTCAAGTGTATCAACAGGTTAATTATTATGTTGTTGAGAATACAAAGCTACGTGAAGAGAATGTAGAGTTAAGGAAGAGCCTAGATGGATTGCAAGAATTGCAATAAAGAATTGAAGCTGGGTTCTAGATGGTTTATCCATAAGGATAGCAACGACTCATGGTGCTACCCATTGATCAATCAGTTCTCATGGGAATACAAAATGGCTACACCAAATGAATAGTCCGTGCGTAACCTTGGTTATGCTGTTAACGTTATAAGGGATAAGGACTTTTAATGTCACTATTTACGCAGCGGTTTAGTCAACGCCAAGAGCGAGAGCTCGAAGAGCAATGGCCTCTTGCACGTCGCACCGTAGGATCTGGTAACAAGTGGGAGAAGGGTGACCTCTCCACTAAAGAGCAGCACATGATGGAGTTTGTTATCGAAGCAAAGTCCACCCAGGCTGCATCTTTCAGTATCACCAAGAAAATCTGGGATACTATCAAGGGGCAGGCACAGGATCGTAGCTGGTTGGCTAGGCCAGTGTTAGCGGTACGCTTATATGGTGCAACCAACCAGAAGGCTGAGTGGGGTGGAGAGATTGCTCATACCCCTGAGACACTCCCGGTAGAATTAGATCTTATCTGTATGGACAAGGATGACTTTCTTGAGCTATACTATGACTACATACGTTTGAAGGAGCAAGATGCTAGTAACGATGCTAACGAATAAGATCGTTGACCTAGTATTTATGGTGCTCGCAGCTTTTCTTATTGAACGAGTAACTAAAAGGAGAAAGAATGGATGAGCAGCAATTGCAGTTTGATCTAAGATTTGATGACGAGCAAGAAGATGAGTAGTTTTCTTGAGCGTACGCTAGCTGCGTACCAGAACGACGAGCCTATTACCAAGTACATCGAAGAAGCATTGATGCTTGGTGACGTGTTCCCTGAAGAGTACCCTGTTAAGGTATTTAACAAGGAACGAAAATTTGATAACATGTATCACCCTTCTTCAGACGTAACAGCGGGTGAGTTGCGCTTATATTATAGGTTCCATCCCGAAGAAAGGTTAAAATGTCAAGAAGAAAGAATAACACCCACCCTCGCTATGACTTTCCAGGTTGGCTCGGTTTTTCATTCAGTCATTCAGAATTTGCTAATTCACATGGGCTTTACTTCGCTAGACAAGGTAGAAGTGAAGTTCAGAAACGAAGAGCGGATGATTGCTGGAGCAGTGGATGTATTGGAGCTCACAACTCCTGAGGGCACGTTCCTAGTAGACATCAAGAGTACCAACCAGCTTCCCAAGGAAGCGAGCGAGCAATACGCCATGCAGCTCAGAGTGTATCAGGACAACTGCCCTGGTGCGCCTGACCGCATGGCTTTGCTATTTATTCAGAAGGCTTACCCTCACAAGATCAAGACGATCGAGGTCAAGAAGGACCAGGAAGCCCTGGATAAGCTATATGACAAGTGGTCACGTGTGCGCGTAGCCATCAGTAAGAATGATCCTTCTGAACTTAAGCATTGTTGTAATGGCCCTACGGATGAAGTATACTTAGGTTGTCCCGCACGTAAGATCTGTCACTACTGGAATAAGTAATGACCGCCCAAGAACGCCAAGCCCTACGAGAGAAGCACCAGCCTCAACCGCACACGGAATGGTTTCCGGTGTGCGCCACCTGCAACACCCAATCACCCTGCGACGTAATCAAGGTATTGGACGCGCTCGATGAGGCAGACCGGCGAGCAGTGGCAAACTACGAACGTGGATACGATGACGGTTATAAGGGGTCTGTTGCCGACGCCGAATGGGATCACTGGGCTGATGGAGTGGACGATGACCAACCCTAATAAGGCCAAGGGTAGCAAGTGGGAGCTTGACGTTGCTAGATACTTCAATGAGCGTGGTTTCCCAGAAGTAGAACGTCGCTACGGCGCGGGAGCTACCCTAGACAAGGGTGACATCAATGGTGTCAAGGATACTGTTGTAGAGGCTAAGAACTGGAAGAAGATCGAGCTGTCCACTATCATGGATGAGGCACTAGTAGAGCAGAATAATGCTAAGAAGCGGTTCGGCATCAGTGTCATTAAGCGACGCAACCGCAACGTTAAAGACGCTTACGTGGTCATGACTTTAGAACAATGGATCGATTTATATTCTTTTTTCGTGAATAATTAATCATCCAAAGTTATTGATACATTAAATTAATGTAATATATACTAGTATTGATACAAGAGATTGGATGACGAATGAGTTCAAATAGTGGTCTGCGCCGTGGCTTAGACTCGCTTACAGAGCCAGAGATGGATGCACCCCATGACGATAAGTTTGGGGATCTTCACCGATTCGTTGTACGGTCTTTTCGTTGGGAAGGCAAGCCCGAAGAGAAGGAAATGCTCGAGAGTATCGAGCAAGTTGTGGATAATTTCATCGACGAATACATCCAACCGGCTGAAGTAATCATTGCCAGATTTAATACAGATAGTGGCCTTACTGGTGCCGAAGGCGACCGTCTATTCCTCAACCTCCAGAGCGCAATCGTTGCAATCGAGGAAGAGGTTACTAGACGTTATTTAAAGGCACAATTCTCCTACTACATGTTGGATGATAAGTATAACGCAGCTTATGTTAAGCATGCGAAAGGAACAACAAACGATTTGAATGCGAGAGCCCGTATGGAAACTCGTGATGATCGCTTGTTCTACTTTGTTCAGTATAGCGCATGGCGGATTATTAACGACAAGGTTAATAGTCTAAAGGCTACGCAAAGACATATACAAAACCAACTGTATCGTAGGGGTAACGGTGGGCAATACTCCTAGAAAAAGCAGAAAACAAGAAGTCATCCGTGGAAAGATGACCTGGCAGATACTCGAGCGTCTTCTCAATAACTACTGGGAATGGCAAGAGGTATACCGCACAACAGGTAACCCGGAATTACAGCTTCTTAACGGTGTCACCGTAAACATTTATGACATCCTCAAGGGGATTGACAAGCTGCCGCCGAGACAAAAGCAGGCAGTTGTATTATCATGTTTAGAAAACCGTAAAGAAGTTGAAGTAGCTAGAATCATGGGCTTTACCAAGTGGTCATCTCAGGTTGGTATGTACAAGAGAAAAGCCCTACAACAACTATGTAACACGATATGGGCTAATGAGAATGACTGACGATGGCAGACCTAATCCAGAGCAAGACTTTATTGATTTAGAAGAAAAATATAAGGATCGACTCCCACAAAACTGGGAGGAGATGAGTAGACCCTCAAAGCTGGACTGGTTTGCTCACCGTATCCTGCTCGATTTGCGCGAAGAAACTGGTCGAGAAGGCTCAAAAGACTGGGGATTCCTCAGCGATTACCAGCTAGAACGACGCCGACGCCGAGAGGTGCAGAGCAAGCTCAATGGTTGGGACGACATCCCACCAAGGCAGGGTGTCTTCAGACGTGTTTACGTAGACCAAAATAGGCTATTGATTAACAGAGAGGACGGGGATCAAAATGGACAGAAGAACCCGTGAATACAAAGATCTAGTTAAGATGACCCCTACCACCGAGGACCTCCTAAGCGAGGAAATCGATGGTGAATTGTTTCTTTACAAGTCATCCCCGCTGTGTAAGGTATGTAACACAAGCGATGATCTAAAGAACATCATCGACTCATTGCTGCTGTTCCCAAAGTCTTATAAGGAAGTGTTGTTGGCGATCCAACCACTCCAGGACAAGCTTGGGTTGACAGAGAGTGAGCGTATCAACTATGAAAACATTCGTAACCACCAGAAGAACCACTTGCCATTCGAGAAGAAGCTTGTGCGTGACATCGTAGAGAAGCGTGCGAGAGAAAAGAACCGCAGCATTCTGGATGCCGGTGAGCGTTTGCTTACAGCTGAAGCTTTTTATGAAGTGATTGTGGCCAAAGGCTGGGAAGATATTGCCCAGGGCTACGAGAAACCAACGTTAACACAGACAATGCACGCTATGGAGATGCTCCAGAAGCTCGAGAAGGAAGGACAGGACAATTACAGGCCAGAAGACCTTATTAATCAGCTTGACATTATTCTATTGGCTATCCGTGATGTTCTTCCACCAGCTATGAAAGAAGAGCTTTTTCTCAAGATCGAAGAGTATCAGAATGGCAATGTCACTTCAAAAGCAAAGAAAATTAAGCCAGCTGAGATTGAAGCTGAGTATATTGACGAAGATTTCCTGGAAGAATAGCCATAAAATACGTTGGTTTTATGTAAAGAACACTGTAAAACGCAGCAGTTATTGTAACTATAGGGGTATATTATGGCACGCAGACCTTGGATGAGAAGATTTATTCAGGCCAGACCTGATGAATACGAAGACTACATCCCTTACATTGATCAATACCGTGAGCGCAAGTACGGCTTCAACGACCCCAATGCTGCTGACCCTTTTGACGCTAGTAAATATGATCGCAATGCCACGCAAGACCTTATGCAATTGACTGAAAGCCCAAGCCTTTTCTATAAGCAGAAGAAACTGCGTGATACAAACGACCAATCAAACCGTGGTAAGGTCCAAGGTAATATCACTGGTGCTCCTGCTGTCTATTCATCCATCCCTGATGCTGTCATCGCACCATATGGTGGTACTGGTAATGATTTGATTAAGTTTAAAGGTAATACACGAAGCGGTGCTGTCATGTGCAGACGATGCGGTTGTGACGTTTCCCCTTCTAAAACTAAAGCTATTAAAACTGATATCAATGGTCAGACTGTTTACTGGAGAGTATGCAAGGGTGGCTGTGAAAATTACAACATGGAAAATAACCCCAACGGTGCGCAGAGAAGAAACAAGCCTAGGGGTGAATAGTTATGTCTTCTAAAGAATTAATCCTTAAAACTGCTGAGAAGTATGAGGCTTTAAAAGATAAGATCCTTGATTACACCAAAAGTCCGGGTGACTACAGCATCAAGTACCTTTACTCAAACCTGGCTAAAAATGCGCACATGGTTGCAAATTCCAATGATTTCCCAAACATTGGCGTAAACAAAACGTCTTCCACTGACCCAAAGACCAACAAAATTTCTACTTCTTTTAACTTTAGTAATTCACCAGAATTCAGCAAGGCTTTTAATCAGAACCGTGGTGCTTTATCTCAGCTGGCAAACATCCCATTGAACATTAAAGACGAAGCAGCCCGTAAAAATTACACACCGTGCTTAAAACTTATGGCACACCCGAACGAGGGTGAAACTCTTACTGATTATTTGAATAGAAAAAAGGGTAGGACGCCATCGTACAAAGACAGACTGTCAAAAGGCATTGACAGTGAAAACCTTCAGCGTTGTCAGAGTGTTTATTGCAGAAATTGCAAAGAATGTAAGCCTCACCAGGAAGAACTTGTCAAAGCTATCAATGGTATCCTGGATACAAAGCCAGGCAGTGACGACAGACGCCAAATGCACATTAAGAATTTGTTTACAACGCTTGACAGCTGGGCTGCTCACCAAGACTCCCGTGGTAACGACAAGGATACATGCAAATCATCTGGAACATTGGAAGGTGATCCATACTTCAACGATGCAAAGGCCCACAACATGGCCGCATCTGAGATGAGAGTGCTCAAAATCAAGCTACAAAATGCTTATGAAGACGACTATATGAAAAGCGACCAGAAGGGTGGCGGGATCCATCGTGACTTCTTTGGTGAAACATACGGTAAGAACAGGGATGTTTACTAATGAAACTAACTGAAATTTTTCGCAAGAAGCAAGCCTCTGCATTTTCTAGCGAGGTTGACCCGTTTACAACGCTTAATCACTGGGTTAATCCCGGATCGCTTATCGGTAAAGGCTATGAACGTAAGACAAGAAGCACTGAAGATGACCAGGGTGTTTTTAGAACAACAAAAGAAGTTCGTCCATTTGACAGAACTTTGCCACCAATCTCCCTTGCTAGCCCTAGCGAGTGCAACTGTTCACAAATTCTCGGCATCCAGGACAAAACCACTAAGGGATTGCGAGTAAACCCAAACGATACCCCAGAAGATGTTGAAGAACGATTAAAGGGTATTAAGAATCTTCACGAAAAAACATTCAGCCCAGACATTTTGCGAGATGCTGACGCGTACCGTGATGGTTGGACTCCAGATAACATCGAGACAACCAAGCAATTCCACAAGGAAGTGGTAGATAAGTGGCTTGGATTGATGAGAGAACCAGACGATACAAAGCGCCTTAACAACGTTAACATTCTTGCTAAGCTTACAAGAAAGCAGCCTCTCGCTGACTCGGGAGACGAGTTCAATAACCACTTCTTGATGCACCTTTACAACGCTGGTGATGCTAGCGAGCGCATTACCAAACCAGTCGAAGAGGGCGGCCTTGGCGTTGAACACCTCGGTAGGAATTTCCGTGAGAGCCAGGGCGTGGCACAACGTGCAGAAGTTGCAGCACGTAAAATGCCAAACTATAACAAGGATAACTGTGGTGTTTGCGAGCAGTACAAGAACATGTATCAGAGCGACATCCTGAAGTACAAGCAGGAGAACGAGAACTCAAAGGCTAGTGGCGAAGGCGGCAAAGCTTTATTCCCTGACGACGAGAACAAGTCTGCCATGGAAATCTACCGTGATGTGTACCATGAATTTATGACTAGTCAACGTCGTAAGACTGCCGACAACCCCACGATTGCTTCTGCTTACAACACGCTGGAAAAGTTTAACCAGCACCAGAAGGAAGCACACAACGTAACGTTTAGCAACATGTACGACAAGTACACGCCTGTTGCTGATGACAATGACACCAGAACATACGCAAAGAACCTCTTTGAAAACATTAGAGGTCTTGGCAATGGTTGGAAGCTGCGTGACCGCACCCGCACCCCTAGAGAGAAGACAAATCCTTTTTCAGATTCAGACAGCAGAAACCGTCCTGGATTCTGGGGGCCTGAAGTTTCTGATGTTGAAAAAGCTGTTGCTAAGAAGATGAATTACCCAACAACTACAAACCTTACTGGTATAGGTCTCAATGTAAAAATGGAGACAGAGGCTGACGGTAAGATTCTTAGCCTTATCAAGCCTGAGGGTACACCGGCTGGTGAAGGTTCTTATTTCACAAAGTCACCAGCATACGAGCGCACAATTGGTTTGCAGGAATACGATCCATCGGCAGACCCACGCCGTAAGTTGTTTGATAAGCCGCTTGAAGACGTGGAGCACCCAGAGATCACAAGAGAAGACCTACGCAAGCTTGATATCCCACGTTTCCACAAGTATGTATTCCAAAAGGCTGGGTTCTACCCAAGAATGAAGTCGCAGGAAGACTATCAAAGCTCGCTTAGCCGTGCTGGTTTTGACCTTAAAATAAAATTTGAAAAAGAACGCAAAAAGACTAGACCAGATGTAACCCCATATTCATGGGACCAATTTATTAATCTTCTTGGCAACGAGCACGATAAAGCAGCTACCGAAGCGGAGAAAAGAATCAAGAGAAGCAGACTGCCAGGTATGGTAGGCCCAACAGCATCAAAGAAAAGAGACATCGAAATGCCAACTTTTAATTCAAGAAATAGCAAGGAAGCACACGTTCCTTTTGATCCCAATGCAATCGACTTCCATGGTATTGGCGGAGCAATGTGGCATGGTATCAAGGATGTTGGCCACATGTTGAACACACCAATTAACCAAGTCAGAGACTTGCTGCACTATAAGAATGAGTTTGGTAGTGCTAATGGTCGTGCACAGGATGCAGCATACCAACTTCTTGGTGAAGGTATCGCTGCTGACCAATTGTTGAAAAGAAAATTTGATACTAGCCTCAGAGAGCAGGCTGGACGACCTCTTGACTTTGCAAAGCGTAAGCTCTATGACCGCAGAGATCTCAATACAAGAAAGCGTATTTGGGACGCTTGGCCGCAAGAAACAAAAGCGATGATGGTTGATACCCATGGCCGTTCGGCTAACCCCTACCACCCGAACCACGATTTGTCACTTGGATATTCATTGGATGAAGATGGCGGTATTACAAGAACATCTAGCATTATTGCATCGTTATCTGATAAAATTGCTGGTGGCGACACAAGAGGCAAGGCTAAAGACCCAAAAAGCTTTACATACTATGATGCGTTCTCAAGCAACACACCAGTGTATAGAGGCCCTGACATTAACAAAGAATGCGAGCGTTGTGGTATCCCAATCACAGGCAACAAGAGCGTTAAGTTGTGCAGAGACTGCCGTGATGTGTTGTCAGCCAAACCATCAGAAGACTAAGAAAGAAGACAATGACTACTAATGCAAACGATCTGCCCGGTATTAGACCAGAGGATGTAAAGCAGACACCTGAACAACAGGCACAGATTGCTGCGTTCCTTGCTGATCAGAAGCGTGAAGAAGAAGAGCTCGGCAAGGAACAACCGATTGAGCTTATGGAATCAGAGCTTATGGACGTATGGCATCTGCTCCAGGAACTACAGTACAAATATGGCAACCGTCCTGGCACCTTTGCTAACCTCACGTCGCTTCGCAACGAGGCAGATGAAAAGTTTGCTGCGCTTGGATTCCAGGTTGTAGTCGACTGGGTTATGCCTGGCCTGATGCAGATTAATGGGCAGAACCGCCCAGAGCCACCAACTATTACCATTGTTGGCCGACTCGACGGGTCAGAGTACAACCCTGAGCAGAACCGTTACGAGACGGGTGCAGGTGTTGCTGACGCATACTATGATGCTAAGCGTCAGTCTCTTGGCATGAGCAACAAGAAGCTCATTCTTCCTGGGAAATAATCATGTCTATTGTTGATGATGGTGAAGACTTTTACAATTTGTTTTTAGCATCATCACGCATTGACGACCACGTTCTTGACTATGAAGACGAAGATCACCCAAACGTTTTAGCTTTCAAAGATGCTAAAGACAAAGATCATCAGTTAACGTTTGATGCAAGCGATGGTACGCATGAGTTTATCCCACGATCTTTTGGCGGTTATGGCAATAGCAGAAAAAAGATGGTCACATCCTGCAATGGATATTGTTTAACACACGAAACTTATGAAGGCCATTCACCTGCAAAAGTTGACAATATCAGAGATGTTAAACCAAAAACATTAAAAGACGTTCCTCTTTCTCGTTTTGAACAAAGCATGAAAGACTACTACGATAGTAAATATTTTTTTACGCCTAATAGCCAAGTTACGCCAAGCAAACGAGACTATGATGATGCTCGATCTGCTGACATTGATTCGCAAACGTTTGATAACGCTGCTTATAAACGTGTGATGATGCTTGGTGCCTCAAAAGATAACGTTGTTGAAGCTTTGAAGAAACACGTTCCTATTGAAGACTATGAAAAAGCTTTGCTTGGCAATGGCTATGATCATGAAAAAGCTATGAAAGATACTGCTTACCGTGATAAAAAAGAAGACGGTACGCCAGATATTAGCCCCTATCACAGCCATTATGCAAAAATGGTTAAGGTAAATAAAAAGATTACTGAGAGCGCGCCAGTTGTTCTAGATAAAAATAGAATGTTTTCAGACAGCGATTACAACAACGAAGTGCAAAAGCTTTTTAAGCATCACCTTGCTAGGTTAAACAGTGGCAATGACACTATGGACCCACAAGATAGAAAATGGATGCTAAGCGAATGCACAAAACTAAACCCAGATTTAAAAATGGACTACGATGGTCCAATGGCTGATCCTATCTTAGATGCGAACAGCTACAACAGGATTGTTAAAAATCTTATGGCTCATCATTCTTTGAAGAACTTTCACACCACTAGCATTGGTGGGCAAATCATTAACAATAGAAAAATGAATGCTGTCCTAAATCTTGCTAGCCACAGGGACTATGCGTTTGAATTTAGTGGCATCGATGACAAGCATGAAAAAGAAAGAATTGGGTTGAACCCGCCGCAAATGCAGATCAGATATGAAGAGGGCAAATAATGAGTGAGTTCGCATCAGGCTGGGACGACAGCGAGTTCGATAGACCAGAGGGTGAGCGCATTCACCGTGTTGTTCCGCCGCTAATGGTTGGATTCGACCTTGAAACAACTGGCTTGGACGTTAAGCATGACCAGCCAATCTCTTATGGTTTTACAGAGTACCGCGACGGTAAGCAGACGGGCGTCAAGCATCACTTCATTGTCAAGCCAACCGTGCCAATCCATGAGAAAGCATCAGCTGTAAACGGTTGGACAGCGGAAAAGCTAGAGAGAAGCCACAACGGCGAAATCGTTGAGGACTTTAACGGTAACAAGTATGCTCCTGCGCTAGACCCAAGAGTCGGCGTTCAAAAGGCAGCGAGCATCTTGGCAGATTACCAGAAGCAGGGCGCAGTTATTGTCGGTGCTAACCACCACAAGTTTGACTTCCCTATGCTCTCTAATACATATAAAACGCTCAACGCATTCCCTATCGAGACAACTGGCCTGGTGCCACCACGTGTAACCGATGAGAAAAAGCCAAAGGTTATTTACGACCCAACGGCTATTAAAACAATTGACGTTATTGAGCACGATAGAAGACTAGACCCAGAGCAGTACCCTTCTAATCACCCATCGTACCGTAGTCGATCACTAGAAAACCTTACAAAATACTACGGCGTTGAGCCAAGTACCCACATTGCTAGCGATGACGCCCGCGCATCAGTCGACGTGTACCTTAGGCAGGTTGAGAGAAATAAAAAAGGGATTATGAACCTATGAGCGATTGGAACCTCCGTTACGCCACTGTTGGTGAGAGTGGCATCGATTATGCACAGGCTGTCCCATGCACAAAGGATAGTAAATGCGGTTTTTGCAACCATTTAAACAAGGTTGAGGCTGCTAATAAGGATGAAAACGGCAGAGCTGTTGATAAAGATCACGCCAGCATCATTAAAATGATCAAAAAGTTGCATAAAGATGGTGTATACGTAAATAATGAGCCATATTTTACACCAATTTTAACTAAGGCTGCCAGCAAAAGGAGCAAAAATGCGTAAGGTATCTAGAGCAGATGAGTCATACGATGTTAACTTCCGCACAACATTGAAAGATGATGTTGTTGAAACTGTAGTTAAGACAGCTGGCGTGTGGCCTAATCAAAGAGATTACGATGTTCACAAAGAGCACCTCAATGAACTGTTGCAACATAACATCGATGGTGTCAAGTGGCACACAAAACAAGGTGACCACCGTGCTGCGCAAAAGCATGCTGCCGTTGTTGGTGCTATCACTGGCACGCTTGCTGCGATTGATCAGCTTGAGAAACAATAATGTCTTGGTTAGAGCGTTACGCTAGCGATAAGCCATGGGACGAAGAGGATCCCGATCACGGTGAGCACAGCAAGCTAACACCAAAACAAAAAGCAAAAGCAAAGGCTCGTGCAAAAGCGCATGGTCGTCACTACCCAAACTGGGTGGACAATGCTTGGGCCTCTAAACAATAGGAGATAATTATGAATTGGAACCTCCGTTACGCTAAGGACAAGGAAGAAAGCAGCAAGGGATTCAAGCCACCGGCAGGTGTGCAATCAGCTGCTCGCCATGCTCTTAAGCTTATTGAAGATGGTAAAGCTGGTGATGGTTTTACTAGCGTTGGCCGTGGTCGTGCCCACCAACTTGCTAACGGTGAGACGCTTAGCCTAGCTACAGTTAAGCGTATGCACTCATACTTTTCACGTCACCGTGTTGACAAGAAGGGTAAGGACTGGAACAACGACAGTCCCGGTAAGGTTGCATGGCTTGCATGGGGCGGTGACGCTGGTGCATCATGGGCTGCAAGCATTGTAAAGAAGCATGGCGGTGGTGACAACAAGAAGGAAGCTGCCAGGTACAGAGATGAGAAATGCTTAGAATGCCGAGAAAAAAATCGGCAAAAAGACAGCCCCTTTTGTGGCCAAGAATGCCAGAGCGAATATACATTTCACAGAGAGTTTGGACCAGAAGGGTGGCACGAAACTCGTTACCCTGGACCACCAGAACCTCGTAGAGAACCAGAAGAACTCTAATGAACTTCAACGAGCGTTACGCTAAAGAAAAAAATAAAAAGAAGGATCACTACCAGTATATCAAGAAGCGTGGTGACCAATGGGTCATCATCCAAAAGGGTACCGGTAAGGTGCTCTCTCACCACGACACGCGTGAGAAGGCTATTGCTGCATTCCATGCAATGATGGCCTCTAAGCATGGTAACATTAATTTAGACCCAAGTGACTGGCGCAACGATTACATGGATCTCGACGCAGACTGGTGATACATGCCAAAGATTACAAAGAATAGTAATGCTAACATCCTGCGTGGACAGCAAGACTTCTTTGAGATAGCCAAGAAAAGCCTCAAAGAAAAGGCTGACCTACCTGATATTGTCACGTTTGCTGAGCACTCGAGCTTCCTGGGTGGTAGCAAGCTTTTCCCACGTCAGCGAACGCTTCTTAAACTTATCATGCTTGAGACAGAGAATCTCACAGACTATGACTACGAAGTCATTGATAAGTGGACAAAGAATTTTGATTTCAACGGTGATAGAATAGGCGTAAGCCCGGACATCCTTGACCGGATCGAATACTTGAAAGAAAATGGTTACAAGCATTTCCGTGAAGTGGTAAACATCACGGGTCGTCGTGGTGGTAAGGGCCACATCGGCGGAATCCTGGGTGCATATAAGAACTGGGAACTGCTTATGCTTGACGACCCCCAGTATTACTACAACATTGACAAGTCTAAGGACCTTTACCTTTTCTGCGTTGCTACGAACATTGAACAGGCTAAGAAATATCAGTTTGCTGACCTTGCGAACACGATCATCAATGCTCCATGCTTCCAGCCATATATCGCTGACGCTAAGGAACACTTCCTAGCTTTGCGTACGCCTGCTGACATCAGACGCATCGCTGCATTTGAATCGAGAGACATCAGACCTAGCCGTTTGATCGCTAGTATCCGTAACATGGCTGTGACGAGTAACTCTAAAGCCTCGCGTGGTGCTGCTGCCTTCGGCGTTATGTTTGACGAGTTTGCACACATGTTGGTTGGTACGGGTGGTGCAAGAACGTCTGACGAAGTATACAACGCTATTACTCCTGCATTGGACCAGATGGGTAAAGATGGTTTGATTTACGTGCCGACGTCGCCATTTACCAAGGTGGGTAAGGCATACAGTCTATACGAGGCTGCGCTAGAAAAAGATGAAGATGGCACTCCAAAGTATCCAAACATGATGATGGCACAGCTACCATCGTGGGGGCCATATGAAGACTGGGATGACCCAAGATTTGTATCGTTCTACCGCCGTGCACCTCAGAGCTACGACGAACAGATGAAATCCATGGAAAAGCGTGAGCCTGACACGTTTAGGGTTGAGCGTTTGAGCCAATGGGCTGAAGTTACCAACGCCTACCTCAATCCAAAAATGGTTGAGCGTATGTTTGATCCGTTTATTGATGCTAATGGTGAGCTTCGAGAGCTTGAGCTACAGCACGAAGGCAAATTTAGTATTGTTTACACGGGCCACTGCGACCCATCAAAATCTGGTGCTAACACAGCAGCCATGATTGGTCACGTAGAAAAGATCGCTGACCCTGAAGATGGTGAAGAGTGGTACCATGTTATTATTGACTGGATCAAGGTATGGGACCCAGAAAATTACCCTGATAATCAGATCGACTACGAAGAAATTGAAGAAGAATTGGTAGATACGTTGTGCAATTTCCGTACAACTAAAGTATTCTCGTTTGACCAGTACGGTGCGTTTGTTACATTGCCACGTTTGAAAAAGCGTTTGCAACAGGTTAGACCTGCCCACCAAGTTAAAGTGCGTGAGGAAAAATTTACCAAAGAAAGTAACATGCGCCGTGCTGAGCGGTTCAAATCTGCATTGGGTATGAATTGGGTACACTCGTTCCGTGATGTGTATGGCCCTAATGGTAGCAGTTTGCTGGAACAAGAGCTAAAGTTCTTGCAAGAGGTCAATGGTCGAGTTAAGAAGCAAGATATTGGACCTATCCGCACAGAAGACTTAGCAGACTGCCTCATGGTTATTGTTGATTCTCTGCTCGAAGATAACTTCGTTAAGCTAGAGATGCGAGATAAACTTGGTCAGACACAGTTGTTGTCTGGTTCTCAGGGTGGTTATCACACCCGTAATGCAAGCGATATGCAACCTGTCTCTGCTAGAGATAGGCTACGTGTGTTTGGTGCTCAACGTGCACAAAGAGATTACGGGGGTATGTCCCGTGGAAGGTCAGGTAGACGATGAATTGGAACACTCGCTACGCTAAAGATGATGCAAAGAAACGCATCATGAATGAATTAAAACAAAAATATCCAGGTAAAAGAGTAATCGATGACGCGGGTAGCTATTTTGCCTTGTTAGAAGAAGCTAGTGATCACCCTGAATATGATAGAGCTACTCAGGTTGTGACAGCACCTACCCCTCCGCACAAGCACGAACACACTACACACATTTATAAAGCAATTGATACTCCTTTTAATGTTCATGTAGATAAAAAAGTTGTTAGAGTTAATCCTGGTGAAAGTTTTACTGTTAAACCCAATACTGTTCACTGGTTGTCTAACGACCCTGGGACAGAATGCTGGTTGGAAGTAATGTCAAGCCCGGGCATTCCTGATAAGAACCCAGACGTTGTTAAGGTTAAGCAATGAACTGGAACTTACGTTACGCTAGTGAAAAAACAGCCGGAGAAATTTGGGATCTGTTTAAAGATGTAGGCGTTGGTTTTAGAGATGCATTCTCGCCCAACCGCGATGCTTTTGGCAATCTAAGAAAAAACCCTTCACAATGCAAAAAATGTGATAAAGATTTCTTTGATGCAAAAAAGCCTAAGCACAATATGTCAGACAGAGAATACTGGACTCTTTTTCAAACAGGTCAACATCACCTAATACCGATGCAGCAACGCAGTGATAAGCATGACGATCTTTGTGTAGATTGCGATGAAAAAAGCAGTTGGATGGACAAATAAGTTAGTCTAACATAGCATGAACGGTGATGCACCAATATTGATCGCCCGTGATAGCTTCCCACATAGCTATATTCTCATGCTTTTTCCACTCTGCACCTAGCACAGCAGCTTTAGCCTTATCTAAATTTGCATAGAGACCTGAGATTTCCATGCTATTGTAGCTTGTATCGTAGAGTAAAGCGTAGATTAGTTGCACATCACTCCTTTAGCTTGGTTTGTAGTAAGTCTGCTTCGTTACCTGCTTCCCTACCGTGCTCATAACCTGATTCTGAGCTGAGATTACGGCGGTAGCCGGGGTCACGATCAATACCCTGATAAAATTCTTCTATAGCGTGTTCTTTGTCGCGTATCATTAGGCTAACCGAAGAGTCAACCTTAACTTGATCTGCTATGGTTTTGTCTTTGATAGTTTTAAGACGCTCTGAAATTGATAAACAATAACCGCCAAAGAAACTTGTAATCCACGTCCGCTTATGGAACGTAGTATCACTATTCTGCTTAGCTTTAGCTAGCTTGGCGGGCATTTCGCTAATCATATGCACCACAAGCGTATTGTACAATGCTAAACATAGCTGAATATCATCTTCAGTACCATACAGGTAACAGTAACCGTCACCTCGTAGCACTCTACAGAAGTTATTCTTAGCTATAGCATTGAGTAAGACACTTTTATCCACATCGTACGGCGCTGGAGTGTCGACCTTCCTACTACCTATGCCGGAACTGGTATCGCGGTTGTAAAGTCGACTCTGCTCGATCTGATATTTAGTAATCAGTTCTTGAGCCAGTGCCTGAGCTGCTTCTGCTTCGCCAGGGAATGGGGAGCGACCGGCTAAGGTCAACAGCTTTTCAATGCGGGACACAATGTCTGATAAATCACTCATACTAATATCCCTTCTTGTTGTTAATCTACCATCGTCAATTAGAGGACAACAACCTCCCCTAAGACCCCTATGCGGGGGTTTCGGCGTTTAATGCTCTAATGTCTCATCAAGGCAGTTAGCTACAGCATGTAACAGCTTACACTGCTCTTCCATAGCGTTCATAGCCTTGCGATACAACTCGAGAACCTTCTCGTACACGTCGATATCTAAGTTGCCCTTGTACTCGTCATACAACCTGAAGCCATCAAGCAACTCATCAAACCGACCTGCTAGTTCATGCAACTGAACCACTGCAGCGTGTGCTTGGAACAACTTACTATCTTCCATATATTTACTTTCTACTTGTTTATTTACTGCGATTTATAACACTTAGCAGGCACCAACTTTTGTGCAATACTTAGTGTATGTAATGATAGGAGTTAGTTTTTATACTTCTACTGTTGCATCCTCCATGTTGATAAGGTTGAGACGTTTGCCACAAGCGGGGCACCATGCGAACATGAGTTCCTTTTTGCGGGAGGTTGCTTCGACAAGCGTATCACACTCATCGATGTCGTCGCAAACGTAGGTAAACTTGGTCCATTTATCCATTACTCTTCCTCCTTGTTTCCGGTTACACTGTAACCCTTCTCTACTACAAACCAGTCGTCGTTCCATCCGTCGACCCATTCTGGACTTGACTCATCCGGCTCAGGGTGGTTGGCATACAACCAATCCCACCCTTCCTCAAAGCTGTCAAACTCAATACCATCGAACAGGATGTTGTTCATCCAGTCACGGATAAGATACTTACTCATTGTGCTCCTTATCTTGTTTCTACATCATTGTTTAAGATCCACTCACGAACATCATCGTATGTTCCTTCTGGATCTTCTGCCATTGCTTGATAAAGATCTTCAGGTAGATCATGAACATTGAAGATAAGCAAGTTAGTTGCGTCTCCCCAATTGCCATCAGCAGCTAGATAGATCATCTCTTGATCCATTATTCTTCCTCTTCTTTTTCTAACTCAAGGGTAAGCTCAAACCACAGCTCACCAATGTCTACGCCGAGACTGCACTCGTACCATTCTACTGCATCTGACCACTCTGGAAGAGTGAGCCCACGACTCTCGCAGAACTCAGTGAACTGGCCTTGATCCCACCAGTCTACCATGAGCTCTTGCTCGGGTTGGTATCGAGATTGCAACACCTCGATAATCTTACTTACTTGCACTATATCTCCTCTTCTGCTTCTGTGATAGTCCATTCATCCCAATCGATATTGTCCCACCAGAAGTCAGACTCTGTTGACTTGTCAATCAGTTGCTGACGATCCAGCCAATCATTTAATTTCTCATTTGCTTCTTCAGGACTGTTTGCCTTAATAGCAATGTCCATAGAAACTCTTGTGTAATACTCTTTCATTATACCTCCCAGCATTCATCGCACGTACCATCATCACATTCGTCACATGGGTGCTTTAATGGAGTATCTAACTCCATACCACATGTTAAACAAATAGGATATTTCTTACTCATTATGCCTCCTCTACTTGTTCAAAGCGCCAGTCAGCAAACTCCCAATAATATGGTGATGTTAAAGACGCATCAGCCTCAGACAAATGATCCATCATATCTTGAGCTGCTTGTTCTAACTCTTTAGGGTCAGTTGAATCAACGTGGAACTCAATCTCTACCGTTATTCTAGTTACTGTTCCTGGTTTTTCCCATTCTTCAATAACCTCTTCAACATCTTCTACTGTTTGTATTGCTTTCTTCTTAGATGCGTAAGCCACTATTCCTCCTCAGTATGTGTACAACATGAACCACAATCGCCACAGTCGCCACAACGACCATCACGGCTTGCTAGCTCATAAGCATCACCACAGGTGTCACACTCACCTAGTTCTTCAATGTCATCCATCATGCTTCCTTCCCTTCTTCTATTGTGAACTCTTCGTCCGCCAGGAATGCGTAAACGCGTTTGAGATTATGGATAGCGTGTTCAAAACTACCATTTCTCTCCGCATCTTTAATGCACCACCTAGTTAAGACAATTGCTGTTTCTAATGTTTCTGCATCCATTATTCCTCCTTTAGGAAATTAGTTAGTGGTTCGCCTGCAAAGTCCTGCATTGCTTCTTCTGTACCACAAGGTGAACAGATACGTGATTTGTTGTCTAACCTAGACAAGGCGGGAAACCCTGTGTAGATTTGCTTACAACGCGGGCAGTTCTTTGGCTCATTGACCTTGTCATACAATGCTGCTTGCATTTGTATGTGTAGATCACCGAGGAACCCACGGAGCTCCATGTCCGCAGTCATCTCAGCATCTTCCATGTCAGCTTCTATAACCTCTAGAAGATAACGCAATTGTTTCTCACTCAGATTCATTATTATCCTTTACTTGGTACCACATCATCTTGCCTACTTGGCTACCCAACTCACTATAAACTAACTGGCGAGCTGTTTTCTCAGCATCTTCCTGAGTCTCTGCTTCCAACACTACGGTTAACCCGCATGTTACTTCATATACTTTCATAGTTCTTCCTCCATCATATCGATTACTTCATTGAGTTGGTCACAACGATCTAGTAATTTCTCAATCACTAGCATAGCTTCCATCATGTTTGTTGGCAGTGTCATACCATAATCACTTAATTGTATTTTAGACATACTTCATTCCTTTCTCTCGCTTGCGTTTAGATATGCGTCGTTCTTTGGGAGCCTGACCCCCATAGATACCATCCTTAATGCTGTTATCTAATGCATAGTCAAGACATTGTTTCTTAATTATACAAGCATTGCATATTTCCCTAACTGCTTTCATGTTTGCAATAGCAGTAGGACCTTTCTCGATAAAGAACATGTTTACATCTTTACCTCGACAGTTGGCTTGCTCACGCCATTCTTCACTCATACTTGCTCCTTAATTTCCATAGATACTTACAAACTCATCGAATGTAAGTTCAGGGCCGGAATGTCCATTGTCTACAACAGTAATTGTGCTGTCGTTATAATCAACACGTACTAAACGCCATGTGTCACCACGCTCACCAAGGCTAATACCATAGCCAGTTTCTTCCATGACTTCATCTTTGATCATCTGTGAGAAGATAATGCGGTTGAGGTACTCGTCGTCATCCCAACGACTACGACCCCTGTCCAAAGCTTTGGCTACAACCCAAGGCAATCCTTCAGCGCCCCAATGCGTATACAGAAAGATACTACCTTCTGACATAACTAGCTCTACTTGTCCACGGTCACCCATGTTCTTACTACCTTTCTTGTTTGTTTACTGCGTGTTAGCTATTTGCTAACGTTTCTACCACGAACTGCGGTAGTAGACATCAACCCCATGCCTAATAGCATCACGGGCAATTTCAATAACTGCTAAATCTTGTTCCTTGTACTCATCACTAGAGTCATCACCAAAGAAGAACCCTGTTGTTGGTGGCAATTCACCTAATTTAACTGCCATCTCTAGTTGGTCAAGGTCACCCATGTTCAACCTTATATACTGGTTGTTGAACATACGTTTCTTATTAAGAGATGCAGCAGCAGAGATGTACTGTTGTTCAAGGATTAATTGTTGCATTTGATCTTCCATTGTTGCTTTCTCAAGCAGTTCAGGAGTAGCCTTATCCTTATCAACCTCACCAACAACCTTAGCAACTACAGAGTCAGGGAAATCTGTCTGACCTTTATAGCCTTGAGCATCAGCCTTGATATTGAATAGTTTCTCCATCCAACCTTCAAGGTTAGGATGCTTACGCCAAGTGCAGATACCAAGGTAACCAGCTTCTGGTGATACATCAAAATCGGTGTTATCAGGGTGCGCCTGCACACCGTATAGGTACTGGTCAAGTCCCATAATGTTTACTTACTTTCTTCTGGTCGAGGGCAATCCCCAAACCAATCATCCATGTCGTCTACAAAGCTACAAAGACAGTTGTCTGCTATGTCTCGTGATTCGTAGTCGGCATGGCTCGCGGGTATATCCCACTCTCCGACAACATTTAACGTGTTGCCATCGTAATTAAGTTCACCACCCCATCCTTGTTCTTCTTCATAAAACCAATCAAACGTAACTTTTAGTTTAAGTTCTTCGATCTTATTAGCAAGTGCTTCAATGATTTTATCTGGTGGTGACCAAGCAGTATTAAAGTTGTAAGTAATACTGTTTAAATCGTCATCGATATCATCCATATCAAATGTATCTGATTGCTCAACATTATAAGCGTTCCACTTGGTACCCCAGTTGCGGATATTCCAATCGTACCAATGATTAGTAGAATGAAGCAATCTATCTTTAAAGTCTTCATACTTAGGTTCTACACCATAGTATTCATCCCATACAGATTTATCTGGTGCTATTAAACTGTAAAAATTAAAGGATGAAATACTATTATCACCATTAATGTGTTGGCATTCATGAGGCATGTTAAGCAGCAACTTTAATTTTGTAAGGTCTCTAAAGTTGCCAGTTAATGTTACTGTGTTATATACATGATTGGGCATGCATATTCCTTTCTTACTCGGTTACAATCTCAATTACGTCATCACCCGCAATTGCTTTCTTCATAACATCGTTGGCTCGTTTAAGAACCATAGCAGCCTTATCAAACGTAAGACCAAGCGTGTGGCCTTTGTTGTCAACACCACCAGTGATGATAATGTCACCAACAATAAGATCAGTCATACCATATGAGTCAACCCATAGAGCAGAACCAAACGCATTGATTTCTGGTTCATTAACCAACTTACCTTCATCGTCAATCCACATGTCGACATCCAATGATGGCAGGTGAATGCATTGGATTGTACCTCCTCCAATGGCTGCCTTAATTGTCTCATATGATTTAGACTCATCAAAGTCAACAACATCAAGGTTGTTGTCTGAGGTAACGGTAATTGCATACTTCATTTTGTGTCCTAACTGTTTGTGGGTTTAATGGAGCAGTTTCACCACATGCCCCAGGTGGTTACTACATTACTACTGAGGCCAACCGATTTGAATTTCCTTACCATTGATAACAATGGTCTTAGGCTGCTGAACAACTACAGGTTCAACAACCTCAGGTTCCTTAGCTGCCTCATCAGTCATACTAGACGCCTGAGCAATAATGTTAATCATCTCTTGAACATCATCTCTTGTTGGCGTCGTTGGCCAACTAGGTGTTGATACAACTGGAACAGTTGCAACTGCTGGAGTGATAGCAGTTAATGGTGGTGGAGTAGCAGGCGGAGTGTATCCCATCTTGCCTACTCGCACACTGCTAGTGTTGCTAGCGTTAGGCATCCATACCTCTGCACGGCCATCGTCAACACACCTAGCAAGCATGCTTTCCAAGAACCATTTACGCGCTTCAGTCTGTGTGTCAAAGCATTCACGCACCGTATTAACTAGGTGCTCAATGGTTGCCTTAGCGATCTCAGGCGTTTCAAATGTCAGGGCGGCGAATGTATGATTAGCTCGACCCTTTGGATGCCATGATTTTCGTATCTCAACTTTGCATGGTACCTTGTTACTCACCGTGAAAGCGTAGTCAATCACGTCACGGGTGCGGTTGGAGTTCCAACCACGACCGTCCTTTTTCTTAAGCCAAACCATGTCTTTTGACACAGATTACCTTCCTACTTGACCTGTTAATAATAGCAGGCGGTCAATTCTGCCTACGCTACTTGCGTATTAATACTCACCATCTTTAATTGCTTTGAGCAATACATGTGTGTATGACCATGCTTCCTGGTCTTGCATTGCAAGCAAAAGCATCTCAATATGCGTAAGCATATCAATTACTTCTTGACGTGGTATATCACTCATACATTCTCCTTACTTGGGGTGCAGTCACCATTCTCAATGAGCGCCATTGCCATACGACCGTAATGCCCTTGCAAACGCCAGGCCATACCGTTATTAATAAGCTCTTGGAACAGCTCAATGATTTCTAGTCCATTGAGTTCATCCTGCTCATAAGCAATAATTTTACTAGTTAAATCAATCATTCGGTCTCCCAACCATACTCACGTAATACTTTCTTTTGTAAATCTTTATGCATTACTTCATTCATACTTTTAAACTCTTGCTCATTGTTTGGTAGTTGTGATATAAAATCAATATCAAACACACCTGCCAAGTTATTGGTAAACACAACAAGGTTATTAAGGATCTCGTTGCTTGCATTAATAGCAAGAGGAATAGACTGTTTATATGCATCTGATTCAATAAATGATTTAAACTGCTCAGGAATTTCACCTAGTAACTCTTGCCTGTGTACCTCAAGAGTTGTGTTGACAGTAAAGAATACTTTAACAAGGTCAACTAGCTTTAGTAGTTCTTCCTTGATAATAGCAAGCTTTACTTCATCTGACAATTGGATTTCATTATCCATGATATTCTTTCTGACCTTGTTGTTTTACCTGATAAGCGGTCAATTATCAGATTGGGTAACCAGCATGGATTGAACTTGGCAAAGAAGTTCTTTGTTCTGGTAAAGGAGCATCTTTATAGTCATTTAATTGTTTAATAAACCATTCTTCTCCTTCTTTAATAGTATCAAACATAATAGTTGAAGCATATAATAAAGAATCTAAAAAAGATTTTGCAACATAACTGCTTCTAAATTCTTTTCTCATAACAACAACGTTAGCTACTTTCTTACCTTCAGCACATTTTCTGACTATAAGAACAGCGTTCTTATTGATAATGCCACCATGCTGACCAGCTTTTAAAGTAAAAGATAAATCTACTTGGTGTGAATACCAACGGTGATTTGGTTTGGTCCTTGCTGTCCAAATCAAATCATCATACGCATAAGAACGTCTCCATTGTAATTGTCTACCTACCATCATTCTCCTTGGGTACAAACATATTGATTGCTTCTTCAATTGCTCGCTTAGCTATTTGCTTATTAACTTCTCCATTCTCTGAATCAATAGCCATCATCATGCCATCCATGTCATTGGCTAATCCCTGAAGTAACTCTTCAAACTTTTTGTGAAACAACTTTGATTGTTCAGGGTCATCAAACGTAATGTTAATTTGCAAGTTAGGTCCTTGTTGGTTGCATTCAATCTGCATAATACTTCTTTCTTACTAGTGGATTAGGTGGGCCCGTTGGACGTTCGGGTGGAGCCCATACCCTACACACCGTAACCTCGGTGTCTCAGTCCAGCTCAGTGCTGGCAACCCCGTCTATTCAATAGGCTTCAGGTTACCTACATAAGCTTCCCCTTATGTTGAGTCCGTGTCTGCATCACATCGCGCATATGCTGTCCATGCAGACACAAGAAAGGGGGACAGTTTAACCACATGTCCCAGGTGGTTTGAGCGTCTTCACCGGTACTCGCGCTCACTAGCACAATGGTTCCTATCTCTACCTACCAATAAGTATAGATTCTCACGCTCCTCTGCGTGTGTTCTTTAAGGCATCCACTAATCTCCTGCACCGGCTTCCCCCATGTGCTGAGTGTGTTAACTTATAATCTCGTAGGATCATATTCCGGTACATCATAAGCTAACAACAGTTCCCGTACACACAATAAAGCATGTACGGGATCGCCAGTTAAGCTAGCGCAGCTACCACTTTAAAGCCGGTGGCCATGGCATAAGTGGACAGGTTTAAGGAGAGCCTCCGATCCTATGCACACTTCCTTATGCACTAAGCATTCTTTAACGCAGTTTTTGATCTGCGAGTACATAGTTCTCTGACCATAGCACCATCCAAGCAACCATACTCCGTATCAATGGCCTAGCAGCCCCGTCTTTTCAAGAGGTACGGCTGTCTCCGGATAGGGTTTTGACGATAACCCTCCACATCGTCTTACTACTAACTACGCTTGTGAGAAACGCGTGAAGTTAGTCGTTAGAGCTAGTGCCCAATACTGCGCGGGCATTGTTGATCATGTCGTCGTAGCTAGGCATTGAAGACAAGTCAATGCCCATAGGCTTAAGCGCATTAGTAATCTCTTCGATTACATAAAGCAAGTTCAAGCCAAGCTTTCGATAACCTTCTGCTTCAGTCATGTTACTCACCTTCTTTCTCGAGCCAGTGGTCCTGGTGACCACAGCCATCCTTGGTGCCATCACACTCAGGGTGGTGCTCATTGTGGATAGCAAACGGCGCACCAAGAACCTTGATGGCTTCCTTCTGCATCATGTCATACAGAATGTTGACCTGGTTAAGCGCAAGGCGCAGACCCAGAGGGAACACAACGGAGAGCTTCTCCAAGTCTTCCTTGGATACCTCATCCTCGGTAAGGATGTTGGCTACACCAATGAAAGGCTGAAGCACAGTACCCATCTTGGTACCCCAATCCTTGATGGCATTGAGGAACTCTGCGTGAGCAACACGTGCAAGTGTTGCATCGTCAAGTGCAATGTCACCGAAGTTAAAGTCTTCCATGATATCTCCTTGTTGTTTATTGTTGCACCTATTTGGTGCATCTGGGTGTAGCCACACCTCATACGTGTGTGACTACACCCAGGCACTTGGGTATCTAGTTACCCAAAGACTTCGTGCTACAGACGACCAAGAAGCGCCTTGCGGATAGGACCGGCAGGCTTGTTGATAAGCTTACCAGCCTTGAACATCTTGACCGCTTCCTCGACGGAAGGGATCATGATGATCTTGTGCTTCTTGACCAGCTGAGCGCACTGGAGGATAATGTCGTCGTTCTGACCGCCACCGTCAGAGGTGACTTCACCATCTGAGACCCAGACGATTGGCTCGTTGGGGTGACGGTTCTTGATACCCCACACCAGAGCAGGACCGTCGACGCCGTTGCCAGCACCACCGATATTTGGGATCTCACGTACACGCCAGCCACGTTTGGCGAGGAGCCACGCATTGGCAGAGGTGTAGTGAGTCTGACTGTATGCGAGGATGGTCGCAGCAGGCGCTGCCTCGACAATCGCTTCGATGTCTTGCTGTGACAGAGACATAGAACCTGAGATGTCGACGATGACCATGCCACCCTTGACGCGTACCTTATTGGTAAAGATACGACGCTCGGGGTCAGTGTACCAACGGCTAACGTTGCCGAGCTTACGACCGACCAAGGCAGGCTTGCGCTTACGATTCATGAACCCCTCGACCTGGACAGACAGTGGAAGCGTGTCGTCAATGACAAGCTCCGCAAAGTCTCCATCCTCGTCGTGTGGGAACTCGTAGTCGTCAGGCAAGTCGTCCTCGAGTGGAGTCTGGTCAGGGTCAAGACGGTTAGCATCTTGCTCCGCCTGACCATACTCCTCAAGGATCTTGTCTTCCTCCTCCTGGCGCTGTTGGGCAACGCTGCTAGGAGAACGCCTACCGTTGGCATAGTTGGCAATCTCAGAGGCTGCAACAAGAGTGTTGTTGTAACCCCTCGGACCCACTACGTCGCTGCTGTAGTGGTATGGCATGGTAGAGCCAAGGTCACCCGGTGTACCGTCAAAGATACTAGTGAGACGACCAGCAAGCTTACGCAGCATGTCGCTCCAATCTGGGTTCACAGAGCGTACGCCAGCAGCAAACGAATCGAATGCTGACTTGTTGGCGTAGTTACGCACGGTGAATTCAACTGCATCTTCCCAGTCGTTAGGGCTGCCAGCAGTTGCCATACGGATACCTGACTTCTTCTCCGCACCGGTGGAGTCAAGCTCAAGACCCTTGATCTTGGCAAAAGGCTCAGTAACAGCGTTGATACGAGCCTCCTCCGCAAGATTGAGAAGAGCCCTGGTGACACCATTGTGCTTGTAAGACTCAGCCACTACCTTGGCAACCTCCTCAGTCTGAAGACCGACGCGGGCGCGGATGAGCTCACGCAGCTGCGTACGACGGGACCAGTCGTCCCCCCGAAGGGGGACGGCCAGTACCTTCGCAGCCCAGTCGACACCTACACCCATCTGGCCCGTAGTGGGCTCGACAGTCCAGGTAGTCGTCTCGGCTATGTCGTCACGGAACGCAGTGATTGCCCCTACAAGGGGCTTCTGCTCGTCAGCCATTACAGCGACACTTCCGTGCTAAGGGTGCCGATACGGATGGCGTCGATGATGGGCTCAGCCATCTTACCGAACACCAGCTTGGCAGCACGCTCAGTGGTGAACAGAGGGCTGTTACGCAGCGTCTGGAATTCCTTCCAGGCACGGAGCGAAGCACGCTCACCGGGACGACCAGCGACGATGGTGGCAGCCAGCATGCGCAACTCTGGCGGCAATGCAGAGACCAACGCAGCTGGGTGAGCAGCGTCAATCTTGATTGCAACCGGGAAGCGGTCACGCAGCGGACCCTCAATCTCGTTGGGGTCCTCGAAGTTGGTGGTCATGATGGCAGAGAAGCCCTCACGCGGTAAGTGAACCTCACCGGTGTAAGGGTTCTTCCAGACCGCCGACTCCGGGCTGTCAAGGAACTTCATCAGCGTGGTGACAACGTCACCGCTGGCACGGTTGATCTCGTCAACAACGAGACGACCGCCAACAGTACCGTCACCATCCCAGGTGATTGGCCCGATGCCCTTGACGTAGTTGAAACCACCACGCTCGTTGGGAAGCATAGAACCAACGATGTCAGCGTTGGTCATGTCCTCGGAGCAGAGGAGGGTCTCGAACCCAGCTGCATTGATGTGCAGGGTCTGGGCTGAATACGTCTTGCCAGTGCCGGGGGGACCGTAGAGGATGACACGCTTGCAACCTGCAGCGAGCACATCGTTAAGGTCAATGAAGCACTGGGGAATCGGGATTCCCTCGATGAATTCAGTGGTCATAATATGTTTCTCCCTGTGTTTAACGGTGCTTGGGAACACCGGGCACATACCTGGGTTGGTATGTGAACCGTACTGCAGGTGGGAATTGAACCCACAACCTACCTGGTTAACCAGGTTGCTCTACCATTGAGCTACTGCAGTGACCTACTACTTGGCTATAGCCTGGATCAGCATGGCCTTCGACTTGTTGTCGAATGAGATGGTTGCTGTCTTGTAACCACGCTTGATAGCTTCACGGTACATTCGAGTACGCATGTTGTCATGTCCGAACTTCTTGAATGGAATCAACGATTCAAGGTCGGAGTACGGGACAACATGGGTCTGACCGTCAAGGATGGCGTCGAGCCACACCTTGTGCTGCTTCCAACGGATGTGCGTTGCTGCACGCATTGGCTTCTTGTGAGTAGCCTTGACTGCGTTGACTGCCTTGACAATCTCGTCAACAGCAATCGCCCGTGGAGCTGGTGTTGGTGCGGGAGTCTCGTTGTGACTGCTCGTCTTGAATGATTCGATGAGCTCGATCACCTTGATAACTTCACCGCGAGTGGCAGGACGCTCAAGTACCGTGTCAGTTGCAGCCAACACGCTCTTGATTGTCTCACTCATCTTGTTAACGCTCATGGATTTCTCCTTGATGTTTGCCCTTACTGGTTTACTACAGAGTAGCAGGGGTGATGACTACTCCGATGCACACACGAATAGCCATGATACTCGTGTGTACATCGCAGTAGCCGGGCAATACAACACCCGGCCCTGCTTGTTGCTAACTACAAGAACTCGACGGGGTCACGGTCCTCAAAGATTGCTTCGAGGTCAGCGTACGTATAGTCCTCAGGGTTCTCCTGATAACGCTTGAGTGCAGCCTCAATGCGTTCATCCTGGTTACTATCTCCGTCATCTTCCTCGTCATCGGAAATGTTCTCGAAGATAGGAACAGCCCAGTCAGGAACCCATACTTCGTCCTGACCATAAGCAATTGATTCCTTAGTTGCTTCGTGCAAGCACTCTAGAAGCGCCCTCTGGACATTGTTCCAACGTTCAGCAAGTTCCTTACTGATCGGTGGGTTGTCAACTGGTTCACTCATTGCACCCTCCTTAGGTGAGTGGGCCCGTTTCGGTGGAACCCATACCGCCTGTGTTGTTACAGGTTGCAAACGTACTCGTCTGCACTCCACTCGGGAGTAAAGCCGTTGTTACGTTTGTAATACCACATCGCTACCTTTGACTGTTCATCACCGGTAGCCTGTGAAGCTAACGCTGGTAAACCAGGTATGTTCGCCCGTGCGTAGTCCCAAATGTATGGGACGAACTGATACCAACCAGCAGCACCACTGTGTATCTCAACAGAGTGCAGATGGTTACGGCTCTCCTGATAACGAATGCAGTCAAACTTTTCTTGCACTGTCATCGGCAATCGCCGCAACGGGTCAGTTGCATCGGGCCATGTGGCTGTTGGATCGCTGGATTCAGTGTTCCATCGCTGTAAAGGTCGAGCTACCACATGTGGTTGGCTCATCACATACGCTTGAAGATTTAGCGGTGTGACATCCTGCACCTGAAATGCTGGGGCAGGTAACCTTGGTGTCACAAAACTAACAACGCGTTGGGTATGACCCGCAGCGTGTACGTTATTGATGTAGACACCTACAACAATAAAAGCACTGGATAACAGCAAACTTGTCAGTTTACGCATGTACCCTGTACCTTTCATGTTAGTTGGTGGGATTCTGTGCTGGCTCCCACCGGGCCAGTTTACATCACGTGCGTGAGATATGTGTGGAGTTAGGTTCCACACACAGGGGCGGGGCTATGCCCACTCCTGTTTCTCACCCACGTAACGAGCATAGATGGTGTGAGTACCGTCTTCCATACGTCGTGATGTCACCTGGTAGGGCAACAGCTTACGGTTGATACCCTTCAATGCTTTGATGTTGATTCCACAAAGAGTGCAAAGCACAGTGGGGCTGGTAGGTGATTTGAGTTGAGTTGAGTACTCGAACCAGACACCTGGGTTGCTCATGAGCACCTCACGACGCTCTTGAGCATTGTTGCGTGAACCACGCTTGATTGGGCCGGGCGCAGCCTGCTTCATTGTAATGGCCATGATAACTCCTTATCAGTTGGCAATCTGTAGCTTACTTAGCTACGTTCTCAACCCCACCACTCACTATGGAGTGGTGAGGCCTTTGAGAATTGTTATTCGGCGTCACCGTCTTCTAACATCTGTGCCCAGATGCCAAACATCTCGTCGACGTCCTGTCCGATGGGCCGCTTGTACGCCTTGATGCGATCGAGAATCTCTCTCGAACGCCCCATGGCTTGATCCATTATCTCGTCGCTGAATGGAAGTTCGCTATCCATTGATTTGATTGCTTCGTTCATGGCAGACATCGTTGTCTCAAACGTACCCAGGATTGTACGAATATCTTCATCCGTAAATCCTGCGTCAATTAAACGTTGGGTGTTAAGCATGTTGTCTCTCCTGTATTGCTTTGATGTCACCCCAGCCGTAAAGGTCTGGGTGGTACAGTGCTTGTCCTTGATTGAACATCACATGTTTGAATGACATCCCAATCTTGCCCGGTATGTCCTGACAAGTCGGAAGTTGTATGATGTCGAGGTTAAGTTGCTCCTCGCGTACCACACGCTTGAGATTGTGTAAGTAGCCCATAACAATCTCAAGAGGATTACTTACAGCGCAGACATTCAGTGCTGGAATGTCCTGCTTGAGAACTGGTAGGTTGTGCTCCATAACCCAGGTACCACCTGAGTCTGCAGCCTTCAGCATGATTGCTGTGTAGACGTCCCAGCAGTCGATGATTGCTAGATGGAAGTGGTACAGCTTGTCGAACCGGTACTTGAAACAAGTTGGTTCGAGCATGTCTGTGCCCTCTTCCATGGATATGTCATGTATAGTTAATTCATCACTCATGGCGTGACTCTTTCTTACTAAATGTGTAGCTATTTGCTACGGGTACTGCTTTTGTTACTGCACCTTGCGCTTTGAGATACGCACTAAATGCGCTTCTTGACCCATCTTCTCACCGTCGATGATGTCATACTCGATGAATGAAGCGACGTAGTCACCATCTTCATCAAGATCCCACCCCCTGCTAATGGGCAAGACTTCCTTGCCGGGCCGGGGGGTTGAGTACCACTTCTCCACCGCAATTTGGGCATCCTTCAATTCCTTGAATAGACCAAACCAATGGATGGACAAGATATTGATACCCTGTTCGTGAGCGTGGGCGCTAACCGTTGTTTCTACTGCCCATACCTTCATCAGCATTCCTCCTGTTCAATTGTTTCATCATCAGTGCAACAACAAGGCGTTATCGTACCATCTTCAAGCTTGTAGTACTCACAGTCACAATAACTGCAGTAATGTTTTTCTACAGCATCAGGATATGGATGAAATGGTTCTTTCTCATCTGGCATTGACAAACCACCGAACGAATCCGGGGCACTGCTTGGTTTTACTACTTCCACAGGGATCTCCTTGTGTTTGTTTACTGCTACCCTACTTGGGTATTGTTACTTCTTCCATTGTATTTCTCCTTGTTTGTTTGAGGTGGGTTAGTCCTCGTTTGACCCATGAGACCCACGAACAAATGTTCC